GGAACAACCCATACTTGGACTGAGACTGGACCTGAAGATACTAACACTGGCGGCCCGCAAGACCATAGTTTATCCGTTGCCGTTTCGTGGCACTCCCATGCGCCCGGGAATACTCTTCCAACATATAGAGCAATTTATACGCTTGGTCAGCTTTCAGCTTATCCGACAGATAATTACAGGTTAGAGACACAGTTTTGGTCGGTTGGTGATAATGAATATAAAGCAAGTGGAGCCTATAATAACGTAACTTCTCAAACCGTTTACGGATGGGCAACCGCTTATACTCCCGGCAATCCCGGAAACAACAGAGCAAGGTATAGACATCTTAATGACTCTAGCAGCACATGGTCTAAATGGGTATATTATTCATCTAATGGTATAACAGCCCCAACACCTACTCCAACGCCCACTCCAACGCCAACTCCAACCCCAACACCCACGCCAACACCTAACCCTTCAGACCCAGCTGTAACAGATCCGGGTACAACAGACACTTATTCAGGAGGAGGAACTATTTCGGGCAACCAAGACATAGGGCACAGCATGTCGGTGCGTGTTTTTTGGTTTAACTCCAATATGAACAGGGCCGAGTTCACGCTTGGAGTTTTACAAAATAATACTGCCGGAGGAGAATATACGATAGATGTCGAGCATTGGGATCCAGCCACTTCTAGTTACCAAGGGGGTCTTCAAGCAACCGATTATGGAACATCTCCCTTTGGGTGGACAGCCGCCGTTTCGGGACCGTCTCGTGCAAGGTACAGAAATGCATCAACAGGCCCTTCGCCATATACTTGGTCTGACTGGGTTTACTACGATGTGCCAGCAGGAATAACACCCACCCCAACACCTACTCCAACGCCCACTCCAACGCCAGCTCCGAGCACTCCAACGCCTACGCCTACCCCAGCTCCGAGCACTCCAACGCCTACGCCTACCCCAGCTCCGTCGATGACTTTTAGGTATATAGAAAGTCCTGATGGCTACTATTCATACCCTTTATTTGCAACTAAAGCTGAAGCAGATTACTATGAAAACCAAGTAGGCAACCCTAATTCTGGAGGCTCGCATACGCACACTTATAACGACGATCCGTCTGGAGCCACTTGGCATATGCCAAATACAGCACACCAAATGGATCATGGCTTAACTCCAGTTCAAGATGGAATAACAACATTTTTAGGAAATGCAATTACTTGGATCGAAATTCCTTCACTAACAAACGCTCAATGGCCACCTGTAAATGCGAGAAAGACTACAGAACCTTCTGACCCGAGCTCAATAACATATTCTTTTTCTGCGGTCTCTAATGATTGCGTTGATACAGATAGAGAGCAATTAAACTTTACCGTCGATGGTGGCCTTTCAGCCGATTTCATTCTCGGAGTTGTATGGGGCGAAACAGACGAAGGCACGGCAGATTACGGAGAATGGGATGATGTCTCATTTTTTGATAGTGCTGGCTCTTTTCCTGTTGCGGGTAGATGGGTTGAGACTGCAGGTCAAATTTTTACATATCAAGCGCATGGGCTTGCAGCTGATACAACTTATTTCTGGAGAACTATTTTAATTATTGATGGTTCGACATACTGGTCTCCTTCTCAAACTTTTACAAAATCAGATTGCCCATGGATGCCTACTTATTTTATTGGAAGAGATTCTAATGGCAATTGGAAGGAGATGTCATCAGATATAATTATAAAAGAAGACGGATCATTTATTGTTCAAAATGGCTTGTTTGTTGTGGGAGATAATAACGAATACTATGATCTACCTAGTTTCATTAAAAACACTTCAAAGACAATTCAAGACCACTCCCTTAGTTTATCATCTCTCGAGACACAATCTATTTTACCTAGGATGACAACGGCTCAAATGAATAACATGCAAAATGCCACTAATGGAGAAATGATCTATAATACCACTGACAACAAATTTTACGGACGAGCAAACGGAAGCTGGGTAGCGCTGCACTAAAAGCTTGCCTGCAGAGATTCCATTTCCACTAAAAAAGTCTTGACATTACAGAAATTATAGTTTATAATTGAGCGTAACTTAATTATAATTATGCTTTCAATATATAAACCAAACAAAAGTAACACGGGCTGCGCGTTTCAATTCCAAATAGGTAGAGACAAAAAAAACGAAGAGCACATTCTTTTTATAAGTGCCATCCTACAGTCAGGATGGGATCAAAAGGCTCGAGTTGGATCATTTAAAGGCAATGCTGGCAATCCAGAAAAGTCTATCAATGTAAAGCTTGGAGAATTTGAGCTGGGTGCAATCAAAAGTTCTATAAAAAATAGACAGCCCTATTCGACCTTCCATCAACACGAGTCAAATCAAACCACAATTCGCTTTACTCCTTGGGATAAACCGTCCAAGATATCAATCCTAAATCCCAAGACAAAAAAACTAGAAGAACAAAGTTTAGTTCTCCCTGCATTTGGCCTGACCATAACCAGACATGGAAATAATTCCTTTAGAATAGGTCTTGAGCCGGGAGAAGTGGAAGCCTTAAGCGCGCTCATTGACTTTTATTTTAGCAAGCTTTACGACCAAAGACTCCGCAAGCAAATTAAAGACTTAAAAAGAAGAAAAGACGAGAGAGAAGAATCCTAGTCTATATGAGAAAGAAAAAAATTCTCTTCCACTCCAATCACAGTAAGGTATTTACTGGCTTCGGCAAGAACGCAAAAAACATTTTAAAGCATTTATTTAATACCGAAAAGTACGAAATAGTAGAAGCTGCAAATGGATTTGCATATGGAGAGCCCTCTTTAGAGCTGATGCCTTGGGAGGCCATCGGCACTCTCCCTAACAACCCAGCGCAGCGAGCGCAAATTAACAAAGATCCCGGCCTAGCAAAACGAGCGGCTTATGGATCAGAAATGATAGATCAAATAATAAAAGAAGTAAAGCCTGACATTTACATCGGGGCTGAAGATATTTGGGCGTTTGATGGTTATTGGGATAGAAAGTGGTGGAATAAATTAAGCTGCATGATCTGGACTACATTAGACAGTTCTCCTATTTTACCCATGGCGGTCAATGCAGCCCCTAAAATCAGTAATTTTTATACATGGGCTTCATTTGCGTCTAATGAATTAAATAGCCTAGGACACTCCCACGTTAAAACCCTTCATGGAAGCATCGAGACCGACCACTTTTTTAAAATTAAAAATTCTGAGAGAGAAATATTAAGAAATAAATTTAATTTAAATAATAATAAATTTGTTATTGGGTATGTTTTTAGGAATCAGCTTCGCAAAAGCGTCCCCAATCTACTGGAAGGTTTTAAAAATTTCTGCGAAGAAAACAAGTCTGCAGATGCAGTACTACTTCTTCACACTCATTGGTCTGAGGGCTGGGAAATTCCAAGGCTAATTAAAGAGTTTGGCATTCCAGAAGAAAGAGTCTTAACAACTTATTTATGTAATAAATGTAAAAGATTTGAAATAAAACCTTTTTCTGGGCAAGATAAGGACTGTCCCTACTGTAAGTCTAAAAAAACTCAGCAAACATCAAATGTCAAGTGTGGAGTTTCGGAAGATCAATTAAATCAAATATATAATTTGATGGATGTATACTGTCATCCTTTTACTTCTGGTGGTCAAGAAATTCCAATTCAAGAAGCAAAACTTTGTGAGCTTATAACTTTGGTTACGGACTATAGCTGTGGCACAGATTCAGTTGGTGAAGGCTCCGGAGGTATGGCCCTCAATTGGTCACCATACAGAGAGCCCGGCACGCAATTTATAAAAGCAACGACAGACCACATAGACATATCAAGAAAGCTGACTCAAGTTTTTCAGATGTCAAAAAAAGATAAGTCTAAAATGGGTAAAGAAGCTAGAAAATTTGTACTAGAACGCTATGATACAAAAGTTATAGGCGCTAAGTTAGAAAAAATTATAGATGAATTACCATTTTGTGATTGGGATTTTGATTTTTCTGAGAAAAAACGCAATCCAGACTACATTCCACCAGACATAGAAGATGACGCCGAGTGGCTCTTCGATCTTTACAAAAACATTTTAAATGCCGATGTCGATGCTAGTGACGAAGGGCATAAGTACTGGATGTCTCAGTTTTCTGCAGGAAAAGACAGAAAAACAATACTTTCTTACTTTAAAAAAATTGCAGCAAAAGAAAACCAAGACAATTTTGGAAAAAAAGATCTTTCTGATTTTCTAGATGATGACGAGGGGAAGAGAATAGCTTTTGTTATGCCTGAGAGCGCTGGAGATGTCTTTATGTCTACTTCTCTTTTAGGCAGAATTAAAAACTTATACCCAGATCACAACATTTATTTTTTCACTAAACCTCAATTCATTTCTTTGTTAGATGGAAATCCTTATATTCATAAAGTAATCCCTTATTCTGAATCCTGCGAGCAGCTTCTTTTCCTTGAAGGCGCGGGAGCGCACAAAGGTTTTTTTGAGGTAGCTTACTTACCCCACATAGGCACTCAAAGACAACTGAACTATTTGCATAATGGCAAAGACAAAATAGAGCTCGAATTAGAATGCACATCTTAGAACAGTATGCCTTGAGTTGCGGCCTAAAAATAGGTAAACCGCATATAGAAACACTTTTTTATCCAACTGGTGTTGATAAGTATATTACAATTCACAATAGTGCAAAGTTTGAATCTAGGAACTATGACTATTTTGGTGATGCAGTCTCCTCTATGCTGCCTTTTTTAAAGGAAGAAGGGATTTCTATTTTTCAAGTTGGAATGAAAGACGATCCGCTAGTTCCTTATTGCAAGGACTTGAGAGGAAAAACAAATCTAAAGCAACTTGCGTATGTTCTTTCAAAAAGCTCATTGCATATTGGTATAGATAGCCTACCAATACACCTTGCCTCCCACTTTAAAGTTCCTATCGTAGGGCTTTATTCCAATATGTACAAACAACACTCTGCGCCCTATTGGAGAGACGACTCAACTACAGTCTTGCTGGAAAGTGACAGGAAGGGCTTAAAACCGAGCTATTCAAATAATGAATCACCTAAAACGATCAACATGATTTGCCCAGACGACATTGCGTCCGAAGGTTTAAATTTATTAAACATAAATCATAACTTAAATGATTTAGATTGTTTTTATGTAGGCTCTAATTTTGGCAAAGTTAGCATTGACGTTATCCCAAATTTTTTACCTAATGCACATTTTTCTGGCTCTGAACTCCGCGTCAGAATGGACAAGCATCACAGCTCAAATAATTTAGCTTCTTGGTTGAGTTACTGTAAATGTGATATTATTGCGAAAGAACAGATAGATCTTGCAACAATTTTTCCTTTTAAAAATAATATTAAAAAAATTATTTTTATTATATCTGGGCAGCAAGTTAAAATTCCAATAGATTACTTAAAGATTCTACAGACTGCCGGAATTCCATTCGAACTCAAGACTGAAGATGAAGATCTAATATCTTCCTATAGGATGCACTATTTTGACTGGCAAGTATTGTCTTTAGAAAAATATTCTAAAAAATGTGTTGACAAACCAGAGAAAATATGCGATACTACTCTCTTTAAAACATCGAGAGTTATATTCTCCAATCAAAATAAGTATGCAAGCGAAGCTCACCAAAAAGAAGAAATTCCAATGCCAGCCGCAGACTCAAGAGGTCTCAACGGAGGTATTGAAATACTAAATCAAGATTTATTTTGGGAGTGGGCTCCACATTATAAACTATTCAACATTAAATAAAATGGCAACAGCAAAAAAGAAAGCAGAGCCGTCGTTAAAACGCGGGAGAGATGAAAACGGACTAATTGTAGGAGTAGACCATGTTTTTCAAGAAGATGGGTTTATAGACTGGAGGGCAATGATAAAGCCAGAGCACCTATTTCCAAACAAAAGTTATTTTGAAACATATGACAAGCCGGTTCCCCAAAGTATTGAAGGGTTAAGTGATAATAAACTTCTAATTAAGCTTGGAGGGATTAAAGAACTCGCAAGGCTCAGAGGTTTTGACTCAGTGGAGTACAACTTTATAAAATGTGAACATGATCATGTAGCAGTTTCTTGTAAAATTCGCTTCATAGGTAATTATGAAACGGAAGGTAGTGCAGTGATTTTTGAAGACGCAGCAAATGCAACTTTAGATAACACAAGTTCTTTTGCCACCAAATTTTTAGAGACTATAGCTTGCAACAGAGCTTTTGTAAGATGTGTTAGAAACTTTTTAAATATTCACATTGTAGGGGTTGATGAAATAGATTCTTCTTCAAAGGATGCGCCCAAAGAATCCTCTAGGCCATCCTCTAAAGTAAACGATATCTCTCCATCTTCAATTCTATCTTCTCATGCGAAAGATAAGCTTGGCTGCAGTAGTTTTGAAGAATTCAAAGATGTGCTAAGAGAACTCTGGAAGAGCAATCGCTATAAGAATGATTTAATTCAAGATTGGCATTCCTTTGACGATATCCCTGCAAAAGAGGCGAGAATACTACTCACGCATATAAGCTCTTAAAGCTATGGAAGACAAACTTGGCCAAGAAAAAGCTGAAAATACTATGTAGTAAACAGGTAAATTAAAGTATTGCTGCATTGCCGTAGATATAAAAATACTTAACCAAAACCCAAAGCACAAAGAGCATGTTAGCATCTCCCCAAAAGCTCCCCAGTTTCGAAATACGTAGTCGTCAAAATCTTCTAAGGTTATAACTTGATGTTTTTTCTTTAAAACAAGGTATAACATTTCAAAAACTTTTATTTTTATAGAGCTCGAGTAAAAAGTAATTATTAAATTTATGGAGACGAGCAATCCCCACAAGTAAAACTCAAGAAAATCCTTCGTCACTTCTCGTTTAGTTTTTTAACTATTAACGCTTCAAACTTTGCCCTTAATCTTCTGGCTTTGCAGCCAGAACACCCCCCAGAATTTTTTTCTTTTATGTATTGATTCTTTAAATCGCATAACAAAGGATCTCCACAATCAGAATCATCATTTCCAAAAAATCTTGCATTAATTTCCTGTAAGCCCATACTTATGGTACACTTTTTTTCTTGACTTATCTTTAGAAATATTATATATTATATTCATTATGAGGAAAGTTATAAACAATAATGGGCCAAAAGCCCTAGAAGGGACAAAAACTTATCTAGTCGGGCATATGCAATATATAAGCGGTAGAGACTGGAGGGAAGATATTACCGAAGACTTAGAACCCCTAAACATTACATGCTTTAACCCCTATGACAAGCCTTTTATTAAAGATGTTGAAGAGGATGAGGCTACCAGACAAGAGATGGAAGTCTGGATGAAGACAAAGCAGTACGACAGAGTTACAGAGAGGATGAAGACAGTTAGAGCATATGATCTAAACTTAGTAGATCGAAGCGATTTTATCGTTGCCCATCTTGTTCCAGATGTTGCCTCGTGGGGTTCTGCGGAAGAAATCGTCACCGCAGTAAGAATGAAAAAACCTGTGTTTGTCAGCATGGAGGGTGGCAAAGCAAAAACCCCGCTTTGGATGCTAGGCATGTTCCCTCATAAATATATTTATAATAATGTTGACGAGATAGTCGATATGTTGTACGCTATACATAATGGAGAAAAAGATATTGATAGCGACAGATGGAGATTGCTTAGAAAAAAATATAGATAAGGAAAAAAATTATGGAATTATTATGGGTAGTAGGATCAATCGCAGTTGGAATTTATTGGCTTTGCACACATAGCTTCAAATGGTAATAGTAAGCAGCATAGATGAGCTTGATTATGTCCAAAGATTACAGGAACCCACTGAAGATCTTTTAAATAACCTCAGGGACGAGTTTATTTCTAAATTTGGAGTAGACTTTTTCTCTTCTGCTTTTACAATAATTATATTGTGCAATGATAATTTTTTTCATGTAATTAAAAACCCTTCGGGCAGACCTATACCATATGAACCTATTTCTAATTTATCAACTTTTGTTCAGTCATGAGCGCTGAAGAAGTTGAAGACGACGTATTGGAGCTTGATGATATCAAGCTCGTTAATGATATGGATTCAACTTGGGGCGTAAATTACGTTCTAGTAGAAATAAAAGGCAGAGAAAAGATTCTATCTCGTAAGATTTACGAAAACATTATTAAACAATTAAAAGATAATAAAAATGACTGAAGCATCATCGACAAAAGAAGCAGCAAGCGAAGAAAAAATCCTCGACGAGGATAAAGAAAAGCTTGTAGTGCCTATCGCCAATAACATCCTTAATAACGTTACTCTTTCTGCAGCTTTTCAAGTGCTAAGAGATCAGTCTATTGTGGCGGCGAGGGATAAAATCAATGAATCTTCTGACGAAGAGATTCGCGATCTCTTAAAGCAGTATGAAGAAGCGGGTAGCGAAGGCGCTTCCCCAGAAAGCTAAGTGAATGGCCCTCTAGATTTCTTTCAAGGAATCTATTGCATAACGCTTTCCGAGAATGGAAAGCAAAATGCTGAACTTGAGTGTCAAAAGCTAGGAATCTCTAGCAGGGTAGAGTTTTTTTCTCCCCCATCTTTTTCTGAGTTTGGGCTTGATGAAATATCTTCTTGTGAAGCGAAGATCTTTTACTCTTATAGACACCTCCTAGAGAAGGCTTACGGAGACGGCAAATCTAATGCCCTTGTTTTTTTAGATAGCACTAGTTTTATAAACCTATCTTCTATAACTGGAGGGTTAAATGACCTTTCTGAAAACTTTCGATTATCTCGAGGGAGCCATTGGGAAGCCATATTGCTCGGAACTTACCCCAAAGATAATTTAGTAAAAATTACTGATAATTTAGTTCACGTTATACGTGGCTGCTCAGTTTACTGCGCAGGATTTAACCATACTTTTATGTATCCTTTTATAGAAGGCGTTGGTTCAACGAAAGAGGATATAATAAAAACCATGAAACAGACAGGGGTAAGATTAAATTCCTTCGAGGATTGGATACAAAGGTATAAATTTGCCTTCAATCTGCTTTGCGTTAGTCCACTAGGTGCCTGTGTAAATCCTGACATGCATTACAAACAGTATCCATCAATTCAAGAGCAAAAAGAAACCTTCAACTTTTTTTGCGGTAGATCAATTCTTGAAAGTATTTAATTTTGATATCACTCCATTTAAAGAATATTCATCTATTTTATCTATTATTATATTTGCAACTCCTTCCTGTCCAGAGCCAATTCTTATCCCTTCCTGCTCCCCAAATCCTAAAATATCTCTAATAAAGTCCATGGCGCATCTTTTTCTTAACCACTCCCAATATAAATCTATATTTTCTTTATCACACTCAACTAATACATCAGCATCTAAGAATACATTAGCATAGAGAGTTAAATCCCTAAAGCAATAGACAGAGCTTGGAGGTTCGCTTAATGACCCTTCTATAAGTACAATCATTTTTATTATATACACATAATGTGGAATACAATTAACATTTTTGACGACGCAACGCAAAGCGATTCAATGATAATGTGGTTTGAAGATTGGGCTAAAGACCACTCTCGTCGCAAAGGTTTAGATTCGGGCGCTATAATGAAAGGCGCAACAGATTTAGAATCCCTAAACAGGCCAGAGAGAATATATTCTGGAGAGTTATTAAATAATATTATTTTTAATTTAATTAAAGATCGAGCGAAGCATTTGTTTGATCCAATTGTAGAAAAGATAAAAAGCATAGAATTTTGGATAAATTTTCAAACTGTAAATGCGCCTGCCCCAAATTTTAGATTAGACCTTGACGAGAAGACGTTGGCGTGGGACGATTTATGCAAGAATATTTCCAATCCAGATGGCGAACCAATGTTTAACAAGATCGATATAGCTTCTTCGCTTCCTTTATGGTCTTGTTGCGTCTTCATAACTCCCGATGAAGTTGTAGGCGGAGGGATATCTTTATGCGATTCTTTTGAATGCTTAAAAGATGGACACCCTACGGAACATACTATAAACATTCCACATAAATTCAATAGAGCAGTTTTTTTTGACTCTTCTTATCCATATTTAATTAACCCGCACCAAGGGTCAAGTATTAATGCTACCTTACATTTAAATTTTTGGGATAAAGAATTGATTAAATCATAAAATTGGTGTATTATACATATTATGTACGGACTAATAGGAACTAGCGAAATTCTTCTAGAAGAAGACTCCTCTAATGTTTTTCAAGGCATGACTCGTCGAGAGTTTGACGAGCTAGGAAGCGAAGGAGGCGATGCGGAGGCGCTTGCAAAGCTCGAAAGTGTTATAAATCATAATTTATCACTCACAAAAAAAATTATTTCTCATTGCGCAGAGTTAGGCATCGTAAACTACAGGCTCAGCAATTCAATTTTTTCGCTAGTTTCCGACCCGACTGTAAATATTTCGCTAGGAGATTTACCTTCCTATAACTCTATAGTTGATAAGATTAAAGATATTGGCAAAGGCGCCAAGAGCGTGGGGATATCATTATCAATTCATCCAGATGGATTTAACTCCTTGGCTAGCGAAGCTGAAGAAATATCTGAAAAAACCATTAAAGAGTTTAATTTTCATGCTTGGTTTCTGGATACTCTCGGCTGTCAACAAAATTTATCTTCGCCGATATGTATTGAGATTGGCGAACAGGTTGGCGTAAACGATAAAGGCGAGTATTATCATGATGACTTCATACAATTTGTAGATAGATTTTATTCTTCATTTAAAAAATTAGATAAAGGCGCTCAACGCAGGATTGCCCTTGATTGCGACGATCAAGGAACTTGGAACTGCTATAGATTATTTAAATATTTTCACGTTTATTGCTTGGAAGAACATGGACACGGCTTTGCATTGGTTTATGACAACCTTCATGATAAATGCAACCCCTCTGAGCTTATAGATAAAGCCTTAGATCAAGAAGTTAACATAGGGGCTTTTCATGAGACGTGGGGAGGAGTAATTCCTTTATTTCGCTGGAGCGAAGGGGTAGCAGGGACTGCAAAGCACGCAGACTATCTTTCTACTCCAATACCTACGTTTGATTATCAAATTAAATGGGAATGTGACGTAAGAAAAGGCGATCTCGCAATTGCAAAAATGCTAGAGCCAGAGCCAGAAGAAAAGCTAACAGAAGAAGAGCTTAGAAGGCTAACTAGGGAACGCTATAACGCAATCTATGACCAATGATACAGAGGATTTCAATATCCTATCTATAGATGTCGATTTTTGCAAAGACGAGCGCAGCCTGAGGGATATCATAAGGCTCTTTACAGGTATTATTTCCAAGCAATACGGCTCGACACATAAAGATCTGCCAAATATTTCCTTTTCTCAAACTCATTCCGATATACTATCATGTATAAGCGGTCGCTCTTTAGTTAATATATATAATATAGATGACCACCACGACATTTACTACGAACCAGAAGATATGGTTGGCTTCGAAGATGGGGTAGTATGCGAAAGCAATTGGGTGGGATGGACAATGAGATCTGGACTTTTAAATGAATACCATTGGATTAAAAATAGAAGTTCTGAACTTCTCCCTCAACAAGATTTACTTTCCTTGCAGTCACAATCTTTATCTTACGGAAAATTCAACTCTAACGTATTAAAAGATGGCAGGGTAGAGCAAGAAAGATCGATTTATTTTTACAACACAATTTCTGACGCCAAATTAAAAGAAAAAAGTTTTGCAGAAGTATTTGTTTGCATGTCTCCAGAATACTTGAGTAAAGATTTTCATTATTTATATTTTTTACTTATTGATTTAGCTGAAGATTTTCTAGGAAGAGATTCCTTTAAGGTTTTTTAGACTTGACTTTTTATTTTTTTGAGGTTATCATAAGGTGTGTCAGATATTATGGAAAGAATGGAATTTGGTAACTCGATTGAGGGAGAAGTTGTCTACGGCATTCATTTCACAAAAGAGGAGCTTTCTATTCTTAAGAAATCCTTAGAAGATAGGCTCAAAAATGTAAAGCACACCGTAGAACGGTGGTCTAATCCCGTATATAATCCCGGCGTAGGAATTGCAAAACAAGAAGATCTAGATTGGCACAGGGAGAGAGCGTTACGAGAACTTCGCTCAGAAATAGAAGAGATAAAAAGCATAGAATCTCTTTTATTAAAAATTTAAAATAATTTTTTATAAAAAAAATATCAGCAAAAAATTTGGAATCAAGTGGACGATAGACAATGACTGAAGTTTTAGAATTTATTTTTTCAAGTTTCTGGACTTGGTCTGGAACATGTGGGTTAATTATGAGCTTCGGGTGGGCGGCTGCAGTTCCATTTAAGGCTTGGTATATGATTAAGCAACTAAAGCTTAATAGAAGCGTTATGTCCAAGTATTATAATTAGAATGAATTGCAGTGCGGAAGTTTTAGACTGTGATTGTGAGGATATGATTGGAGATTTCTACGAAGGCTCGTCAATTCTCAGCCTTGAGCAAGACATGCTTGAGTTTAAGAGTAAAGAAGGGAGCGTACTAGGGGTTATAGCAAAGCCGCATAGTATTTTTGGCAAAGATTGCATATTCCTAAGCGGAACTCTTGTAAGGAGTGGAAATCTTGAGCAAATAAGGCTCAGAATTACAAATTTTAGTGTATAAACTATAGTTCTTTGAAAAATTTATGGGGGTGTTCTGGATTCGACTAGCGTTGGATTCTTTCACCGCAAGCCGGAGATGCACTTGGCTTCGTTATCAATGTGCAAAGCTTTACATGGCGCTAAAAACCGTGTTAGAGCTCTCGGTTTCAAGAACCGCATCGCTGCGAAGCGTTTCGGTTTCAAGAGCCGTAAGCTCGCCTTAGCAGCTTAACCTGCTAACCTCTTACCTTTTGACGCAGATAAAAGGGATAAGGGGTCATTGATCTGCAAAACAGAAAAGGTTTACCTGTTAATAAACTGCAAATAATTGAAACAGGAAGTTCGATGTTAGTATCAACAACTCAAAAAGAAACTAACTAAGCTTGTAGAAGTGATTGCTTGAAAGCGATTAGGACGCGGGTTCAACTCCCGCCACCTCCACCATTTTCAAAGAAGTGTATTTCTTTTTATGAAGGCTTTATTATTTTTCTTCCTTACCACTACTTTTTGTTTTGGCTCCACCCTTTATTTCAAGGATGGCAACTCTCTTGAGGCGAAAATATTGGATGCAAATGAAACTCATGTTAGAATTGCTAGGGATAAAGATTTACAGCAATTTAGATTTAAAATAGAAGCGCTTACGATTGATAGTCAAAAACAAATTGAACTTTATCACTCGGAAAATAGATACAGCAGCATCCCACCCTCAAAAATACCCCTAGACCAAAGAACCTTAAATGGCTATGCAGCATATATCGATGAGCTTATTGAGCAAAATTTAAGGAGCAAACGCTTATATAAAACTAAGCCTTTAGATGATTATGCTTATGCAAGAAGGCTTTATCTTACGGTCGCAGGAAGGATACCAACACAAGACGAATTACTTTCTTTTGTTAACGATAGAGACTCTTCTAAAAAAGATAAATTGATACAAAAGCTATTAAATTCATCTGGATATACAAATCACCAAATGAATTGGTGGAGCGACATGCTTAGGGTGAAAGATAGAATCAACGGAACCAACATTAACGTAGGTTCGGTATACAGGAAATGGCTCAGAGATTCAATTGAATCTAAAAAACCTTACGATCAAATGGTTAGGGAGTTAATTGGAAGCAGCGGAAGGCTTCTGGATGGAGGAGAAGCTATAAGTTATTACCTGCGAGATCGAGGCATGCAGGAAGATAATCTCTCACATACAATAAGAATCTTTTTGGGGACTAGGCTTGAATGCGCGATGTGTCATAATCACCCATTTGACAAGTGGAGCCAGCGCCAATTCTACGAAATGACTGCATTCACTTCGGGCATTGGAAACGTTAGACTTAGAAATCAAGGCAAATCAATAGGCGAACTTAGCCGAGCAATTAATGCGGATGGGGATGCAAACGCAGGCCTCTTTAACAATTGGAGAAATGTAGTGAGAGATTCTATTCAATCAGGGATTGAAAACAATGGAACAGGCACAATAAAACTTCCTAGAGATTTTGCGGAGGACGATGGCAAGCCGGGCGATACTGTTTTCGCCAAGGCAATTTTCACTCCAAAACCTACAGAAACCACACAAGGTAGTAGTAGAAAAGTTTTTGCAGATTGGTTAACAAGCAAAGATAACCCCAGATTCACCACCATGATTGCAAACAGAATCTGGAAAAGAATTTTTGGCGCAGGGCTAATAGAACCGATAGACACTATGATGGACGATACGGTAGCAAGCAATCAAAAGCTAATGAAATATCTAGAGCGTCTATTAGTTTCAGTGAATTACGATTTAAGGGAATACGAAAGAATTCTTTTAAATACCAAACTATTTCAAAGGTCTGCAAAAAAACAAGACTACAAAAGCCTTGAAGAATATAATTTCGAAGGCCCAATCCTGAGAAGAATGACTGGAGAGCAGTTGTGGGATTCTTTAGTTACTTTAGTTTATAATGACATAGACTCCGCAGGCAGGGTTTATTTATACAACCAGCAAGACTATTCAGTAATTTATGATCGATATAAAGACATGACAGGAGAAGAAATTTATGCAGACTTCAAACAACTTGCAGAAGAAAATGCTGGGAACAGGAATCTCCTAGCGATTTTAAGCACTTACGAAGCTAATAATAAAAAGTTCAAAGACAGAAGCTTGGTGCGTAGTAGCTACCTACCTTATCCTGCTCCGGGAGGCCATTTAATTAGACAGTTTGGAGGCAGCGATAAAGAACAGATAGACAACAGCAACGCAGAGCCTAATACTACGCAAGTTTTAAATTTGCTAAACGGGTTTGTCGAATCCAATATCTTAAATAAAAAAGATGCCGACTTTATAGTTCAAATGCAATCAGAAAAAAGTAAACAAAAACAAGTGGAAAATGCTTTTCTCTCAATTCTTTCAAGAAAACCTATGTCGAACGAATCGACATTACTAAAACAATATGTCGATGAAAAGGATGGATTTAAACACGTCTCTTGGATTCTTTTAAATGCACACGAATTTATATTTATTAAATAGAAAGTTATACCATGAAAATGTTAGATGAATTATCTCGCAGGCAATTTGCAAAAGAAATAGCTAGGAGCTATCTTGGCGTCAGCGCTCTGGTTTATGGCTCGGAGCTCATGGCTAAAACAACAAAAATGCCAACCGCTCGTCACGTTATTTTTCTAAATATGAGGGGAGGCATGACCCATCTAGACACCTTCGATCCTAAGCCTGAAAATAAAGATGTAATGGGAGAAACTACTGCTATAAATACTTCAGCAGACGGGATACAGCTGGGCAATTGGCTCCCCAAAACTGCCCAACAGATGCACCTTGCCTCTTTAGTTAGGTCGGTTAATAGTAATCAAGGAGCTCACGAACAAGCAAACTATTTGCTTCATACTAGCTACCAAAAAAGGGGCACAATTATTCACCCAAGCATGGGGAGCTGGATTAGTAAACTTTGCGATAAGCTGAACAAAACCCTTCCTGACAATGTAAAAATCAACGGGGGTAGCGGGATTATAGGCGCAGGCTATTTTGAAAGTAAGCATGGCCCATTACCGCTAGGCAATCCAAATGCAGGCATACAGAATGTAAAAAAGTCTGGATATGTTGAAGAAAATTTATATCACAAGCGTCTAGATGCTTCACGGGTATTAAATAAAAATTTTACAGAGTCTTTTCCGCAAAAACAAGTTAGAGCTTACTCAGATTTGTATGACAATGCCATTAGCCTAATGAAAAGCAAAGATCTTGAAGCTTTTGACCTAAGCAAGGAGCCAGAGTCGCTTAGAGATAAATATGGCAGAGATAATTTTGGTCAAGGCTGTCTTTTAGCAAGGAGGCTGGTGGAAAATAAAGTTAGATTTGTTGAGGTTTCTTATGGCGGCTGGGACATGCATAACGATGTTTTTGGAAACATGGAAACAAGAGGTACCGTTTTAGATGCTGGCTTGAGCTCTTTATTAGAAGATTTAAACCTGAGAGGTCTACTCTCGGATACAATGGTCGTTGTGGCAAGTGAGTTTGGAAGAACTCCAGAAGTTAAAGCTGGAAGGGTCGGCAGAGATCACCACCCCTCCGCATTTAGCGTTTTATTCGCAGGAGGAGGCGTAAAAGAAGGATTCGTTTATGGCAAATCTGACGACAGGGCTCATTATGTAGAAGAAAACGGCGTTGATGTGCCATCTATAAATGCTACTATTGCACATGCGATGGGCTTAAGCATAGAGAAGATTACATACTCACCCAGCGGAAGGCCATTTAAAGTCTCCAATGGGGAGCCACCGATTTTTGATATTTTGTCTTGACACTAGAGCATTCTCGTGCTAATATCTTTCATAAATAAAAATTATGAAAGAAAATCAAGAAATATTCGAATCAAAATCTCAATTCAATACAGTGATAGACTATTGTGCAAACAAATATTGCCCGCTTTTTCTAGTTGCCCTTTTGCTTTTTACATCGTTTTCTATAGATGATTGGCGCATGTACGTAATTGGGGGGTTGGTTTTGTACATCCAGCATTTTAATTGGAAGGTTGGCTATAGCGTAGGTGTTTGCGAAAAACATGGCTTCTTTCCTAAAGACGATTAAAAAGCTTGACAATAAAAAATTTTTGTGCTATACTAGCTTCTTTATGAATCTCAAAAAGTACATACAAAAAACTTTAGAATCGCTCTCAAGTGAACCTAGATACTATGTAGTATATAAAAATAGCGACAATAAAGTTAAGACATATCAGATAGGAAAGATTGATTTGTACAGCTCCTTTGGAAACAAAAATGATGAGCGAAGCAATGTAGGGTTTAAAGCGTACTGTTATGGCAGAAAAGCGGTAAGGTCTTTTAGGCACGACAGGATCATATCATTAACAAAAAAATAGCCTTGTCTATAGATACTAAAGTTCTTGACTTGAATAGTCAAACTCATGTCCTTGGATGTGTTTGCAATGTAGAAGAGGAAAAGTTAAAAGATAAAGACGAATTCTATACCCTTCTCTGTCAAGACATATGCAGCGCCTTAAGCTTAAATCTTCTAAAGTGCCAATCTCATAGCTTTGACCCTTATGGGTTTACCCTTCTTGCTTTGCTTGCAGAGTCTCATTTAAGCTTTCATACTTGGCCAGAGAAAAAAGTTATGTTTTTTGATCTATTCACTTGCTCGAAAGTAAACCAAAGATTGTTGTCCAGTCTCATTTTAGGTCGTTTTGTAGAAGAAGGCCAGCACCAAGTGTCAGTAACAATAGAAACCTTCCGCAGAAAAATTGGGAAAAATATAAAAAAGATCCCTTCATTTTAAATGAATACTCCTTCATCATTTTTTACTCATTGGAGATTCAATGAGGAAACGCAAACAGGCCGTTCGGTAAGCATGCCTTTGCAATTAAACTGCGTAAATAATGACAAGCTGATACTTAATGCTAATACTGCATCAGGCCAAAAGCTCAGTCTTTACAGGTCTCCAATGGGAGATCTACGTGTTTTTATAGATGACGAATACCAACTGGGAGTTTCTCAAAACGAAGAAGAAGAATGTTATGGAGATGAAACCCATTCGATTTATTTAAGCGCCTTAAAAATGCTTGAAAGAGATATCCCCTTAGATAGAATATTAATAATTGGGGGAGGAGACTTAGGATTAGCGTCGCTGCTTTTAGATAATGGAGCCACAGGGGTTGAATGCTTTGAATTAGACCATCAGTTAGTTACAATTCTTTCAGAATACATTTCTTTTACTAATAAAGCTTTGAATAACCCAAATGTTAACATAACATATGGTGACGGCTTTGAGTTAATTAAAACCTGCAAAGATAATTCTTTCGATATAATTATAGGAGACCTAACAGATAAAGGAGCTTTTAAATTTAATGATCCAGAAGTTCATAAAGAGCTAATCAGAGTCTGCAATCCAGATGGAGCGATAATGACACACTATTGCAGCGGTAGACTAGATTTAAATGTTATCTTTGCTAATTTTTACCAAGACCACCACCCAGATTTTCTTTGCATAACAGATGCAGACCCAGAGCACAGATCTCTATGGTCAACAAATCAAATTAATAGAGTTGATTACTTTGCTTCATAACAAATATGAATTTTTTTATAGAACTTTTTCTTCTCGGGGTTATAATAATATTATTATTTTTCCTCTTCAGATTAAAGCGTCAGAATAAAAAGCTTGAACCTAATACAGATTTAATACAACAACTAAAAGAAGAAATTGGCTCCCTCAAAATAGAGGTAATGAGCCAAGAACTTGAAAAAGAAAAATCAGAAAACGTTTCAAAAATTAGAAAGCAATTTCTAGAAGACGAGCGAACTCATTCTAAAGATCTTGAAAAGCAGCTAGAAGAAACAGAAGAAAAGTTAAAAGAAGAAGTAGAACAACGTAAAAAAGTTTTATCTCAAAAGAAAAGCGGTGAAGTTAGACTTGGAAATATTGCGGAGACATTGGCTCCTTTCTTAGATCAATTTGAGTTTGATCCAGAAAACTGCGTATTTTTAGGAAGGCCGATAGATTACATTTCATTTGATGATGAGCGAGTTACTTTTATTGAAGTCAAGATGGGCAAAAGTCAGCTTAGCGCCAAACAAAGACACATTAGAAGCTTAGTAAATGATAAACAAGTTTATTGGAAGGAGATTAGGATAAAATAATTTCATAAAACAAAAATTAAAATATGAAAACAAAACTACTATTACTCGCGACCCTAGCAGGGTCTATTATTAACGCCGCCTTCGCCCAAGAAGCTAAGCTTCAAGGAGATGTTGGACTTGGATTCTCGTCTGATGTGTTTTTTCGTGGACAAACAGTTTCTCAAGAAGCTTTATCCGCTAACCTAGGACTTGATTTTGGCCTAGCTGGTTTCAGTTCTTTTGTAGACTTTTCTACTAGCCAAAGCATGGAAGCTGGAGACGACAAGTATGACATTTCTGCAGGCATGACAGCTTCTTTGTTTGGAGATTCGCTATCTATTGCTGCAGGGCTTCTTCACTATGAGCTTGAAGCAGGACCATCAGAATTAGAGGCATTTGTTTCTGGAACTTTTGATGTATTACTTTCGCCTAGCGCTTCGGTATACAGAAATCTCGATGAAAGCTTGTATACATATGCATTTTCAGTTGGCCACAGCTTCGATCTTGATGTTGTAAACCTTGATCTTTCGGCTGGCGCTGGTCTTACCGATCTTGCAGCTAACGATGGGGTTGAGTATTACGAAATCTCCGCGACAGCTAGCCGCTCTATCACTGATAGCGCAACTGCATTTGCAAATGTGAGCTATAACGATTCAGAGACTCAAACTGATTCCGACGTCTTTTGGGGAGCGGGAATCAAAGTAAAGTTCTAATTATGGAAAACATCGCTGAAACCGTCAAGTCTGCCATCGGTGGGCTATTCACAGTATTAACGTCAGTCATCGGATTGCTTGTCCTCGCGCAAGTCGTATTCGGTGAAGCAGCCGGTATGAATGTAATCGGCAACCTTCAAGACATTATCAATGGATTTGTCGGAGAAGGTGCAAGCCTTGCAGGTCTAATCACACTTCTTTTGTTGGTTGGCTTGCTACAAAAGCAAGGCGAATAAAGGCTCAATAAGCCTTTTAAAGCGCAAAGGGGGCTCATTTCGAGCCCCCTTTGTTTTTTTGTGTATATATATCTATATGGATTATGACGCTCAGACAGACGCATTTAGGTTTGATTTAGATTCTATGGTTGAAAGGTATCTTGAAGAATTTGACATCAATTCTATAACTATTATAGGGGCATTACAAGAGAAAGTATATGAGCTATCTCAAGGCGGAACCATTTTATTTGAAATGGACTCAGAGTTTTGGGAATTTGACTTTGACGAAGAAGATTCTGATGATTTCATTGAAGAAGATTCTTAATTTTACTTGACATTTTCATTAAGCCATGATACAATTACTCCCATGGCAAGAAAAAAGACTAACGCTCAAAAAAAATTTCGGAATAAAACTTTTGCGACGCATAGATATTGGAATATAAATTATACAGAACACTCAAAAAATGGCTCGCAAAAAGATTATAAGGTTTTTATAAAAGCAAAATCTTATGAAGAGGCTAAACGCTTACTACAAGACAGGCTTAGCTTTCAAGATCCTCCCGCTGTAGCCAAAGCCATACATGGCTTTATGTTTCATAAAAACTATAAAAGTAAAAATAATGTTCGACTGGGGATAAAACAGTGGGAGCAGATAAGGGACGCCTCATTTCCAAATCCTAATAATTTGCTCTATAAATTAGAGGTGCCTAGGTCTCCCGAAAAAAGCAATCGTTTTAATGCTACAGACTACGAACACCTTTCTAAAATCGGCTTTAAAAAAGGAAAAGAAAATTGGTCTGCCAAACACCGAAAGGGCATAATTTTACCTCTTGAACAAAGAGAGGGAATGATATATCATGGCAAGTGGGTCAAGTGGAATAAAGCTGCAATGGATTCGACTCGTAGTTCTTTAATAAGTGCGCTGGTCAAATGCAACGGGAATCGATGCAAGGCGGCAAGAGAACTAGGAATTAGTAGGCATAAAATTTATAAACTTATGGCTAAATTTCCATCTATTGATTGGCAGAAAGAATATCCACCAACAAAACCTTTTTCCGAATGCCGAAAGCCAGACAGAAAAGCCCTTTCTGATGCCCAAAAAAAAGCTATGAAGAAAAGGATGACTGCAGGTTTTTGCCCTTTTAATCTTTCTCCCGAATCTGAAGCTAAACGCGCGGCTAATATGAAGAAGGCTATCAAAGCTAAGAAGGAAAAGAGGTGGCAAGAACGTATTCCAAAAATTAAGGATGCGCTGGATAGACATTCTAATTGTCGCGTTAAAGCTGCGGAGTATTTAGGGATGCAAATCGCTACGCTTCGAAAGTTTCTTCGCACTACTAAGCATCTTGTAAACTGGTCGGAAGAATACCCCAGTCCTTTTGGGCGCGGAAAGCCTTATCGGCGTCTTTTTGAAGCTGATCGCCTTCCTACTCGAATCATAAAAAACCTTAATCAGAAAAACGGCCTATGAAGATCCAAGACTCTTACTTACCAGATGATATTACGATTAATACTGACGGCAGGATAAAGACGACTAAAGACCGCCAAAAAGAGCATATTCAGGCCAGCTATGGAGAAAAAGAGCCTATCCCACAAGCTCACCCCGCTCATATTAAGAAATTTGATGCCTTCCTTGAGGAGTACCAAGAGGATATTAATAAAATTATAGGAAAGTATAGGGGGGCGAATCATCTTCTGAGCCATGAGGAATTAGTAAGTGAAGTAAATTTATCTTTCTTAAAAAAAAGAGATGAGTTAATTCATGAATTTAATGGAGATTTCTCTTGCATAGGCTTTCGCAAGTTAGCTTTTTCTTTTGTAAAAAACATTTGCCGCTGGACATACAGCAGAATAGCAAATCAATCTTATGTAAAAAGAAGGACAGATAACACTCATTACACCGAAGATGGCTTCAAAAGTTCTTTTGAACTTGCAGTAGATTTCAACGGGGAAGAGGATTCTTTTTTCGAAGATTTTGATAGAAATGCTCGATGCGAGTACTTAATAAAAATGCTCAAAGAGTACTCTGGGGTTCTTACGGATCAAGAAATTAGAGTTTTATCTATGCTAGAAAAAGGAATGAAGCAAGAAGAAATCTCAGAGGCATTAGGCGTGACCCGCCAAGCAATTTCCATCACTCAAATTACTGTTTTTGAAAAGATAAGGAATCATTTTGATAAATCTGTAGTTAATGATCATTCTTTTAAAAACGTTTCAAAAGGATACCAGTCGATAAAAGATTTCTTTTCCACAGATAGTGGATATTGTAGCATGCAAGATAAGGACAAGCCTTTTTTAAAATCTTTTCTACTTAAAAATGCTAAAATACTTACATCTGATGAAGTTTCTAAGCAGTTTTTAAATGGGAAATACTCCAAAAGGCAAGTTGTGGCTTTTGCTGTAAAGAATAGGCTTTCTTTTTGCTTAGTTAAATCAAAGCCAGCTTATTCAAAAAAAGAAACCCAAAAAATTCTAGATTTATTCCTAGAAGGATATTCTGTCAAAGAAGTTTCAGAGATTATTGGCAAGCCAATTTCGTCTGTTGCAGCCAAAAGAGGGCATTTCACCTCCACAGGCTTGCTGCCTAGGATTGGTAATAAAAAATGAAGTCTTGGGCAGATTTAAATTTTACGGGTAGACTACTTTTTATTTGCGCTGTAATAAATGTATTAGTTACTGTAGTTTTTATTTTTGATTCAAATTTGGCAGCAATTTTCTCAATTTTAATGGCAATGTTTTGCGGAATGAGCACTTATAATTCTAGATACAACAGAATTTAGTGTAAACATTTGCGTGAACGATAAAAGGTTAATACATTTCCTAGGCTTTCTATGTGCTTTCTTTCTTTATCTTTTGTATGAAGAGAGCGAGCGGTGTAAAAACCTCGAAGATACGATTTACAAACAAAACCAAGCGATTAAAGCGCAGTCTGTTTATATTCAATTTTTAGAATATGGGAGCAGCGCTGACTATCCTAGTTTCATTATTCCTCCAAACACACCTGCAGAAGAATACCCAATTTATAAGTCCCCAATATGACACTACGAGAGCTAATCAATTCAAATGTATACAAAAATGTTTTTAATTTTCTCTATAAAATCTACTATAAGGATAGAGATTCAAGCGAGGTTGAAAAATTTGATGTAGCATACCTTGACGTATGGAATAACCTTCTTAAAAAAGATTTAAATTTAAAAAAAGATTATAAAATTTTAATTAGAGAGTTTCCAAGCGACCCAGAAGACGACCTAAGTGAGAGCTTTATTGATGTTTGCCTACAAGAAAGTAAAGATACTTTCGCAATAGATTTGGTACTCTGGGAAGACCTTATAGATGTCGAAGTTAATAAGAAAGCGCAAATTTGTGACGCAGAAGCGCTTGCTCATTTGCTTTGGGAAATAACCTTTTACGGGTTTAGTGAAAGCTCGATAGCAAATTTTAGAAAGTCATTGGACGATCTCTCAGATGAGGCTGGGGAGTCCATTAGTTTAGAAGATCTAGAAGACTTATTCTAAAATGCCCCTGCTAAATAAATACAATTCTATTTTTATCCACATCCCAAAATGTGGAGGCACTAGCATTGAAGATCTTTTATTCCCAGAAGAAGATCGCATTACCGAAAATTTTTGGATGGGTATTGGCGAGGGTAAAAATCCAGAGTATTGCCTATCGGGACTCGGCTTCAGAAATCAATATGGCATTACCGGCGGGATGCAACATCTGCCTGCAAAAACTATAAAAAAAGCTATAGAAAAAGATATTTTTGATTCTTATTTTAAATTTTGTTTTGCTAGAAATCCATATCAGCGAGCAGTATCTCAATTTTTTTATACAAAAAATCACAGGCCTGACTTATGCGAATGGATGAGTCTTCCAGATAATGGCGAGTTTGGCTTTACAGATTACCTTAATGCGATAATATCATCGCCGGATCATGTTCAATTTCAACCTCAATGTGATTTTATTTTTGAAGGTCCAAATCTTTTGGTTGATTTTGTAGGTAGGCTAGACAGTTTTCAAGAAGATTTTGATTTTGTTTGCAACATGATAGGCACGCCATCTAGCAAACTCCCTCATTCAAACAAGAGCCACGACACATTTTATAGAGACATATATTCTCTTTCTGACAAAAGGCTTGTAGAAAAAATATATGAATGTGATATAGATTTTTTAAAATATTCTTTTTAATATGATTAGCCACTCAAAAAAATTTGCCTTCCTTCATTTACCAAAATGCGCAGGAACTTCCTTGCGCTCAGTTCTTGAGCCATATAGAGACGAAGAAAAAATGGGGTTGGGCCACCCTAGGCTTAGAGTCATAATGGATGACTACTATCTAATTAGGCCGTGCGGGCAAGAAATTTACATAAACAAAGATTCCTACAAAATATTTACTTTTGTCAGAAACCCTTTTGATAGACTGGTTAGCGCTTTTTTTTACCTAAAGTCTGGAGGGGGCAATAAGATGGATTCAAAATTTTGTAAAGATAACAATCTTCCAGATACAAAGTTTACTGATTTTGTAAAAGATCAACTGCGTGGATGCAATTACATTCATTTTCGTAAGATAGTTGGAGATTTAATTCTAGAAAAAGACCTGAAGCACATTGATTTCATTGGAAAAATTGAGAGTTTTAACTCAGACTGGGAGCTTCTCTGCTCAAAAATAGGCATCCCTTATTCTAAAATTCCCAACAAAAATTCTAGCGACCACAAAGATTATAGAGAACACTATACAGATGAGACTCGGGCAATAGTTCAAGATTACTACTCTAAAGATATAGAGCATTTAAAATATGAGTTCTAATTTGATAGATGATTTTGAGATAGTTGGCTTTGGGGACGGGCGCTTTAAACGCATCGCCTTAAATTGGGCGCTTCATTTAGAAGACCTCGGAATTGAAAACTATTCAGTTATTTGTATGGATGACGAAATAAATGATTACCTAATCGATCATAATATAAAAACTAAAATTCTTAAAAAAGAAATTTTTTCTGATGGATTTAAAGCTGATTGGGGAGCGCGCTTTAAGGAGCTTTTAAGATTAATTGATTCAGGAAAAAATATTATTCACTCAGATTTAGACGCAGTTTGGCTTAAAAATCCTAAAGACTATATAATTGAAGGTTATGATGTAATAGCATCTGTGGGCAATATGCCAAATTATACTAGATTTTTTAAAAAATTTCACTGCTCAATATGCATGGGCTGGATTTGTGTACGATCAAACGAAAAAACTATAAAACTTTTTAAATCTATACTGGAACGCCCAAAACTTCATAAGTCAGGAGCTTTTGATGATCAAATTGCATTCAATTTTAGACTCCTTGACGAGCAAGAAACTTTAATTCATGTCGTTAAAGATGAGCGCTCTATACAAGAAGCAGAAGATTTTATTTGCGGGGATCTGAGCGTTAGGCTTTTAAAGCAAAAAGTTATCAACAGACACAATCAAAATATTTCAGAATGCTTTATATCTCACCCAATCCCTCCTTATTCTGGATTTAAAACTTTGAAACTATACGACACCCCTTATCACCTTGAGTCATTCTTCAGGGGTATAGGGCTGTGGCATAACAAAATAATCTAAAACAAAATGAATTTATATAATTTACCGATTCATAAAGAATCCCCAAAAATCATTAACTGTATTATAGAAATACCTAAAGGCACTAACGCAAAGTATGAATACGACAACGAGTTAGGAGTTTTCTTTTATGACAGAAGCTTAACCTCTGCTTTTATGTATCCTTGCAGTTACGGGTTTATACCAAATACGCTTGGAGGAGACGGAGATGCATTAGATGTTTTGGTATACAATCACTCCCCAATAGACAGGGGTACTCTCGTAGAGTGTACTCCTATAGGTGCGCTCGACATGGAAGACGATGGTATGAAAGATTATAAAATTTTAGCTACGCCCACCTGTCATGTAAACAAATATACATGCCTAGAAGATGTAAACTCTTTATTCTTAAAAATTTGTTCTAATTTCTTTCAGCATTACAAAGATTTAAATGGGAAAAAGGTTGAAGTGTTTGATTGGCACGAAAAAGAAATGGCATATCAAATTATAAACGAAAGTATTAAAAATGATTCACCATAAAAACAAATTTATTTTTATTCATATTCCCAAATGCGCAGGCAATTCTATTAAGCCGTGTCTGGGCATTCCTAGATTCCCCGGAGACCATAGTAAAATTAAAGACGCAAAATACGTTGACAGTATAGAAGGGGATATTGCTCGCAAGCCAAAGTATTTTAAATTTACATTTGTCAGAAACCCGTGGGATAGGTTTTTAAGCGCATATTCTTACTTAAAAGCCGGGGGTTTCGGCAATAAGCAAGATCTTTCTTTAAAACAAAAAATCGAAAGCTACAATTCTTTTGAACAATTTGTTTTTGAAGCTCCTTTTTTTGAATATATGCATTTTCAACCCATGTTTGACTACATAGAAATTGACGGAAAAAATCAAATGGATTTCGTAGGCAAAACGGAGAACCTTCAAGAAGATTTCGATACTGTTTGTGACAAAATTGGAGTTGCGCGCCAAAGACTCTCTCGCGAAAACAGCAGCAAGCATCAACATTATACCGAATGCTACGACGATGAAACTCGCAATTTTATCGCTCACAAATATGCAAAAGACATTGAGTGTTTCGGTTACAAATTTGGAGAATAACAAATGAAAAATAAAAAAGAAAAATGTATTTTTATTCACACGGCAAAATGCGCAGGAAGTAGCGTCGGAAATGTGGTGGCGAAATTTGGCGTGAAAATAGATAGCGTAAATAGAGTTATCGATGGTGGTTTTTCTAGTGATGATAAATATGCAGACTTTTTCAAGTTTTCATTCGTAAGAAATCCTTGGGACAGGATAGTTTCAAGTTATTCAATGTTTAACAGTTGGAGGAAGCCGAGGTGGGTTAAAAATATTAGCTTTTCAAAATTTACAAGATTCGCGCTTGATGTAGACCCTGAAGATATTTCGCAGATAGAATTATTACGTCTATGGGAGTCTGAATTTACGAATGAAAAGCAGAAAGAATACATCGAGGATCAGTATAAAAAGTCCGTTCAAAATCACTGCGCTCCATACTTCAATCCATTCAATCAACTTTTCCGAAAAGATGGAACTCAAATACCCGACTACATCGGTAGATTTGAAAACCTTCAAGAAGACTTTGATATCGTCTGTGACAAAATTGGAATACCTCATCAGAAACTTCCACGCAAAAACAAAAGCAAACATAAACACTACACCGAATACTACGACGACGAAACGAGAGCAATCATTGCGGAAAAATACGCAAAAGACATCGAGTATTTCGGATACAAATTTGGAGAATGAGAAATGATAAGTCATAAACATAAATGTATATTTATTCACATCATTAAAACGGGTGGTTCGTCTATTGTAAAATTTTTCCATGGAAGCCAAGAAGGGAGAATTCATAAATTTGCAAAAAATTACAAAAAAGAAGTAGACAATAAAAAATGGAACAACTATTTTAAGTTTACTTTTGTAAGAAACCCGTGGGATAAAATGGTATCTCAATATTTTTATATACAAAGAAATAAAAATGGAAAATATAACTTAACATTTCGTGAGTTTATTTTAGCATTTCAATCGTGTCCTGAAAGTGGATATATAAATAAAAAAGGTATTGCAGTTAAGTTTAACCCCATACAATTACCTTGGATTTTAGATGATGGTGGGAATTGCTTGGTTGATTTCATCGGAAGATTTGAAAACCTCCAAGAAGACTTCAACACCATCTGCGACAAAATCGGAATACCATACCAAAAACTTCCTCATGAAAACAAATCAAAACATAAACACTATACTGAATATTATGATGACGAAACTCGTCAAATCGTTGCTGAAAAATACGCAAAAGATATCGAGTATTTCAGTTACAAATTTGGAGAATAACAAATGATAACTTTTATTATATCCGTCAAACATTACAAAAATTGTCATTCATATGACACAACATGGAAACTTTTGGAAAACACCCTTGTTTCTGTTTGCAACCAAACAGATAAAAATTTCAATGTCATCGTTGTATCTAACAAAACATTAAATGACTTTTCTAATCATCCAAAAATTAAAAATGTAAGATTCCTTGAAGTAAACTGGGCGCCGCCTGCGCCTACTGATTCTTGGCAATGCCATCGTCAAGTCGAGCCCGGTGTAGGCATGAGTCAAATCAAGAAGGACAGAGGAACGAAGTACGCACTTGCTTTAAGTCAAATTCAAAAAGCAAACAAAGAAAATCATTATGTTATGTTTGTCGACGCGGATGATTTTATTCATAAAAAACTTGCAAGATATGTCAACAATTCTAAAAAAGATTTTTTAAAAGTTAAAAAAGGCTACAAGCTTTTGAAGCAAAATAAATTATCCGATATGAATAATTTTTCGGCGACATGCGGAACTTCTAATATAACAAAACTAAATATACTAAAAAAAGAAATAAATTTTAACGAGATTAATTTAAATTGCTCTCAGGAAGATATAATAAACTCAACAACAAAGTTCTATTTATATAATATTATTGGAGCACACCAAAAATCATTTCAATATTTTAGTAAAAAAGGCTACAAAGGCGAGAGTATTCCCTTTCGTGCTGCGGTATATAACTGCACTCACGATGAACAGCACTCAGGAAGCGCACGCGCCTTAGACATTGACCTTTCGACAAAAAATGAATGCGGATTTTGGGTGAAAAAAGCCTTTAGTATAAAAACCCTTTAATAGCGTGAATGTTTCCCTCTATACGCTGCTAATCCCAAGGATGGAGCTTCCATTCATCGAAGAATGGATTGAGCATCACCTAAGTCTTGGGGTAGATAAAATCTATATCTACAATAACGGCGACGCTCCCTCTGATAGCGATGAATATCTACAGGCTGGAGCTAGAGAATTATCAAGGCAAGAAAAAAATATTAAGTGGGCAAAAAAACCAGACGCAGAATATTGTTTAGAACTTACTTCTGAAGAAGCGCTAAAACAACTTAATAAAATACTCGAAGAGTACAAAGGCAAAGTTTTTTTAAAATCTTGGATATATGGCAAAGATCATTCTACTGCATATCCAGAATCACAAATTACTGGTTACAAAAATTGCGCGGAAAATAACTATTCGGATTGGTGGCTATTCATGGATGTAGATGAATTTTTATTTTTAAATAAACATAAGAATATAAAAAGTTTTTTATCAGATCAGCCAGATTCTAACCACAGCTTAAGATTAGAATTTCCTCAGAGAGTCTTCAATAAAAGGGTTAAAGAAAAATCGGTTAGAAAAATATTCGACTGGGGCTACGATCATTTGACTCAATTTAAATCTATGATTAAGGGCATCAAATTTAGAGACGGTAATGACATTTGCGATGTACACAGTATAGGGGGCGAATGCGTAGAGAGCATTGCGGTACCTTTTGAAGTTGCAAGGTACCACCATTATAGAGGAGATCCTATCAAAATGGGCGGTCCAGCGCACAGGCGCATGGGAAAAGTTAGTTTTAACAAATTTGATATTTCAATGTCCAAATACTTCCAAAAAACTGGCATAATAACCCCCATCATTGGAGATGCCTACGACAGTCAAGTTAGGCTTGGCATGATATCTAAAAACATTTATTGCAAAAGAAATAAATACGAATTAATCATCCCCAGAAAAAAAGAATACGAAAAAATTCAAGACCCAAATAAGCGCCCCGGCTGGGTTAAAGTAGATTGCTTGATAGAAAACTATCATAAATATAATCTTCTTTTTTTGAGCGACGCAGATGTTTGTATTATGAATTTTGATTTTAACCTTGAAGAGTTAGCGAAAGAATTTACAGAAGAGAAACTTATGTTAATCACAAAAGATCGCAATGGAATAAACAGTGGCAATGTTTTAATTAAAGGAGGGAGTCAAATAATGTACTACTATCTAAACAGGTGGCGAGACCTACTTGGAGGTCAATATAAATATGTAGGATATCAAGACCAACCCGCTTTATCTTATATGATTCATGAGACTGATTTTAAAAAACATGTAAAGATAGTTGACCAGTCCCTAATCAACAGTTACCCTAAAAATATAGCCCACAAAGGAGACAAAGCTTACAAAAATGGAGATTTCTTAATTCATTATGCTGGATACAATACCAGCCTTGAAGAAGAGGAGCTTAATCTATCAAAAGCCATGGAAAAAGATTTTCATAAGTCTATGGAGATGAACAATGTAAGCTGTAAAGAGATTATAGAATCCAAGAATTACTAGGTAGATTTTTGGGTCGCTCGCAATATTTGGTGTATATATATGCATGAGTAATTATGATTACAGAAAAAGAGTGGAGCTTGAAGATAGAATTAAGTTCCTATTAAATGAGAATAAAAAACTCCAAAACGAATTATTAATTTTAAAATCGTCAGTCAAGTGTGGCTGCGACAAAAATAAGGCAAAAAAATGAAGAAATATATTGCTATTTTATTTGGCATCTTGGTATCCGCATGCAGTTCTCCGAAAGCTAGCTGCGAATGCAACAAAGAGTGCGTCGATTGTGATAACTGCAAAAATTGCAGTTGCTAATCTTAAATAATCGAAATGAAAAAGAAAACCTTCCTCCCAGACTTTAAAGTCGAAGAGGTCTTCACTTCGCTTTCTCAATCTCTTGACTGGAGTTTGAAATATCAGAATATTCCAGACACTTGGAAAGTAACTCAAGGAGAAGGAGTAACTATTGTCGTGATAGATACAGGCATGCCTGATCACGAAGACATAGGAGATAACGCAATAGAAGGCGAAAATTTCATACAAGGAGAAGACATTTTTGACTATAACGGACACCAAACTCATTGCGTAGGAATAATCTGCGCAAAGAACAATAAAAAAGGTTATGTAGGTGTAGCGCCTAAAGCTAAATGTATATGTATAAAAGCTTTAAGCAAAAGTGGTTCAGGTAGCTATGAAGGTTTAGTCAATGCGCTTCAGGCTGCAAAACGACTCAAGCCAGATATTATATCTATGTCTCTTGGCGGCTCAACTCCATCTCCAAAAATGGAAAAAATTATAAAACAATTAACCAATGATATGCACATTCCTGTCGTTTGCGCGGCTGGTAATTCTGGGTCTGGCGGGGTAAATTATCCAGCAGCCTTTGAATCTACTATAGCTGTTGCAGCCTATGACAAATATGGAAGAGTATCCTCTTTTTCCTCCCGTGGTCCAGAAGTAGACTGGGCAGCGCCCGGCTCTAATATATCTAGCACTTTTTTGAATAATTCTTATGCATCGCTTAGTGGAACCTCAATGGCTTGCCCCTTTATCGCTGGAGTTATTGCTCTAATGATCTCCAAACATAGAAAGCAAGAAAAAGAAACAGGGAAAAACGATTGCAAAACAGTAGCTCAAGTTAAAGAGCATTTGCTAAAATATACCAATGATAAAGGCACTATAGGTAGAGACAATGATTGGGGTTACGGAGTTATAGATGTTAAAAAAATGATCACAGAAGGAGAGTCAAAGCCCGAGCCAAAGCCCGAGCCAAAGCCCGAGCCAAAGCCCGAGCCAAAGCCCGAGCCAAAGCCCGAGCCAAAGCCCGAGCCTCCTTCGCCTCCGCCTTTAAAGCCAAAACCCTCGCCTGTAAAACCCCCTCCTTCACCACGAAAGCCTTCCTTTTGGAAAAACAATATAGCGTGGGTGGTTGTAGGCATTTTTGCACTTGCTTTTATTGGTGGGTTAATATATAGTTTAATTTCTGATCCTTCAGCCAAAGAATCAGACCTTAACAAAAAAATTATAGACGATCTCCGCTTGATGGAGATTCCGAGCAAGTAATTTTAGGCAAAGTCAAATCGTTTTAGCGTGGATGGCTTGCGCTTGCTTATTTTTAGGAGGAGGATTTTAAAGTGAAAAAGATCATTGATATGGTTTTTCCAATTATATGCTTTTTAGGGCTTATCGCTGTATATTTTTTAGTCGTAATAGGTATATTGATATCGATAAAGATTTTGTCAGAACCTCAGATCTAGTGTAAATTGATGCATGGAAGATAAAAGATTAAAACATAAACATTTATTAGTAAACGCGACTTTTGAAAAGACACCTTTTGTTTGTGTCGATTTTACTGAATCTTGGATTAAGAGATTGGTCAAAAAGATAGGCATGGAAATGCTTTGTCCACCCAAAGCGGTGGGGTGCGACAAAAAAGGCAATGAAGGCATAAGTGCATTTTGCCTTATTACAACTAGCCATATAAGTTTACATTCTTGGGAAAAGTCTAATCCAAATTTAGTCCAACTTGATGTTTATAGCTGCAAGAAATTCGACCGAAACTCTGTTTTAGATGAATTAAATAAATTCAAGCCTCTATCTTTGGGTTGCAAATTTCTTGACAGAGAAATCGAAAACACAAAAGACTGGAGAATGTTTGACGAAGACTTGGCATGAGGGTTTACTTTAGGCATTATTCGGGAGCCATAGCAGAACATGATTATTTATTTTTTGATTGCATGGCTAAGGTCGGAGAACATGAAGAAGATATAGCTCTACAAGAAGGTTGGCTGCCCGATGATTATTCGGAACCCAAGACGATATCTAATGTTTTTGAAGAGGACAAGTCAGATTGGTATCAAGCCAGACAAACAAGAATTGATTTAAGTTTATTTAAAGACACTAGGAGAACAAAGAAAGCTAGAAAAAAATGCAAAGAGGTGACAACGGAGGTGGTCCAAGCGGATGACATTAATTTGAATATTCTAGCTTCCATATTTGAGAAATATACTAAGTATAGAGGTTTTAAAAGCTGGGATTTAAAACCTTTAATCAAAAGGGAAAAGTATAAAAAATATTTTATTCTTTATTATGTAGACGGATCGCCCATTGCATTTACTTTCCTAAGAGACGTTGGCTCGAATAGTGTTTTCTCTACTCAGTTCGCATGGGATTATGAAAATCCAAAACTATATCTAGGCAAATATGCTAATTTGGCAGAGATAGATTATTGCATTGACCATAGCAAGGATTATATGTATCTAGGAATGGGTTATGAAAATTGCTGCATATATAAGTCAGACTATTCTGGGTTTGAATTTTGGACGGGCGCAGAATGGTCTAATGATATAGAACATTACAAGTTTTTATGCGAGAGAGATTCAAAAATAGAAAAAACAAAAGACCTAGATAAAATAAAAAGGCATGATGACAAAAATTTTTTTAAATGATTGATGACTACATAGAATATGTTTCACTAAAAAGAAAAGAGCTTGGAGGCCATGCAATTTGCCCTTTTGCAAAACCTTTTCTCGATAAAATTGAAATAATAGAATCGGCTGACATCTGGGCAGATGCGGTGAGATGCATGAGTAACACAGAACATCCAATGCTTTATCTATTGTATGCAGATAAGGATAAATATGATATAGATTGGCTAGATTGGTTCTGCTCCATTCATGAGAAATATTCTAGGGATAGAGATCTTTGGTTAATTTGGGATCACCCCGATCAAATCAATAAAATTAACGGCATAAAAACCAGCAATAATGAATATGCAATCCTTTTTATACAACCTTTATCAGAATTAAACAAATATGCAGATCGATTGAGTAAAACTAATTACTATAGCTTCTGGGACAAAGAGTACTATCAAAAAGTTGTAAAAAGCAGGAAATAAATAGTTTAATTTTTCACAAATTTGTGTATAATAAGCTGATATGAAAGAATTAGACTTTAGTCAAGAAATTAGAGCGCAACTCAGGGATGCCGAAGGCACTGAAGAAGAAGTAACGCAAGAAGCTTGGGCTGCCGAAGAAAATAAAGGCAAAAAGCTTAATAAACCCTTTAGAACCCCCAAAGGCCCAAAGAAATTTTCTGTATACGTTAAAAATGAAAAAGGCAACGTAGTTAAAGTTAATTTTGGCGATCCGAATATGGAGATAAAGCGCGATAGTCCTGAACGTAGAAAAAGTTTCCGAGCTAGGCATAATTGCGACAATCCCGGCCCTAAGACTAAAGCTCGCTATTGGAGTTGTAAAATGTGGAGCAAGAATAGCGTAAAGAAAGTTACAAAAGGGGAAGAAGACCACGAAGACGAAATGGTTGAGTTTCTTGACGAGTCAGACGCTAAAGGAAAAGGCTTGTGGCATAATATCCGAGAAAAAAAGAAGAGAGAAGGCAAGAATTACAGACCTGCAAAACCGGGAGACAAAGACTATCCAGACCCCAAATCTTTAAAAAAGGCTCAAGAGTCTTCAAAGAAGAAGAAAAAGAAAGAAAAGTCTAAGGCGGAGCATGAAGGAGGTTACCCACCTAATTGCAAGCCGGGTTATGTCGAAAAAGACGGAGAGTGCGTACCAAAGCCTTCTGCAGATAGCAAAAAATAAATTTTCGTGCAGAAAAAAAACACAATTTTTTGCGATATTGACGGCACTCTATTTAAATATAGAAAATTTGAGACTTACTTAAGCTCCAAGCCAGAGCTTTTATTCGGAGTCAAAGAAAAATTAGATTATTGGCGCGAGTGCGGGCATATGATTATATTAACTACAGCTCGCCCAGAATACTTAAGAGATCACACAGTTAAGGAGCTTGCCGAGCACAATCTTCCTTATGATAGGCTTATAATGGAAATTGAAAGAGGCCCGAGATTCTTGGTTAATGATATGGATCCTGCAAAGCCGGGAGCTAGAGCCATAGGGATAGACCTTCAAAGAGATGAGGGGTTAGGCTCAATTCAGTGGCCCAAAGATATGTAATCTCTTAAATTACTTTTTTGTGTAAATATTTCCGATTATATTTTATAATAAATTATATTAACATTTAATTAAATTTAAAATGACAAAGGAACCTAAAACAAAACCAGCTCAAGAAGAACAAGTTGAAGCGCCTGCAAAAGAAGTAAAAGCAGCTGAAAAGCCTGCTCCTGCGCCTGCTCCTGCGCCTGCTCCTGCGCCCGCAGAGGGACAAAGAGTTAAAGGTCGCTGGGTTTAAGAGCTGAGTATATTATCCTTGACTTTTGTCTTGGATCGTGTTAATATAGTTGATATGACTATAGGTGTTTCTGTGTGCGAAGAATTCTCTAGCGACATTTGTGTGTCGACTATTATGCATAAAGCCGAAAGCGATGCGCAGATTGAATGCGAAGAGATTAAATGCAAACTAGACATCAACTATTTAACTACGCTAACAGAAAGAATGGCTCAAATTGGCTATTGTTGCACTCAAGTTCAAAAAGATTTGCGGCTTGATAGTTGCACAGTTTGGTTCGAACCGATTAGTATAAAATGAAATCAAAACCTAAACAAAAAAAATCAGAGAAACAAATCGTTCGAGATTTTAACAATAAATATAATACTCAAGCAGGAAAAGGAGATCAACCTCGAAACATTTTTTCGGAGCAATATAGAGAAAATTTTGATGCGATCTTCAGCAAAAAACCAAAAACCAAAAAAAATATTCGACAGAGAGATTAGTCATAGTGGACGATAGACAAAAGAAATACGCCTCGACAGAATCAGGGAAAAAAGCTCTTACGCGCGCGCGTAAGAAGTATGATGAAGAGAATCTAGAAAAACGGAGGCAGCAAAAGCGGGACTATATGCGAAGGAAAAGGCTCGAAGACCCAAATTATTGCAAGTGGAAATAGCTCCGCATAAATTTTTTCCTTTTAACACTTGACAGAAAATTGTTTTTCTGCTAAAGTATTTTTAATGATAAAAAAAGCGGGATTATTCTTATACCTCAGTTTTATGTCTGGATGCTTTACTAGCGTGACTAAGGACATCGAACCTTTTCCCAATCTTGCTGTTGAGCCTGTAGTCGAAGTAAACCGATTGCCCCATCCATTCAATCTTAATGGGTCTTTACCTTATGCAGTGTGGGTTGACGGAGAAATGCTTCCACTAAAATCTGAGGAAGCGAATAAAATAGTAGAGTCTCTTAATTTAAAATTTGAACAACCTCCAGATACAGAAGAAATTCATTCTGGCAGAGGTTGGCTTTATCCATATAATAGTAATAAAAAAAATGATATTAGTAACTGGCCATAAAGGGTATATAGGTGGACACCTATACAAAAAAGTTAAAATGCTAGGTAAGCCTGTAGTAGGAATTGACCTAAAAGATGGAGAAGATTTGAATGAACGATTACCTGACGGCGATTTCGATTTTGTATTTCATTTTGCGGCGCTTCCCAGAGTTGAAATGTCTGTAGAGTCGCCGAGCTATACTTTAAAACAAAATGTTTTATCGACCTCTAGACTTCTAGAGTGGAGTAAAGACCATGGGGTAAAAAGGTTTATTTTCTCTTCTTCTTCTGCAATTATGGGGCATGGAGACGGAGTTCCCTTATCTCCCTACGGATTACATAAACTAATGTCAGAGATGGAGTGTGAGCTTTATTCTCGCTTATATGGGATGGATACAGTTTGCTTGAGATATTTTAATGCGTATTCTGAAGACCAGCCATATGGAGGAGCTTATACTACTGCAATTGCAGCTTGGATGGAAAAAATAAGGAAATGCGATCAATTAAGAATGGACGGAGACGGAGAACAGACCAGAGACTTAGTTCATGTTGAGGATATTGTATCTGCTAATATTTTTGTGATGAACAGCGAGCAAAAATTTAATGGAAAATATTTTAATGTTGGATCTGGAAAAGCCGTATCAATGAACTATATTAAAAACTATATTGACGAGCATAATAAAGGCGTGTCTTGGAAATACGCTTCAGCGAGAAAAGGTGATGCGAGAAATACTCTTGCAGATATATCAGAGCTAAAAGCTTTAGGATGGGAACCAAAGGTAAGCATTGAAGAAGGGTTGAAGAGGTGTTTCAATGCGAGTTAGACAGCGTAGAGAGCCAACTCCATGCGGGAAGTATTCGATTAATTTCGATAAAGAAGATTTAGTTAATATCTATGTTAAAGAATGGGTATTGAAATGGTGCAAGAAATATCATCCAGAAGCTTTTGATGAAGCGGAAAAATTCGTCAAAAATAATCTTGACAATTAAACCTCTTTGTGCTAACATTAAAGAATAATGAAAATTGAAAGATCTCTAAAATACGCAAAATTTGAATGGGACGATGAGAATAAAACATTTACAATCACCCAAGCAGACGGCAATAAAGTTTGCTTAAATAAAGTTTATGCCTTTTCTTTCATGCGTTTTGTCACAAGTATGGCGCAAAGAAATTGGTTTCGCAAAACAGAAAAAACCCAAATAAAACAAAAAGATTTAGATAGCCTAGCCGAAAGCGGTCAATTCGTTTTCGATGAAGCTTTAAATGTCAATAAGTTATTACAAAACAATGAAGACGAAAGTTAAAAATCGCAATCAAATTAATTCAAACTCAGAAATGATTACAGAAGCTTCAAGAAAGCAGCATTCACCATATTGGGAAATGGTAGATGGCAATCTTAAACCTGTTCATCGTTTTATATCTGCGCATTATGATCCAATACCTGTCCTAGCTTATATTAATGGCGAAGAAGCGAAGCACATTTTGGACCATCACAATGGTTACAATCGAACTCTCAGGAAATCTTTTGTATCAGAATACTCCAGATCAATGGATCGAGGTGAGTGGAAATCTGGGAACGATTGCTTAATGTTCACCGAAGACGGAACTCGTATTAATGGAGAGCATAGACTTAGGGCGGTTGTTAAAACTGCCGAACTAAGAAACCCCGATAACCTTGCAGAATTTTCAGCCCCCTTTCTTGTCTTAAAAGGCCAGCCGCCCGAAATGGCAGACATCGTAGATGGCGGAGCATCAAGATCTTTAGTTGATACTGCAATTCTTAATGGGTGCATTAAGAAAAGCGACAAAGTCGGAGCAAAAGCTCTTAAACTTATATATAATTCGTTTAGAAAGACTCTTAGTGGCGACGGCATGGACAAGGGTTTATGCACCAAACAAGAAGCTCAAGAAATTATGAGAGAAGACTTTCCGTCAGAGCAGGGGAAAACTTATAATGAAGTAGCAAGGGAAGCTGTGGAGATTATAAACAACCAAGACAAAACGAGACCTCTTTTTGATGGGCATCACGTAGCTCTTTTCCAATATTGGCAACGCCACCCCGAGAAAGCAAAAACTCTCTGGCAAATGCTTACTGCGGACAGCGATGGTTTTCTAAATCTCCAAAAAGAAGGGGTCAATATTGCAATGCAAGGAGAAGATTGCCCAGATGAAAATGTTGTGGTAGGTAAATTTCGAGAAGTATCAAGAGTGAGATATTCTGACAGAATAAAGATCAAACGAGGGGCAAAATCTCATGGAGGGGGAGCTTTTAGTTCTTTTTATCGAGAAATGTTATTTGTGATACAGTGCTATCATAATAAAACTCGAGTGTCTCGTCTTAAAGAAAGATGTCTAGTTACAGAGGAAGAATACAAAGAAAGAGGAAAGGCTAAAACAAACTTTCATTGGGGGCTTTTGAAATAATTTTATGAAAAGCATTAAAGCATCATTTGTTACAGGTTCTAGAGAAAAGCTAATTGGTCAAACAGAGGAATCTTTCTCTACCACAACTAGCCAATCTAGATTAGCATTAAATAGCGAAGACATTGTTTTCGCGACAGATTTTTTAGAATTTTTTTATAAGGATAGTGACTTTCCCGTAGGAGAAGGTGACCCCGTAGGTTTTGAAGTTGATCACGGGGAAAAAGTAGAACTAGTTCTTTTTGATAATGTTTACTGGAATCCTCAATATGAGGATTAAACAAAAGTATATTTGGAGCTTAATAGCTATTATTTTTGTATTTTATTTTCAAAGTCAGCTTCTAAAAATAGATGAAAAGCTAGATTTAATCTTGTCTAATTCTGAAACGATAAATCCATAATGGGCTTCACTTTAGTTAGCATAGAAGATAGCGAAGAGTTTAATATAAACTTTTTTGAGTGGAGGCCTTTGCTTTTATTAGGCGAAGCATACGGCTGGGAACCTGCTGGCACACTTCTAGAAAATGATGAATCTTGGGACGGCTCTTATCTCAGCAATGATGGTCAAAAAATAACTCAAGGAGATTGTGAGAAATTATTTCAAGCAATTGAAGTGGCATATGAGGACATTCCAGACGAGCAGATCACAGATTTTTTCAAACACTTTGGCTATGATGATGACGGTTATGAAGATTATTATGATGCGCTTCGCAACAAAGATCACAATACATTAATGATGCACTTTAGCGGTAACAAAACTTTTTTATCGGATTTTATGGCTTTTCTAAAAAAAGGAGGAGCTTGCATCCATTAATTTATGTCCAAGTTAGTTAAAGACGCTTATTTCAAAAATATGTCTGACAGCCAGACTAAGCTAAAAAGCTTTCTATCTTCAATGCATTATTATGCTGACGAAGTTAATGACATCTTACAAGAGACTAATTTGACTCTCATCAAAAAACGGGATAACTTTGACGATTCTAGAGACTTTTTGCCTTGGGCTTTTTCTGTAGCTCGTTTCACTCTCATGGCTTTTAAAAAAAAGAGGGCTAGAGAATTGAAAAGAGTTTCGTATGGAGCAGAGCCTCTATATGAATTCTTGGCGGATGAAAAACTTGAAGAGAAAATTTTGCATGAAATAAAAATGGAGAGAATGCGCTTGATAGAAGTAATTAGGTCAAATCTTTCTTCAAAGTCTTTAATTATGTTTGATAAAATGCTGGAAGGCAAGAGTCCAAAACAAATGTCTCACGAAACAGGGTATTCAATGCGCAATATATACAGCTATCGACGAAGAACCATTCATAAAGCTAAAAAAATTTTAAATAAATACAATGAGTCCGAATAAAAAAAGTCAAGGGATGGTGGAGGTTGAGGGAAAAATAACTGCAGTTCTACCGAGCACCATGTTCCGCGCAGAGCTTTCAAATGGTCATGAGGTCTTAGCTCACATATCTGGAAAACTTAGAAAACATTTTATTAAGATTACTGTTGGCGATCTTGTTAAGATGGAGATGAGCCCCTTAGATCTGGACAAAGCCAGAATCATATATCGACTCAGAAACCCCGTCTCAAACAAACAATCTCCAAAAAGAAGTTTTGGCCCGAGAAAAAGATAAGATGATTCCAAAAATTATTCACCAGAGTCAGAAGGATGAAGACTCAATAACTAAAGAAGAAAGCCTTTACCGCGAACGCTTGTTAAAAATTAATCCTAATTTTGAATATAAGTTTTGGTCCGACGAAGATAATTACAATTTAATTAAAGATCATTATAATTGGTTTCTCCCCACATATGATTCTTATAAATGGCCAGTGCAAAAAGCTGATGCTTGCAGATATTTTTATTTGCACCGCTATGGAGGCATTTATTTAGACTTAGACATGGAGGCAGTTCAGCCCATTGCTAGAATGATTAATTTTCTAGACAAAGGGGTCATTCAGCCGCTCGACAGATCTGGGGCAGGTGCTAAATCAGTATTTCTTTTTGAAGAATACCCTAATGCTTTCTTCCTGCAAAAAACAATTTTTAACGGGATTATGGTTTCTTCAAAAGGCGATCCGTTTTGGCCTTTCGTTCATTTTTGTTTGCAAGCTTATCAATTTCAGCAAGAAAAAAAATTAAAAGCAAATCCTCATGTGAACCCTAAAACCCAAAACGTATTAAGGAGTACTGGCCCAAGATTTCTAAGAGAAGCGTACATAAAGTATAAAAACGCAACAGAAAATTTAGCAACAGGAAACGGAGTTAATGTATTTCCTTGGTTCTGCGTTAATCTGCCTAGAGTTCCAAGTATTGACAAAGAAAACCCTTGGGTGGTTTATGATAGTTTTCATCCAAAAAATCTAAGTAAAGTTGATAATGACAACCCAGCTTCTGCAGCTTGGTCAAGATTTCTACCCTTTACTGTTAAAGCAGAAGACCATCCGAATACTTTCTTCATTCACCAAAGCCTACAGACATGGCATAAAGATTTATGATTGAAATACCATTTACTCACGCAATGATCGCAGAAGCCAAAAAAAAGGCTGAAGAACTTGGAGAAATAAATAATTCAATAACTAAAGGTGGGGGTAATAGGGCTGGATATTTAGGGGAGTTTTCAATTGCAAAACATATTAAGGCAAATAATGTTAGTTGCGAACTTGGTAGATCCAAATATGACAGAGATTTAATAAAATACAAAGGCTCTACAGAGATTGATCTTGAAGTAAAGACTAAGCGCAGGACTGCCAATCCTAAGTCTTATTACGATGCTTCTATAGCAGACACAAGCAAGCACCAACAACCTAATTATTACTTATTTTTAAGTATAACCTTTCAACGCTCAACAAAAGAACATCCTAGGCAGTATTACAACCCATTAAGCGTATGGTTTTGTGGCTTCATGGAAAGAGACGAGTATTTTAAAAAAGCTAAACTATGGAAGAAAGGAGATGTGGACAATAGCAATGACTTTACCACAAAAGTTGACATGTATAACCTTCCTTATTCAGAATTAATTCATCCAAAAGAATTTTTTAATATATTTAAATAAATATGAATCTACCAAGTTATTATCTATCTTTTGCTCAACAAATGGGTATAGATGTGGCAGATATTGTTAGGCTAGACAAGTTTAAGTTCATTAATAAAGATTTTCCATTAGCTTCTATTTTAATACATGAATCACCTTTCAATAAAATTCGTGTTGGCAGAGATGGAGATGGAGGCTATGTAATTGCAGAGGGTTTGACTTACGATTGCTTAATTAGTGCAGGAGTCAATGACGATGACTCTTTTGAGCAAGATTTTCTATCTCTCAATGATGTTCCAGCTTACGCTTTTGATGGCTCTATAGAGAAGATGCCTACAAAAGATAGAAGAATAAAATTCTACAGCAAGAATATCTCAGATAAAAACTCTAAAAAAGAAGATAATTTATCTAACTTGTTGAAAGACTATGATGACATTTTTTTAAAGATGGACATAGAAGGAGACGAATATATTTGGCTAAATAGCCTTGATGATGACCAGCTATCTAAATTCAAGCAAATCGCCATTGAGTTCCATGAGCCATATGAGCGATACAAATGGAGGTGCTTAGAAAGATTATCTTCAAGCCATTGGGCAATTCATTTTAACCCCAATAATTGTGGTTCTGTTTGCTATCATGTTAATGATGAAGTTTCCACAAGAGTTGCCGAGTGTTTTGAAATGACATACATAAGGAAGGCAGACATAAAAGGCGAGCCGAATCTTAATAAATCAACATTTCCAACAAAATTAGATAAACCTAACGACCCAAATAGGAGAGTTATTAACTATCAGGGGTTTCCCTACTCAATATAAGTATGCAAAATATCTACATTTCTTTGGGCTATGGATGTCAAATAGCTGAAAAACTTCGAGATTTAAACTTAAGGAATTTTTCTTTGCCCTTCGACTGGGTAATACCACACGGAGGAGTTTCAAACATAATTAAAAATAATTTTAAAAATTTTTTACCTCAAGATAAATTTATAAATTCACACGGAGATGAGCATCCGATGAATTTAGAGTCTAAATTAATTTTTCCTCATAATACGTTTCCTAAGGACGAACAAGCCATGAAAAGAAGAATTGTCCGTTTTATGGAATTGCTTGAACTGAAAGATGATCAATTAATTTTCCTTAAACGGGGTCATCTAGAATCTCATCATAATGCAGAATATGCGACAAAACATGATTGGTCGATAAAAAATGATATACATGAATGCGAAGAGTTAAGTGCTTACCTGAAAATAAAACACCCTAAATTAAAATTTAAGATCGTATTAATTTTGCTATGCTCTCTCTGCTTTAAGCTTAGTAAAACTTACAATTCAAAAAATATTTTAATATATAATTGCGCTTTTCCAAATTGCAATCGCCAACAAAAAGACGAAATTGCAGACAAAGCTTTAGTAAATATAATTAAATTATTAAACAAACATGAAAACTATAACAAACAAGATATTCAGAAATTGGTTTATTCATAATGTCATCGGGCATCCTGTCTCAGAAATGCTTTATTGGGTGATTCTTCCGTTTAATTCCACAAAAGCTAGTGTGGCTTCAGTTTGGTTTCATGATGCAACTTGCCCTAATAAAGGGCATAAAGACGAGTCATTTACTTAGAAATTTTCTCTTAAAAATTTTATAATATAGTGTGAAAAAAAAGAAATATGAACAACCAAAGCTCTACACCTTTCGCGTCAAATATAACGCAGGTGCAGGTCATGAAGCGAATGATTCGTTTCATTATTTTCAAGCAATAAATGCCGAGCAAGCCTTAGAATTTCATTTTGCAATGATGGAAAGAAAGAATTTCATTAGCCAAACCATTAGCGTGGAAAGAAAAGATCCCTATGCAGATAAATGGGTTCTAGAAGATGTCCAGCAAGTTTTGGATTAATATATTGCCACCTTAGCTCAGATGGTAGAGCACCTCACTTGTAATGAGGATGTCGTCAGTTCGATCCTGACAGGTGGCTCCATTTAACCGCCCTGTTGTTTTATTTTTTTTATAATTTCCTCCTTTTCTTCTTCAGTCAGCGTCTCATATTTTTTTTCAGCAAGCGCCCAAGCAGCTCTAACCCTTACCGCGTAATGGACTTTAAAGCTTTTGTCAGCCATAATTTCCACAGTCAAATAATCGATTATCCTGTTCCTCATATAAAAAAATACACAAAAAGCTTGACTTTGCCTGCCGAATATGCATTATTGTTCTTAGTCAATGAGATAAAAGTCTCAAAAGCAAAACAATAAAAACTCAAATATATAAAAAAATGGATAATACATCGTTTGTACAACTTACAGAACTATGGCAAGACGGCGGCTTTTCTGAAGTCGGAAATATTATTAACGAAGAGAAGTGGAGCGCTTCTAGGGTCGCAGAATTTTGCGCTTATGTTACAAGGTATCTTGGTACTTCTCAGCTAAATATACTATATAAATTTTTATAATGAAAACCGAAGTTATTTATATAAATTCTGCGCACCAAACCATGGAAGCCAATTTCATATCCAGCCCATTTGAAATGAAGTTGGTTGCGGAAGCGATTGCTGAATTTACAAATAAGCATTACATAAATAATGAAACATTAGACGATTTCCGCGTAAAGCTTCAAAAGGCATATCAAGCCCACAATAATTTGCATGAAAATGATTTTGGCTTTACAGAAGAAGATCGACAAGAGGTGTACGGAGCTTTTTAATGGTGAGCAGAAAGGAACAGATAGAACTGCTATGGATGACCCATGATTTTTTACTAGAGAAAATATATCCTCTTGAGCAAGAAAACGAAATACTTTACGAGAACATTAAACAATTAAAAAAGGAAGTAAACAATCCACATAAATTACTAACGGCATTTTTGCAAATAAACAAAGATTTAGATTTATTCTACGGCAAGCAATTAGTTTGCTTGGATGACATAATCCCCTTGCATGAAGAAAATATAGACATTCCACCAGAAAGAGAAATTGACATTAATACACTTTACGCTTTGAGGGTTGCTACTATCGATTTATTAGAAAACCACAGGGTTACAGGCGAAGAAATCAAACAACTAATTAACGATTTAAATGAGAGAAATTGAAAACAGGCGCAGAGAAAGGCATATCCTACTTAAACTTGCGGAAGAATTGAACGAGCTATCGGTAGAAGTTTTACATTGCGTAAATAAGCCAAAGAAAGAAAATTTAAATGAAATATTTTCAGAAATTAAAGATGTTGAGAAATGGATTTTAAAATTTAAAGAACTTAAAAATTAATTTAAATAAAAAATATTATGAAAAATATTATTCAAGTTGAAGATTCAAATAATGAAAAGTACCATATAAATCCAAAGCAGGTTATGTATGTAAAAGAAAAAGCGCATGGAGACTCTATTTTCTACAGAATAGCTTTATCAAATGGGGAATCTATTGTTACAAAAAATTCACATGGAATAGAGCAAATTATACGCTCTATAAAAAAATAATTTGAAAAAAATGATTGAACAAATAAGCGAAGAAATAAACTATCAAAAAGGCTACGATAAAGGGTGGGCAGATGCACAAGAATATCTTGCTAAAAATTTTGAAAAAAGTATGCTAAAAAATCAAACAGAGGCGTACGATAAGGGCTACAAAGAAGGCGCAAATCAGAAAGATAACCAACCCTGTCTTTGCGGATTTTGGGGGCAGAAAAAATGAAAATATCAATTACTAATTATAATAAAACTTATAGCGTTGAATCCAATGAAGATGTAGATGCAGAAGGCTTGGCAGATATGTTTAAGGGCTTAATGGTAAGCATGGGCTTTCATCCTAAAAATGTAGACGAATTATTTAACACAGAATACGAATGGTTCTCAGAAGAAGAAAATGATAAATTGGATTAAAATTGAAGACGAGATTCCCGAAGAAGGTGTAAGATTGCTTTACTTCTTTGAGGGAACAGGAGTGTGGACAGGTTTTTACTATGGTAGAGACGAAGATTATCACGATTCAAATAACCATGTATTTGGTAGCGATGCAGGGTTCTTAACAGGAGATGTCACTCATTATTGCTATATTGATTACCCCGAAGGTGAAGGTGCAGAGTGGAGAGTTGACGCAGATAGAGAATTTTTTGAAGAAACTAAACTTCAAATAAATAAATTAAAAAAGCCTATAAGTTATGAAAACATTACATAATACTAAAAATTGCAATTACAGAAGATTTTTGCATAAAAAATTAAAGCATGGGAAAATAAGCGGTCGCTTTTATAAATTTCTTTGCAGGAATTTCCCTTATCGAGTTAATGCAAGAGAGGTGACAATTTGTGTCGGCATGGTGCTTGATGGTAGAATGACCGAAAATAAAGCCATTAGCACCTTGCAAGGAGCAGGGAACGAACTAAGAAGACAAAAAGAAATGTACAAATCAAATATAGAGTGCATAAAAAAAATTAAGCGATGAAAACAGGAATTACATTTTCAACCTTTGATCTTCTTCATGCAGGTCATATCTTAATGCTAAAAGAAGCAAAATCTGTTTGCGATTATCTTATTTGTGGTCTTCACATTGACCCTCAGATCGAGCGCCCTCAGAAAAATAAACCTATTCAAAGTGTGGTTGAGCGCTATATTCAATTATCTTCAGTAGAATATGTTGATGAAGTTATACCATATAATCTTGAAAAAGATTTGCATGATATTTTATGGGCTTACCCTATTGATGTGAGAATTATTGGCGCTGACTATAAAGGTGATAATTTTTCGGGGCTTGACATTTGTCAATCAAAAGGCATTGAGATTTATTACAACGAAAGATCACATGAGTTCTCAAGCACAGAATTAAGGCAAAGAATCGCTGAGGCACAAAGCAACTTATGAAATTTTTAGAATGGGCATGGGATACTATTTGTGTGATTGGGGTATTTTGTTATTGCATTTTTGCTAGTTTTATATTATTATTTACAAACGATGAATAAATTATTATACAATATGTTAAAAAACTCTGCGCAAGCAGATGTAGATAAAGCGAAGTTAAGTCTCCATTTACTCGGAGAAAAAGCAGTTGGCATAGGAGATCATTCGACAGAAGATTTTTACAACAATGCCAAAGAAGCCCTATGTTTGCTCGATGATGCGCAGGGGAGATTAGAAGTTTTAAAACAATTTGAAAAAGATTAATATGTAGAAAAATTAATTTAAATAAATTTATTATGTTTGATAGCGGTATAAGTAATGAGTTTGAAGAAGCTCATCAGAAAGGCTTGCATAGAGGCTTTGATTTAGGTTGGTCTTATAAAGGGAGATATTACCGACAGATGATTAGAGATATGCTTAATAGCAAAGACTACTTAAAGTCGGGGGAAGGAACTCTCAAAAGACTCTTGAATAAAATGGAGAGAGATAAGGACAACAGAGAAAACATCTCAATAAATAGTTGGTAAATAGTTCTTGACATCCTTTGCTTCTTCATGTATAGTCGAGCAATTATGGCAGAAGTAACACAGATAGAAGGCAATCTCCTCGATTTTCCAAACGATATTAATACTATCGCCCATTCCTGCAATACTATGCACATCATGGGAGCAGGTATAGCTAAACAGATTAAAGATCGCTATCCCGAAGCATACGAAGCAGATTGGAAGGCATTTAACCAAGAGTACGACCACAATGGACAATATGTTCATTGGCTCGGAAAATTCTCAAAAGCCAAAATAAATGGCGACAAATATATATACAATATGTATAACCAAGCAAGTATTGGAGATGGCTCAAGACAAGTTCATTACGAAAAGTTTTGGCAAGCATTAAAAAAAGTAGAGCAAGACCTTTTTGAGATGAATGTAAATAAACATGAATACGATGGAAGTCCACCCCCTGTTCTTGGATTGCCATACGGAATTTCTTGCGGTTTAGCGGGGGGAAATTGGGGCATTATAAAAGCAATGATTGAAGATATTTTTCTTGACTCTCCGATACAATGCTATATAGTTAAGTTTGATTTAGCGTAGGCGGATGTGGCGGAATTGGTAGACGCTACGGACTTAAAATCCGTTTCCCTTGGGAGTGTGGGTTCGATTCCCACCATCCGCACCATTTTTGCTTGACATTTAAATTTTTTTTTCTTAGTTTATATAGCGTAATGAACATTTTATACATAATCAGAGGTCTTTCGGGGAGTGGTAAAACTACCCTTGCCCACAAGCTATCTCCTGTGGTTTACTCTGCGGATGATTGGTTTACAGATCAAGCAGGTAACTACAACTTTGATGCAAGCAAATTAAAGATAGCACATGAGAATTGCCAAAGAAATGTTAAATATGCTATGACCCAAAAAGCTAATGTGATTGCAGTAGCAAATACTTTTTCTCAAGCGTGGGAAGCAGAGCCATATTTTATTTTAGCTAAAGAATTTAATTATTCCCCTTTTGTTATTGAGTGTCAAAACTCTTTTCAAAATATACATGGAGTACCACAAGAAACAATTAACTTAATGAAAAATAGATGGGAGTCTTATTTAAAATGAAAGAAAATGGATTATATGACAGGTTTGATTTAGAGGAAGCAATTCAGAAAATGGCTATGGTAGAGGATGATATAGATACAATAATGTATTCTTTTTCCGACTCGCCTACGGCTTTTGTGGGGCATCCCTCTGAAGACAAAATACTAAATATGTTAATTGGGGCGAAAGAGTTGCATAAATCTAGGCAAGAAAAACTTTTTCATGTTTTTGAAGATTTAATTAAAAATAAAATTATAAAATGAGTAAAAAAAATGATCCATTCTACGATGAGGATTTAAATTTGACTTGCCCAATAACAAATAAAGATGTGCTTGATGATTGTCATATCGTAATAGAGTTTGGTTATGGTAGTGATAAAGATATGACTACTTATACTTTTTCTACTATACATGACGAAGTAGGCAAGAAAGTTGTAGCGTACATACAATCCCTCATGCCCAAAGGTCACTCCGTAGAAGATTTTAGCATAAATGTCATGGACGATTTATTTGGAGACGAAAGTTCTTGACAATTATTTTTTTTCGCTCAATATAGAAAGGTATTATGGAATCAGATACAATGTTTCGTGGCTTGGTAGGACAATCAAGCGTCAAAAGAAAATTAGCTTTTTACAAATCGGCTTTCAATCAAACTAGCTTATGCCCATTTTTGCTTTTTGCAGGTGCGAAAGGCTTGGGCAAGACAGAGTTTGCTAAAGCGTTTGCTAATGAGCTTCACAATCAAAGTGGGAGCAAAAGACCATTACTAGAATTGAATTGTTCTACATTGTCTAATGTGGACACATTCTTTGAGCAAGTCTTCTTGCCTGTTATTAATAATAATGAAGTTTCAATTTTGTTTGACGAGGCGCATGAATTACCTAAAGATTTAACCAATGCTTTTTTGACTATTTTTAATACTGAAAGTAGCGCTAATAAAGAATTTATTTGGCAAGAGTCTGTTTGTCATTTTGATTTTACAAGACAAACCTATATGTTTGCAACGACTGAAACAGATAAGTTGTTTCCACCTTTAAAAGACAGGTTGACCCCAATAGACTTTGAGCCTTATTCTTACAATGAGCTTTCAAATATTATGGCTTTGAATATTAGTGATGACATTAATATTGATGACGAGGTTTTAGAAAAACTTAGTAAGACGACTAGGGGCAACGCGAGAAATGCGGTAAAGAGAGCTAAAGAAGTCCATCTTTATTGCGAAGCTAAAGGAAAAGATAATTTTTCTCTTGACGATTTAGAAGATTTAAGAGATACTTTAGATATTCTTCCATTTGGAATATCAAGAACAGAAAAGGAAATCTTAGAAATATTACACAAAGATGGGTGTTGCACATTAACATCTTTATCAGCAAAAACAGGTTTAAGCAAGACTGCGCTAATGCAAGATCACGAAATGTACTTATTGAGAAAGTCTTTTATTGAGATTGATGGCAAAAGAAAGCTAACCCCAAATGGCAGAAAATTAATAGCAAGAATATTAGAAGGAGAAACAAAATGATTAATACAATAGAAACTTGGAAAGCGCCTCAAGAAGTCGCTCTAGCGATTATTGATTTAGCATTAACTCACATTAAAAAAGTTGAGCTTAATCCCGAAATTGAAACCGAAGGAGATAACTTTGACTATTGGAATAGCTATGATTTAGGAGATGGTAATTATATAGATTATAATATTCATTGTGGAGACGAGTGGTGCGTAGTTAAGCAAGATGGTTCGGGAGAGTATGAATATACTGACCCTAGTACATGGTCTTGGGATGTTTGTGCTTATGCAGTTGATCCACCAACTAAAGATAATCCCTATCATCAGATTGATACAGATAGAGAACAATATTTATTTAGTTATAATAAAAAAGGAAATAAAGAGGTAGAATTTGAAAAATGAGTCATGGCAATTATTACGATAGAATGGATTTAACCAAAAAAAATACTTATGTATTCAGCGTCCCTGCAACTTATTTTTATGAAATAGATGCAGATTCCGAAGATGAAGCAAGGAAGCTATTGGAAGAAGAGGGCGGTATGGACATTATGGGTACTCTTGGAGAAATCACTCATAAAGATTATATGAACGCTACCCTTGAAGAAACTTGGACAAGTGAATAAATATAGTGTACATAATGATGTGAATTTTTTTATTGAATTACTCATCATTGCAACAATCACCATTACCTTGTGGTGTTCAGCATTTTGATGAATCAATTTCACGATCCAAAAGATAACTCTTGGAGCAAAAAAGATATTTTTTTGTTGACATACGCTATTGTTATCAATATACTCACCCTTAGTTTTTTATTATATATTATATTATGAGTGGAGAAGGTTTATCAGTAAGTTTTAGAAGAACGCAAGCGACTACGAAGTCTAATAGCGAACTCCTTGAAGAGTTCCAAAAGATTATTTATAGTAGTCGAGTAATGAAGCACATGAAATGGTATGGCAAACTTCATAGTGTTGACATACTAGAGCATGGTGACGACAATCGACCAAAATTTCAACAAGAATATGTTGCAATTAAAGATACTTTTCAATTTGAAATTAGTGTCTACGAGTCTTGGTATGAGGATGCAAACTTGTACGAGTCACATGAAGTAGAAGATAGTTTTGTTTCTCTTGCTAGAAAGTTTGCAGACCACAATGGTCTTATGTATTTTGCTAAAGGTTTTCCTGCTGAATGGATAGAAACAGAAACTATTGATGGAGAAAATTGTTGGAATCATTTTAATGTCAAACCCGATGATAAAAACATTGACAAGATATGCAAAATATGGCATCATTATGGAATGTGCATGGTTAGAGCCGAGCAATTTGGTCAAACCGATGAAATGAAACGCTTCTATTGGGAGCAAGCTAGAGATGAAATTAAAAAAATAATGGAGCATAAAAATGAGTGTTGTATCTGAATCAGTAAATTTTGAAATGAACATCCAACCCGACATTAAACATGATTCGGTAGGGAACGATGATGGTTCTTTTGGTGGAGAAGATTTTGTCTTGACAGGTCACAACGCTTGGCTTAGAATAGATGGATATTCTTTAATGATTAGTAACCATGATAACAGAATTTCAGTTGCGCTCTTTCATCTTGGGAAAGAGGCTGAAGATGAGCTTGAGAGGTTTGATTATTTTAAATAATATCTTGACATCACCTTAAATCTATGTCAATATTATTGAGTAATGAAAAAACTAGACACACTATATAAAGTAGATTCAACAGGCAAGTTGCGTGAGTGGACTATGCACATTGATGGCAATTCATTCTATGCAGTCAAAGGTCTTGTCGAAGGCAAAAAGACTCAAGACAAGGCTACGACTACAATCGCTAAAAATGTCGGTAGGTCAAATGAAACAACCCCCGAAGAGCAAGCGGAGCTTGAGGCTCAAGCAAAGTTTCAGAAGAAATTAGATTCGGGCTATGCGTTCAATGAAATAGATGCGCAAGAGAAGAAGTTTTATGAACCAATGCTTGCGCATAATTATAAAGATCGCAAGGGTGAACTTGAGTATCCAATATACTCCCAACCAAAGCTTGATGGTATTCGTTGCGTTGTTCGTATGGAAGATGATGCGCTCGTAGGACGCACTCGTAACGGCAAGGAGATAGAGTGTATTCCTCATATTCTCAAAAGCCTCAATAGCTTCTTTCTTGACTACCCAAATGCCATTCTTGATGGAGAGTTGTATAATCACGATTTGAGGGATAATTTCAATAAGATTACTTCGCTTGTTCGCAAACAAAAACCAACTCAATCAGATAAGATGAGCGACAATGTTTTTGCAAAAAAAGTCGTTGATTATGAAGAGAGGCTTGCAGAGGCAGAAGAGACTATTGAGTACCATGTGTATGATGCACCTTATCTTAATCATTACTGCACAGAGAATACTACATTCGATATGCGCTTTAATCAACTTAAAAACGCTTTCAACAAAAGTGCAAACATTATTCAACATAATGTGTTGCTTGTAGAAACATCTAAAGTTGATAGTGAAGATGAGCTTGACGATTTATATGGTCAGTATATCGACTTAGGCTACGAAGGTCAAATGGTTCGCAAGGACGAAGGCTATGAGAACAAGCGCAGTAAAACTCTTCTTAAACGCAAAGAATTTATTGATGCAGAATATCGAGTTATCGACATTGATGTAGGTAATGGTAATCGTAGTGGGACTGCAAAGCACCTAGTATGCTTTTGCGAGAATACTCAAAAAACTTTCAATTCAAATATTAAAGGTTCATTCGATTACCTTAAAGAAATTTATGATAATCGCAAGAATTATATTGGTCAGTTAGCGACTATCAAATTTTTTCAGCTTACTCCCGATGGGATACCTAGATTTCCGTATGCAATCGGATTTAGAAACTATGAATAATTTTTTATATTATGCACTTAGATAATTCATCATTACACACTTATGTTTTAATCGACTTAAACTTAAAGTCATGCTACGCTTTTCTCAAGAGAGCAAAGCTAACAGAATATGAAGCTAAAACAAAAAACTATGCTTTCGGATTAAATGGAGTAAGAAAAAAATATGTGTTGGAGAAAGATTGGAATTGAGCTTAAAACCTTACATCATGGTTAATTGGGATAAACCAAATCCAATTCTACCCAAAAGACCAATTCTTCTTACAAAATTTGAAGCATTTAATTTAAATAAGCAGTTGGTTTTGAATGGCGAAAGTAAAAGGTATGTAAGAGAAGAATTTGGATTAACCTTAAATAATTTAAACAAAAAGTAATATGAGCGTAAAAGATAGTCATTTAACAATTAGAGAAGATTTAGTAGAAGAAGGTTTGTCTGTACCTGTTTGGTTTCTTGATTACCAAGAAGATACTCATGTAGAAGACACTCCCTCATTAAATATTGATTGCGATTATTGCACCGATGGAGAAGAACTAAACGCTTGGGGCGCAAATATTATAGTAAAAATTAGTGATCCAACTCAGTTCGATAAATACGGCAATCCTTGGAAAGATAGATTAGCTTTTGCAATATCCGCAGATTTTGATTGGAACTAATGCTATGCCAAGCAAAAAAAATCAAGCAATAGCAAATTGGAAAGATATAAACGGAAAGCATTTAGATAACCCAAAGCCGAAAGAAGTTGTAGTGGAATCCAAAAAAAAGTTTGACACAGAGCAAGCAAAAACTATAATGATTGCAATGACAATGTTTTTGCAAATTATTATTCTTTTAAAAATATTTAATTTAATATGAGTATGACAATGAGCGGAGCAAGACTCCAAGGCAATATAGATAAAGATAAAATTTTAAGAAGGTTTGAGAATGTCTTACAATTAGTTTACATGAATTGTTTGCAAACAAAAGATGGCAATTATAAAATTCCTAAAAAAGTTTTTGAATCCGTTCAAACTGAATTAGACTTTAATCCACCATCAGAAAATATTGAAGAGCAAATAAAAAAACGCTACCGAAAAAGAGAAACTTATCGTTTTTGGAAAGAATTTTTGTGTGCGTCAAAAATAGGCAATCATATTGACGCAAAAGAATATCTAATGAAAATATATACTCTTTGTGATAATAAGGGTGTTTATGGCAGTATGACACATTCTCGCTACGCTTTAGAGACAATGACTCTTGCGCTAGATGATTTATACGGAACAAATGAAACAATCATATCTCAAAACCCATTTCAAACAAAGAAAGCAAAAGTAATTTTTCCTAATGGCGGTCAAGGTGTTGCTTATAAAGCAGAAGAATCTGAGCAGGACGACCCTGCGCATCAAGTTCCATTTTGAGCTTGACTATATAAAAAACAAATAGTAATATAAATAGAAATGATTACCGAAAATATTAGTACAGAAAAGTTAGAAAAACTATCTAACGAAATAGTAAACTCATGGGACATGGAAACTCTAATGGAATATGCCTTAGATAAGGTTGAGGCATGGTTGATGAGTTTATCAGACGAAGAATTTAATGAAGAATACGAGAGGATTTTTGATTAATGGAAAAGAGCGATTTAAATAAGGCAATCTTAGAGTCTCTTGAGTCTCTATCAGAGGTGCAGATCAATCTTGGCGCTGAAGCGGGTAGGCAAATGGTTGCAGATAAAGTAGAAGAAAAACTCCAACCATACTTTCTTGATTTAATTGAAGCGATTGTCACCCCACAAAAGCCATACGCTTATCCTAAAGATGTTTAAAAAATGGCATAGCGATGACGAAGAGATAAATAAGTTGGTAAACAATGTTTCGCATTTGGTTGATAATTGTCTAAAGAAATTAGAGCCGAAGGATTTAATTATAGTCCAAAGAAGAATGAAAAGTTTTTTAAATAATGCTTTGTTTTGGATGAGCAAGGATAATCGAGAAAGATTTTATTACGACTTAAAAGATTTTGCAAATTGGTTATGCGACTTTATTGCAGAAAAAGAAAGGCAATCTTGGGATTAGCCTTGACATTTATTTTGTTTTGTAAGATAATTATACTCTATGACAATATTAGGCTTAACTTGTATTAGCGAAGAATTAAAACAGAAGGATAAGAAAAAGTATTCTTTTAAAACTATGACTCGCAAAAGGTTTAACGACCTTTGTGTAAGAGATGGCAAAGATGAAGCTATTAAAGAACTATCAGAAAGGATTCTGCATAATGCTCGCACTACTCGCTACATTATTCGCCATTGCATTAGTAATAACATCCTACATTATCGTCTTAGTTCTGCTCTCTTTCCTCTTGTTACTGACGAAAAGACAGAAGTTACTTTCGATGATTTACCCGATAAAACTCTTATACAAGAAGAGTTAGAATTTGCAGGTAAAATCGCTAAAGATTTTAATATATCTATCGGCTCTCACCCCGATCAGTTCAATGTTCTTGCGTCTCCCGATAGAGATAAGGTCGCTCGCACAATTAATGAGTTAAATTTTCAAGCAAGTGTTCTTGATATGCTAGGTCTTCCACAAGATCATACTGCACCAATGAACATTCACATAAACTATACTCCAAAAGCAGATGAAACGCTAGAGTTAGTTGCTACTAGATTCTTTCGCAATCTTTCTATGTGCGATAAAGGTGTTTACAAACGCTTGACTATCGAGAACGAAGACAAAGGTTTCTTTAATGTAGATAATTGTATTAAATTTAGCGACCATTTATTTAATGCATTCGGGGTAGGTATTCCTGTTTGCTACGACAACTTACATGATTTTTGCAATCCATCAGAAGATCACAATGTCGTATTTCAAGCAGAGCGTTGCGCTTATACATGGGTCAACCAAGGAGAAGGAGATCATAACTTTATTGCTCCTGTCTTTCATTGGTCTGAAGGCACTCCCGAAAAACCTCGTTCTCATGCAGAGTATTTTGCTCTAGGTAATATTCCACCTGTTATTGCTATCGAGCCAAATAAGGAAGCCAAGTGGGAGTGCGAAGTAAAGCAAAAAGACAAAGCTATTCGCTTAATGAGAAAAAACTTAGCTTTCGCCTAAAAAAGTCTTGACTCTTTAATTAATTTACTTTAGTCTTTTGAATATGAGTGAAAAAGATACAATAGATAAAATTAGAAAAATTCGTGCTGATCGTGCGGAACGATTAAGGCAGACTATTTCTGAGCATAATCCCGAAGCATTATTCGCTGATGGTTTTGATGAGTCGATTATGGGGTATTCTAGTGATGGGAAAGTCGTTTATTCCGTTGATATGATCGTAGGAACTCTTGTTAATAGAGATGGTATGACTCCCGATGAAGCAATAGATTATTTTAATTTTAATATGGAGTGCGCTTATCTTGGCGAATACACTCCAATTTATATGTACGAGGAATAAATAATGAAAACATTTGAAATAGAAATAGCAAGCACAACTTATCGCACTTATTTTATTGATGCAGAATCGCAAGACGAGGCAGAGAAAAGAGCATTTGAAGAATTAGATGCCGATTGGGAAATAAGTAAAGCGTGGAAACAAAATGCTGAAGTTAGCTTTATAGAAGAACAAGAAAAAGAATCTAAAGAAGATTCAATGGAATTAAAATGAAATTATCACAATTAGAAATAAAAGAAAATAAGGATGGCGATTTATATTTTACTATCCCCGATGATGTTTTAAATCGCTTAGGTTGGGAAGAGGGCGATGAAATTAAATTTATAGAAAAAGATGGTGGATTTCTCTTAACAAAAGTTAAATATGAAACGATTGAGCTTGACTTTAGCGAAGAAGAGTTGTTATTATACATGATGTGCGCACACGAACAAAATTTAAGTTTTAATCAATTTGTAGAGCAAGCATTAAAAGAAAGAATAGAACAATTTAATAATGAGTAAAAAAAGAGAATATTGTGTTGGAATTAAAATAATTAATTGCTTTTATGTCGAGGCAGAAAGTCGAGACGAGGCAGAACAAATAGTGCGAGAGTATGACCCATACAAAACTCTTGACGATTGTGATTTTAATATTGAATATGCTGATCCTACAAATGGAGAGATTGCATGGAAAATAAAAGCCGATGAATGTAATTGGCTTGACAAACGCATAGATGATCTTTATGGTGATGATCCTACTTACGAAACATAATGAATAAAAAAGCTATGGAAGGTTTAAAGAAAGAAGAAGATTTAAAGAGCGAAATAAGAGATGCCTGTTCTCACATTAAAGACTTGGAAGCAGAATTGGAATGGATGCACTCAAGAGAACCCGATGAAGTAGAATACATTGCTAGGCTACAAAAAGTTTTAGATGAACAATATGCAAGAGTTACAAAACTAGATGTTGAATTTCTTGCGATTAAAGAAATTGAATAATGAGATTAACTAAATATCAAAAAGCTAGATTGCTTGAACATGAATGGGATGTTTATACTACCGATGATGGTAAGCAAAATTGTGCTTGGGTAAGTATTCGCCCCGAAGATGGATCAATTTTTGGAGAAGTTGTAAAAACTTTAGGGTTGACAGGCAATGGGAAAGATGTAAAGCTATTGGTTGTTGCTACCGCAGAAGATAATAAAGATGAATTTTAAAGAAGCATTGAATATAGTCGTAAACGAAGCAGAAGTTTCTGCTATCGGTGAGCGCACAGACGAACATTTGCGAATCTTAAAAGCGTGTGAGATAGTTAATCAATTTGTAAAATATTTACCCGAAGGTTTTACTAAAGACGAAACTCCTAAAAGATATGCTCCTGTTGAATATGGTGACTTTTGCGATGACGAAGAAAAAATGAAAGATTTTAATACTTTAAGTAAAGAAGAATTTCTTTCGGGTTATTCTTACCTTACAGAACTAGAATATAATGCGACAAGAAGCAAACAAAAAGAAAGAGGGGAAGATTAATTATGTCAAAAATAATTCGCAGAGAAGTGTCTTGGGCAAAGGGGCGCAAGAAAGCAGATGCCCCCCATTTTACTTATTGGAGTAGTAGCAAGGATTCTTGTCGTCTTGGCGGGTTTACCATTACAAATCTAGGGCAATACAATGATTCTTTAGTTGAAGGCTCAGTTCAATGCACCGCTCACTCAAGGGATGGAGAGTCTTATTGGAAAAATTTTGATATTCCTCTTGACAAAGTAGATGAGTTCTGTCAAGCTCTTAAAGAAGTTAGGGATTTCGCTTTAAAGCATCCCCATAACAATGGAACTTAAAATATGAGAACTACACAAAGAGAAATAAGAGAAGGCAATCCTACCATTGATGAAATGCGATATGACCTCGCAGAATATGAAGCGATGAACATGAGTGTCTCAAATATTATTGAAATGCTAATCTATGGAGTTGAGCCACTTGATGAATGTCCCGACCTTCAAGTAAAAGATGAATGGGAGCAAACTTTTGGTCAATTAAAAAATTGGGAAACTAATGAATGAAGCAAGCGTATATATATCAGATTTACTAGAAGAAAATAAACTTTCTTACTCTGAAGCGCAAATTTTTCTTGACTATGCTTACGATTTAGTATTAGATGGGTATAGTGATCTTGAAATAGAGAAACTTATTACAGAAAATATCAATCAAACATTAAAGGAAAAAAAATGAATAATTATTTCGCAAATCAACCAATTCATTGGAATCAATTTAGTCCTAAAGACATCTTTTTCAAAAGCAATGCTATAACCAAAAAGCTATTGCCCGAAGACAATGTTTTGTCTTGGACGACCAAAACGAGTAGGCATGAGGCAATCGCAAAGAAAACAGGCGCAACTCCTCACCATACTCAGAGGTGGAATGGGCAAGTTTATACTTACTACCCTAGAAATAGCTACAAAGGAGTTTTTGTTCAACTTACGAATGTTAAGAAAGAATATGTTACTGCGAATTTAGATTTCATTAATTACCTAGAAAAAAAAGATAGCCAAGGTAATCACCTTGCATCTCTTGACGCTTTAGTTTACATTGGTTCTTTCCATGATAGGCATGAGTGGGTAAAGGACTCAAGCGGTAATTATAGCATGAAAAAGACAAATAAAGTCTCTCTTGCTGATGATGAAGGTTATAGAATTGCCTATGGGGGTCAAGGAGATAATAATTATCTAACCCATAGAGAATTGATTGAGATTGCTGATATTACTGAATCAGTCAGAAAATTTCTTGTAGATAGAGTCTTGCCACTCAAAAGAGGTATTCTATCACAAGATTTAGCGCTAGTTGCATAATGGATGTCTTTGACATATTGCAGATGAATTTTACCGCAATAACCATTGCATTAGTTGTTGTTTTTTTATTGATGATCTCTTCGCATGATTAATTTTGTAAAAAGATTAGTGCGTTTATTTCGCAGGGAAAAACAATCTAAATTGTCAGTTGCGCAAATAGATGAGTTAATTGAAATAAATAAAGATGTATTGGTTCAGTTGGGTGACGAAGCAGATTATGATGGTATGGGAGATTGGGGCAGATTCCCGCCAATTAAAAAGAAAGAATGACTTTAGAAAATAAAATTAAAAAAGAAATTGAAAGATTAAGTAGTGACCATAGCGAAGAAACTATTAATCTAATAAATAATGTGTTGCTTCCGATGTTGCAATACATCAAAGATCACGAAAAAGTCTTGCGAGATATTGCTAGGATTAGTGGTAAACATGGTGTATAAGTATCGGAATCAAATATTGACATGAGCCAACCAATGCAACAACAAATTAATTTTATTAAAAATATATCTAAGTTAATTAAGCAACAGACAGATAGAAGAAATCAATGAAAACATATTTGAGTAAAGTTTTCTATTTTTTAGGAGACTTAATTTCTCATCTTTTGCGGTATAATTTAACAGGGGTAATTTTTTATCCGATATATAGATGGTTAATGCTAGTTAGTATTAGTCTTGACAAAGATTACATTGTATGGGAGAATGTAGAAACTAAAGAAAGTTTAAGAACAGATTTAATTTTAAAAGTAAAAAATGAAAATAAAATTAGGAATACGAGGAAACACAGATGCAATCAATCATATCATCATCAAGATAGATGATCTTATGTTAATAACTGCTGAGAATTTATTCCTAGTAGGAGAAGAAGGTAGAGATAAAACAGGAAAAAATTTAATTGAATTATTAGATACCCTATCGAAAGACCATGAAATATCTGTTGGTGAAAATGTTGCCAAGGAAATTGAAAGAGAATTAAATTTAAATGGAGAAATAATTAAATATGCCGATAATGGATGATTATGATGCAGGTTACAAGAAAGGCTTGCTTGATGGATACACTAAGTCTATCGTCCTTATTAGGCATTTACAGAGGGCATATAACAACATGGACTGCGAACAAGAAATCCTTAAAGAAGCAATGGAATTAATTGCAGAAAAAATAGAGTCAAATAACAATGAGTGAAATAAAAGAGTTATGGGATTTATCTTGGACTGATGGTTTATTGTTGACATTTATGTTGATGGCGCTTTATACTTACAAGGTTTGGATAGATAATAAATTTAAGAAGTAATGGCGCACGATGAATTTAATAGTGGGGCAAGGCATGGATTCTGCATGGCAAAACTTGCATTAAGAGATATTGATAGGCAACTATCAGATTGCGAAGGTGAAGATATATATAAAGTAGGCAAATCTAATTTATATAATATTAAAAAAGATTTTCTCTATGAAATATATGGAGCAATTAACAAAATAATGGAAGAAGAAGTGCATGAAGAAGACTAGAAGAAGAGTGTCAACATTAATCTTAGAAAAAGACAATAATCTACCAAAAGATTTGGTTGAGAAATTAACTTGGTCTATGCAAAAAGTCATTGTTGTTGAAGGCGACAAATATCATGTCGTCAAAAACAGGCATGGGTTTCCAATGAAGAATGGTCATATAGATTTTATACTTGAAGAAATTTCCAATAGCTATGGTTAAAAGTTCTTGACATAATTCAAGATTTAGTCTAGTGTTTTAAGCATGGACACAAATGACGCAAAAGCACTTGCCCTACTTCACATGGACGAACATGGGCTTTTTGATGAACTTTGGCATTTTGGTTTTGAAGATTGCAAACGCTCTCTTGGTCGATGTCATTATACAAAAAGAAAGATTTCTTTGTCCGAGTGGTATGTAGAGTTAAACAATGAAAAAGATGTAGAGGATACCATCCTACACGAAATTGCTCACGCTTTATCGTGGACAAGATATGGCAAAAAAGCCAAGGGTCATGGCAAGCTATGGAAACAAGTTTGCATAGAGATTGGCGCAACTCCCGAAAGATTGCATAAGGGAATAGTAGAATACCCCGACAATCATCACAAATATGTAGATACTTGTGGGTGCAAGATTACCTACAAAAGGCATAGAATAAGAAAAGGGGTAAAATATCGTTGCCCAAAATGCAGAGAACCTCTTTTTAATTCCAAAAGAAAAAAGGAATGGCTATCAGCAAAGGTTACTGCTGATTATTTAATGGAAGAACTTTTTGGGCTTGACAACTAGATAAACAATGTTATTGTAAAGGTTATGAGTTACGAAGATTTCTACAAAGAGTTTGGGTTTGATAGGTCTGTTTACGAAGACAAGACGCTATACCAAGGTAAAACTAGAACACAATGGATGAGAGATACAAAAATTATGACAGATAATCCAATTAGCATAAAATTTTTTGAAGAGTGCGGGAAAATACAAAAGCCCTTCAAGAATTATGGCATTCAAAAAAACGGAAACTATTATCCAATAGACAACAGAACCTATGTTTCTCATTCCACTTACGATGGGATTGAGCCTCTAGTAAAGCATTTAGATTTTTATTTTGCAAATTTTGCTGACAATCTTTCAAAGAAGCATACAAGAAAAGATTTCATAAATTTTGCTTTAGATTTAAATAAGTTTATGGGGGAGATTGATTTCTATTTTATTTTATCAAAAATAATGCACTTGCGAAACTCTTGTCAATTTCAAATTCAGAAAGAAGTCTCAAGAGATGCTTTGTTTTGTGATAGTTCTCAAATAACTAGCGTTTCAGATATACCTTGGTTTCATCATAAAGTTATTGAATTTTTCTTTGAAGATTCGGATTTGCCTACTTTTTTAGTTTACAGAGGTTCTTTTGATGGATTAGTAAATGAGTTCAACATCCCATATAAATTTCTTGGTGAGCGAGAAGAAGGAATTCATTTTTTTGCAGAAACTCCTACTCTAGGCTCAGTTCTATTCAGCGTTGACAATGAGACTTTACCATTCTTATTCTCAAGAAATTATGATGAATTACTTTCAGTTGTAAATTCCGACACAACTTCCAAATTAACGCTTAACTCAAAAGATGGCGCAGAACTTACGAAAGAGGAAATTCCTCATTTAGTTAGTGGAGTCGTTACTTGTTTGAAATCTATGGTTTATGCTCATTGCGATCCTACGCATATTCGACATGATGTACCCCAATCCACTTTAAAAGATGGCAAAGCAAAGATAAAGGGCAGACCAAAAGGCGAAGTGAATAAAATTATTTATGTACCTAAAGTCCAATATGAGAATAGCGCATCTTCAAATAACACTTCAAAAGAAAAACGAAAATTTTTAGGCAAGTTACCTTATTTCCGCATCTATAAAAATGACAGGTATGTGAACATGGAGAAGGGTAAGAAATATTATTACCCTAAAGTGTTGGGCGAAAACGGAGAAGACCCTGTTGAGCGTGAGTACACGAAATATATTGCGAGAAAAATCAATACTCCTTTCAAATAATTCTTGACAAATACGGAAAAAGAAATTAGTCTTCCCTTTATATGAATACCGCACAAGCATTTTTAGCAGATATAGAACAATCAATCAAAAGCGCAGAGAAGATAGCAAATTCCATTCCCAAGAAGGGTCTTAATGTCTATCTTGACAAATCAACTATGGTTATGCAAACCTTTAGTGATCCAAGCTCATTTGAGTATGCTAAGAAAGTTACCGCAAGAGCAGGTCAATCAAGTTGCCTTCGCAATGTATTAGATGCAGGGGGTAGATTGCAATGAATTTTGTGCATCATGGATGATGAATAAATCAAATTGTTAATCAAAAGTTGCAAAAATGACTCACAACGCATGATAAAAGATGCAAAATAATTGTTTAACTATATAAATACTATTTTTTTATCGAAAACACAACAAAATGCTTGACATACCATGCAAATTAACCTAGTTTAGAAAATATGAAACAACCTATATACGATGGCACAAACGAAGATGAGTGCGAATATTATGATAATGTAATCATGGACTTACCAACATTTAAAGAATGGACGAAAGATATGTCATTGACAGATCAAATAAAATTTCATTACGATGTAGACCTTGAAGAGTTTTTTCCCGATGGATGGATGGTCGATCCTTGGGAGATTGTCGCACAAGTTGCAACTAATCCTAATTGGCTAAATGAATTTAACAAAGAATTTGAAGAAAACCTAAGAGAAAGAGAATATATACAATGAAATATGTAAGAAAAGTTTGGAATATTGAGCCACAAAAAATGTTAGATTATATTCTTGAGGCAGACAAAGCAAATGGAAGAGCGTCAGAGGAATATCAACCCACTTTTTACATTGGTAAGGATTTAGATTACATTCGTGAAGTTTATGAAGATTACAATGGTCTTGAAACTCTCACAGAAGTAGAGCAAATAGAGAATGGATATTATAGATTGGAGATAGCATAATGGAATATACAGATGACAATATGCAATTAGTTGCAGAAAAAGTTGTTTTAAATATGTCTTTAGCAGACTTGCAAGCGTATGTATGCGAGGATTACTTCTTTCGATTTGACCAAGATAGTGAAGAATTTGAAGAACAAGTAAAAAAATTGGGGCTTGACAAAGAATCAGAATTAGAATAGAGTTTACGCATGAATGATACAGAAGAAATAGTTTACCACAAAGATCAAATGTCTCTCGATTTTAATTGGGAAGAAATTGATGACGAGTTAATTAAACGAGAAGCAACCATTTCCGTAGAAAATGGAGAGTATGAGGATTGGCATCATGCTTATGAATCTCATTGGGATATGTGGGAAGCAGGAGATTTAGTGTTGACAGAATCATTTTAATATACTAGAGTACGAATATGAACATTAATTATATATACGAAGACGATTCAGTTGAAGAAAAATTTTATTACGATACCTACACAGGCACTTACTTTCTCCATGATGAAGAATGGGAAGAACCTATGGAGTTTACCGAAGACGAATTAATTCAAGAAGGAATTTATCTCAATGAATTTTGTCAAAATCAAAGCATATTCTAATGAGAGATTACCTCATAGCAAAACTTAAAGATTTAGTTTCAAATAAACTCGTTCCTAGCAAAAGAGCGCAACAAATGCTTGATGATTACGATAAAGAGTCAGAAGAGCATGGCGAAGACTTAGCTATCGAGAGGGCGCTAGATCACATAAATATTATTATAAATACAGAGGGGCATGGCGAATGACAATAGTACAAATACAAAACTTTCTTTATGAAATAGACTCTATTTTAAGTGATGACCAAATAAATACTTTAGCAGAGGAAATATTTAATAATCAAGAAATTTTAATAGAATTAATTAACGATGAGAAATTCACACACAATTCAAATACATAAGGATAACGATTATCCCCATCACGATAAGATTTTAATTCCTGTTCTTTTTTCCTTGACAGATGAAGGTAAAAGAGTTTATGATGTTGAACTTATGCACGAAATACTTAGAGATCATATCGAAGGGATAATTGAACACGAAAAAGTTTATGAATAAAGAAATTATAGGAGACGATTACCCAACTTACGAAGATTCAGTCAAGCAAACGCTTGCAGAAAGAGAAAAGGAAGGAATGTACTTGGACGAGACAAATACATGGAGAATGGAATGTGGTTGCACAGAAGCAAATGTTTTAGATGGCAACCATAATGTTTGCAATAAGAAAGATTCAACCTACGCTTATATGACAGAAGCAGAACAACAGATAACTAAAGATAATTTAGAAAGATTAATTAAAGAAAACTTTGAGCTTAAACATCGCTTGTCTTGCATTTCTGCTGATCTTGAAATTATTGAAAACCATATTTGTCGATATGACAAAGACTATATTTTCAAAAAACCAAGTCTCAATCCCGATGGTAGCACCTTTGCAGATGAAGCATGGCATAATATTACTAACATAGAAATTGCTTGCGATTTAAATGATGATGATGTAGAAGAGTGGGGTAGTAAATTTAAAAATAATAATAAATTAAATTAAATTAAATTAAATTATGGGAAAGAAAGCTACAAAAAAAGGTATGACTGCAAAAGAGCAGAGCGCAAAACTAAACATGGTTTCAAAGAAAATGTCGCACACAGGCGCTTTACGCTTGACTCAATCTCTTTATGATGATAATGTCATGGTTACTCAAAAAGTTAGAAAAGCGCAAGAGACAAATAAAAGAAAATGAATAAACTAATAGAGTTAATTGACAAAAAAATTGAAGAGATTGAAAATTATGCAATAGACACTCAAGAGAACGAGGAGAGATATATCCATGAGATAAATTGCCTAATTCAGACTAAGTTTTTGCTAGAGGGAGATAAAAATCTTTTGGTAGGTTAAAAAAGTGTTTGACATTTCCAAAAATCTTGTCAAACTTATTAGCATGATGAAGGAAGATTTAGACAAGAAAACATTAAAGAAAATTTTAAGAGGCACAGAAACAGGTGGATGGGGAGACTATTCAGCTTTTCGCCATGCACAGAAAAGAGCGTTAGAGAGGCATGGAATTGAGATAGATATTAAGGTTTATAGAGAACTCTGTCTGAAGGCTCTCAACGCTCCAATCAAAAGGAAAGCTAAGGGCGGTAGAAAAGTCGTCTCTCTTCCACACAAGAAAAAGAGATTTAGGGTTGTTTTTGATCCTACCACAAACACAATTTTAACTTTTCTTCCTAAAATGGAAAAAAAGTCTTGACAGGCATTATCCTTTATGTAATAGTAGAGGCTCAATCAAATTTATCACACAAAGAAAAATAGAAATTCGCACAAAATGATTATAACACAAGACAAATCTAAACAAGTAATTCAATCCCATGATTTCGAGCAAGTAAATTGCACGATTGATGCAGAGGATATGCGCTATGTCGCATCTCTTTTGAGAAACAATTACTCCAATCCACCTCTCGCAGTAGTTCGTGAGATTACTGCAAATGCGCTTGACGCAAACCTTGAAGCAAATTCAAGTCGCAGGATTGAAGTTACTATTCCATCAACTCTCAACCCCCATTTTGTTGTTCGTGATTTCGGGGGTGGACTTAGTAAGGAAGATATTTTCGGTCTTTACTCCAAGTATGGAAAATCAACGAAAAGGGATAGCAATAATTATATCGGTGCTTTTGGCATTGGCAAGTTTGCGCCTCTTTCTTATGGTGACAACTTCACTTGCGTATCTTATCACAATGGTACGAAAGCTACATACAATATTTTTGTTAATGACGATGATGATACCAAGATTGTTGAGTTGCAAAAGCCTCAACCATCTGATGAACCAAGTGGCTTAGTGATAGAAGTTGCAGTTGCAGATGAAGATGTAGACACTTTTAGAGATGTTTGCAAGCAATTTTTTCGCTTTTTCTCTGAAGAAGAAATGCCTAAGTTTATTGGTGTTGGAGAAGATGAAAAGTTCTTTGACTCATACAAGGTTGTAATGGAAGCAGATGATAAATCTTGGTGGATTCTTGAGGATGAAAGAGAGTATTGGAGAAGAAGTCATAGTGAATCTCATGCAGTTATGGGTAGAGTTCACTATCCGCTTAACACAAATGCAATTAATTTCTCATCAATTACAGATGGAGATGAATCTCTAGCTAAAAACTTGAAAGAGTTAGCTTCACACGAAAATCTTTACATTCGTTTTGATATTGGTCAACTCAAATTGCATCATAGCAGAGAATCCTTGGAGTACAATAAGCAAACTCAAAAAGAAATTCTATCTGTTTTGATGGATGTCCAAAAGGATATTGAGAAGATTGCAAAGAAAAAACTTGGTGATGCAGAAGATTTGTGGGACGCAAAAGCCAAGTATGCCCAAGTAATTAATGCTCTTCCTTATGGTCTTAAAAACTTATTTCAAAATTCTTTTGAATGGGATGGTATCAAGATCAAAGGAATAGAAATCAGTAGGAATTACAAGTTTCAAGACGAAATTACTATTACTGATTACTACAAGGATTCGGATGCAGATGCGACTGATGGTTACAGAGTTCGTTCTTCAAAAGTCCACAGAATTCTTCCGCATGAGAATACTCAACTTTGTCGTTGCTTCAACAAGCATCCTCATGGGAACGCTCAAAGAGTTAGAACCTTGTTCCAACAGAACGAAAATCTTGATAAAGTTACTTGCGTTTACGCTACTGAAGTAGGAGAAGAGCATCTCTATGATATTGATGGTATGCAGTTTAACAAAATCAAGAAGAGTAGGATTATCGACCTTTCTACTATTGATAAGGCAAAGTTGCAATCGAGAGGCAGAGGTTTTTCGGGAGAGAGTCGAGCAGATGTTCCTCTTTTTGAATTTGATGCAGATGGCAAAAACAAGTGGAAACACAAGAACGCAGACTATTGGCTTAATTGCATAGAAAAAATTGATGAATTAGAATCCATTGCATCAGAAGGTGGGGATACGCTAATTTATGTTCCTATCTCTAATTACAAGATTGTCAATGAAAAAGAAGCAGGTCAAGAGGCAATCATGGGATTGGATTCTTTCGAGAGAGATGTCAGAGCAGTTTTCAATATGCAGAAAGAAGCAGACGATTCATTCAGTCAACCCTTGATACTAGGTGTACGCAAAAAAGATTGCAGTAAACTTAATAAAGCGCATTGGCAATCATGGGATGATTACAAGAAATCTTTTGCAAAGTCTTATCTAGTAGACCATAAGGATGTAATTGCAAAATCTGAGAAAGCAATGGCATTCAAGGATAATCAGTACAACATGGAAAATTATCGCTTACTTCATTCTTTATTGGATAATCCTAATTGGAGAAAATGCGTCCAAGCTAATTTGCCTTCCGATCACATTTGGTCTGAACTCATGGAAGATGTTGAGTTGATGATCGTGGAAGGCGCAGAAGAGCAGAAACTTACAACTATTTATCGTTTAGTAAACTTCTTGAAGCAACAGGACGAAGAATGGGTTAAGGAAAATATTCAGTCAGATTATGATGTGAATGAATTCGATAATAAATGCTTAGAAATTTCAAAGCAATACCCATTGCTCGTCAATATCTCTGAAGGGGTTTACGGATGGAGAAGTATGGAAGAGGGAAACCTTGGAGACAACATGATTAACTACATAAATTTGTGCGATAAAGTGGGGGTTGGGAATTAATTTTCCCTTCCCTCACATTTTTTGTTGACAAGTTCATATACATCCACATAATTATAGGAATACTTAGAGAAAACAACTTTTTTAAAATTTAAAATCACCAAAAATAAACTTGACAGAATCAAAAATTTTTAGTATAGTATAGCAATAACATTAAGAAATAGAGATAAAAAATTATGAGTGAAAGAGTACCATATACATTAAGCGAAAGTTCAATCTGCGTCTTTTGGGAAGGCAAGCCTTACACCATTCGCAAAGACAATGTAAACTTTGAAAATTTGAAGCAAGCGATCTTTGACGCTAGATATGAGGATATTCCACAATATCTTGACATCGTTAAGGCAGTAGAAAACTTTGTTGAAGGCGACATCGAAGTTCGTGACGAAGTAGTTTACTACAAGGGACATCGTTTGCATGGAGTTGTGGTCAATAAGTTGCTTGAAATGCTTCGTGCAGGAATGAGAGACTCTGCTCCTCTTACTAATTTTATTTCTCGCTTGCAAGCCAATCCAAGCGCTAATTCAGTAACTGAACTTTATTCTTTTATGAATTATAAGATGCTTCCGAATACCCCCGAAGGCAAGGTTTTGGGATACAAGGGAGTTCAATCTGATTATTGGTCAACCACAGGTAATGCAGATACCATCGTTCTTCAAGGAGAGACAAACGAAAGGCATCAAATTTTGAATGAAGTTGGCGCAACCATTGAAGTTCAGCGCAGATGCGTGGATGACAACAAAGACAATCATTGTTCTTTTGGACTTCATGTCGGTTCTTACGACTATGCAGATTCTTGGGCAGGGGAAGGTGGAAGATTGCTTGTAGTCGAGTTTGACCCTGCTGATGCAGTTAGCGTTCCTACCGATTGTGATTTTCAGAAATTGAGGGTTTCCAAGTACAAGGTAGTCGAAGACATTACTGAACATAGAAAAGAGATGAATAAACCTGTCTACGAGGCTAATAAGCCTATCTATGGGTCAGATAATGATTACGATTCCGATGACTATGATGACGATGACGATGAAGGTCGTGATTATCTTTATGATGATGATGGAATGGATGACGATTACGACATGGATCAAACGGAGTCAGAAAACGATTTCAGCTTGACTCACTTAGCTATACGAAATTATGTAGATAATAAGCATGAACAAGGGATCAATCCCTCTGTCAAGCAAGTTCGTTCTCTACAAGTTGTTCGTGATGCAGGATTGGGGACTTCACAAGTTGGAGACATTTTAGATCAATTAGGGTTTAATTTAGAGGGAAATGGTTCTCTTACCGATAAGTTAGTTGTAAGAAACTGATATGTCAATTTCTCTATTAGAAAGTTCGCTCAAGCAAGCGTCAGTTACTCAAATTGACGCTTGTTGGGCGATCTTGAAATATAAGGACATGGGTATTCTAAGAAAAGTTCGTTGCATTAGTTTTGTGCTAGACATGGATTATGACGCTTTTCTAAAAGAATGTCCATCTAGTAATGAAGGTAGAATTTACGATCAGCATACTCGCAATATGATTGATGCGAGTTTGAAAAAATATTCTTGACTCTGCTCTAGTTATTTCGTAAGATTGGGGCATAAATTAATTTTGTTAAAATGGTTACTTTAAATAAAGATGGTACTCCTCGCAAGAAGGGGAGTGGAAAGACAAAAGGTTCTACTTCTTTCGTTGAAATCAAACTCTCTACGCTCAAGAATCTAGTTAAGGATGGAGTTACAATTCCTGTCAGTAGAAAGTGGCTTAACGCACTTGGGTACAAAGAAAGTTCTGTTACTCCAAATAAAGTCAATGAAGAGAGTTCAGATAAGGTAGAGTTTACTATAACAAATTTTGAATAAACTTTAACCAACATAGACAATTAATTTAAATTTAATATAATTTATTTTACATAATAAAAAATTGTCATTTGTGGTAGAGCGAAAACAAGAAAGACGAACGGAAGAGCCAAATTCGGGGCGCTAGTTAATTAAATACAAAAATATGATAAGTAATGTTAGATTCAAAGCAATAGACGATTTGAAAAACTTGAGGGCAGAAGTACCCAAATCATTAGACAAAGAAGACAATAAACCAATAAGCAAATTAGCCGAAGAAAACAAGATAATTAAAATTGGAATGATTAGACAATCCACCGAAGAAAGAAAAAACAAATAGACAAAAGATTCTTATTTATTAATATAATTTAATTATAATTTAAAATAACTCAAACTAAATTTTATAATGAGTCACAACGCTTACCAAGTATATGATGCCAAAGGCAATTTTCACGCAGGATACGACATTGATTGTCGTAATTGGAGTCAAGCCGATGCCCTTAATTGGGCTAAGATGACCGCCAAGCATATTCATGGGTTAATTTTGCTAAAGTCCTCTGAATCAGAGACTTTGCGAGTCATCCACAACTTCTCCCATAAGAAATATAACAATAATGCTAATAGCGTATATAATAAGGAAAATAAGAAGTAATAAAATATATGGGTTTGCGATGTGGAGTTTTTAAATATATAAAAAATAAGATAAAATAAGGAATTTTAAATTAATGAAAACTTTACCGATGTTATGTTCGATGGTTTTGTGGGGCAAGCTGAGAGCGAGGAGAAAGCAAAACAAAATAAATCAAAATAAAACAAATACTCAGCGCCCGAAGAGACTGCAAAGAAATGATTATGGATTTCCTATTTTTAAATAGATAAAATTACTAATCAAATTTTCGCTAAATAATAGAACTTAATAAAGATTTATAATAATTTTCATAAGATTAGAGCGCATTTAATTAAATTTAAAATAATTTAAAATAAACACAAATAAGCATCTGCGAAATAATCGCCCGAATGAGATGCAAACGCGGAAATAATTAAATAAAGAAATATATAAAGTACAAATAATTTAATTGCAAAAGATTTTGTGCGGAAATAAGATGGACATCGAGACTGAATCAGCAGAATTTCTTCAGTTGATGATGGATACTGAATTTAATCAAATAATGTCTGAATTATTAGTTTTAGATGTGGATTGGATAGAATGGGAGTTTGAGGGCGAAATAAGAGCAATGGCAACTATGGGTGAAATGTGTGAGGAGTATGGTTTAACTGAATCAAATATAGTATGTTTGTTTCCTCCGTTCAAACCAAAAGAATCCAAATAATATTTTATCAAATAAAGAACCTGCGCCCCAAGTTAATTTTATAATTTTTTTTGTGTTTTTTGTATAGTGATTTTTTTGTTTGACATTATGGATAATTCTGTCAGACTTTAGGATAAACAATGAGAACCCAAATATCAATATGAGTTTAGCAAGAGAAATTAATAAAAAATTAGATGAAATATTGTCAATTAAGGATGAAATAAATAAGTTGAGGGAAGAAGTTTCTTCTGATGCGTCCTTGACAAATACCGAAACAGGTGATACTATGTCTCGTGATGATGCGATAAAGGTAGCAGAAGGTGTTATCGAGCGCATTACTGACGACCTAAATAAACTTACAAACCAAGGACAGAATGTTAGAAATATTTTTAATAATCCTTTCTATATTAATGATCTATTACAAGATAAGGAACGACCCAATGGGGTAAAGAGTAAAAAACAAACAAAATCAAATAAAATAAAACCCGAAATTAATATCTCGGAAATAAGACCTTCCCGCAGGTCAATCCCCCGACCACAGGCGGATAAGTTAAATGACTTAAAAAATAAATTAGATAGTAATAAATATGAGGGACTTTCACAAGAAGAATTCATGAAAAAATTGAGAGAATACTATGAGCGTAAAGAAAGGGGAGAAGAAGAATGAAATATGTTTTAATAATACTATTTTTTTTATGTAGTTGTCGCTCGACCGATCAGTTTGATTATTTAGGGCAACATCCGCACTATGCGGAAGCGCCATCTAGACCCCCAAATATAACTCCACCAAATAATGCCCCCGATTTCATTCCACCTTCACCGCCCGACTTTATTCCACTTCCACCAATAGGAATACCTTATTATATAAATAATTCTATGTGGTTAAAAAATAATAAAAAAGGTGTTGACTTTGTTGAATAATCTGTCAGACTTATAGAATAACAATTAAAACAGGAGGAAAAAGTATATGGCAAACATAGCAAAATGCGCAAGAGCAACTGCGGTAATGAACAAGGTAAAGGGCAAAGACCCTCACGCCTTTAATCGCAGGTTCATGGGATACAACGAGGCAACGGAAGGTATTCTTGCCCAACAGAGGCAAGCCGATCTTCGCCTTAAACAAATCCAAGCTGAGAGAGCAGTTAGAATGGCAAAGGGGGTAGCATGAATCGAATAGACATGGGCTACAAATATTATAGAGAATTTGCAGAAAATTTGTTGCAAGTAAACATGAATGATCTAGCAGGTGACTATGATGACATTAGTATCGCACGATCAGTTGTGTGGGCTAAAGAAGAGATTGACAGGAGAATGCAGAGAATTTTTGATGAAATGTATTATTATGGATTCAAGCCAACCTGCGATCTAGTTGCAGAAAAACAAACAAATAAATAACTAAATATGAATAATTCACAAGAAAATGATTTAATAGAAAAAATTGCTCAATTAATAGATGAGTATCTTGAAACAGAAGTTGAGGACTTGAGCCACATCGACAAGATGGTTCAAATACAAAAGCAGGAAGCAAGGAAACTACAAGAAAAAAATAATGCACTTGACGCAATCAACGGAGGAAGCAAATAATAAAAAATAATACTTGACAAATATCAAATAATGTAGTATGATATATAAATAATCAAAATTGAGAACCAAACTCAAATAAATAAAATAAATTGATCTTTAACATTTTAAACACTTTGGAAGGGCTTATAATCCTTCCTGTGGGTGACTCGAATAAACCTGTCGTGAGCGGGTTAAGGTATGCAGACCCCTGTGGTGGGGATGGCAGAGTCCAATCGGATGAGCCAAAAGACAAATACCAAGTCTAGTCTGTAGTTCGAAGTAGGTACACCATTGAACTGATGTTCACGCCGAAAAGTTGGAGGTATTCAGTAGTCCTCCCCCACATCTATTTATTCTCATAGTATAGGTTGCATTTGGACTGAAACGACCAAATCGACCTCCTTTCGTTGATGGGGTATGTAAAAGGTATTGTAGCGGATTTCGTAGTCTGGTTATTTCATCGCCTTTCCCGTAACTACATAAAAGCGTGGAACACTTTCCCACTCCTCCGACCCTCACCTGTTTAATTTATCGCAGGTGGGGGTTTTTTTGTTGTTGACTTTGCGGGTTATTCTGTCAGTATATAAAGCATGAATACATTAAAAGAAATTATAGATTGTTGGGGGTTTGTTAATTCTATTCAACTTAAAGAGTTGGTTAAGTATTTTCCAAACACTCCATTGGTTATCAAGTGGGGAATGCGTCAGAGAGAGATCTGCCAAGCTTGCGATGTTGCTGATCGTATCGAGAAGGTAGAATCCGAGTCAGACGACTATGTTCGTGAAGTCTTCATTCAAGTGGACAACTTCCGCCAATTAAAATCAGTATTAGGAGTAGAGTAATGGAATTAAGAAATCAAAACGATATTAGATACAAAATTGATTATAATAAAAAGGTCTTTGTTTATAAGAATTTACATAGAGACTGTTGGTCTATAAAACAAGCCGGTTTAGTAAAAGCTCATACCGCAGAAGTGGAGCTTTGGGATTGCGCGTTTCAGGTAAACTCACGCGGCAGGAAAAAAGTTCTAGAGGAGAAGCGTAAGAATGTTCACGCAGGAATCAAGGGTTACATCGATGAAGACCCTATCGCATCGTACGATAATGGCATTGAAGTAACATACAACCCCTACAAGTATGAGACTTTCGTATACAAGAGCTCAGAGAACCCAATCTACGCCTCCCACTCAGTCAAACTATCGCACAACAAAGTCTTGGTAGACTATGGGCCCGAGCGATAACAATCTAAACAACAAACCAAATATATGGAAATAATCTTAATATCTATAGCAATTGGAATAGCAATGTATATTAGAACAAATAATCTTATGAATTAAAATTTGCAATACTATAATCAAGCGCGTAGCTTTTTGGCCTAAGTCACTGAAGGTCAAGGGGTTACGGCGCTCTGGGCGGCGCAAGTTGTTGGTATTCAGTAAGTTACGTTTATTTGAAAAAAGGTGTTGACTTAACCCAAGAATCTGTCAAACTAATAGGTATGAAGATTGAACAAGACAACGAATACCATCTCTCACTTGCCGTTGAACAAGTGATGATGAAACTACAACGCCTTGGAGCGACTAATGACGATAGTCCTTGGGGAGAAACATTTGCCACGCTTGCCGTGCTATTAATGAAAGTCAGAGAAGAGGAGGAGCAAAATGAGAATGCTTAGGATTAAGATTCCTGTTTCCCAATGTATTGAGGAAGTTAAAGATTATATTTTATATAGTGAAATGGAGGGTGAGGTAGACAAGACAGATCCTTGGTACTCAACCTTTGAATTGCTAGAGGAGCTAAAACAAAAAGTACTAGACGAGGAGGAAATGTCAAATGAATAAGACTATGGAAAAAGCAAAGCAGATCCTTAAAAGAGGACACGAACTATCCGAAGATGTCGTAGCAATCAATGGAATTGCAGACGAACTCTACGAGATGAGAAAGAACAACGATGAAACTTTGTTTCAATTAAAAAACATAGCGGGATCGCTCGACTTCATCAGTCAGTACCTCTATGATATTAGTTGGGAATTAAAGAAAAACAATGAGAAAAGTGTTGACACAGACGCATTAATTCAATAGTATTTTAACCATGATTACATTAGACACACCCGAACAAATCGATATGTTTCGATTCCTCAGTCTCAGATCCGCTCTCAAGTTGGAGTGCCTTGGAATGAGCAGAAGAGGTCAATCAGCATATTCAATCGTAAAAGCCGAGTACGGATTAAAAGGTAACAAGAAGTCCGTCTTAGAACAAATGGAAAAAATTATCAAGGAGGTTAAAAATGGATAAAGCAGACATCGAATGGCAAGTGAATATGTGGGATGGCAACATGAACATATTCGAGATTTATGACGAACTTAGAGATGGTCACACCGCAGACGAACAAGAAGCCTTGCTTAATCATGCCTACGACACTTGGCACTACAACGATTTGATTGCCGAGCTTGCATCTCACTTCGGAGTAACCCTTCATAACTACGAACCAAAACTTACGAGACTAGCACTATGAGAAAACAATTAAAAACAGAACTAGAACGATTAGTTAAAGAAGAAAATTTTAACATTCAGTATGCAAATGATATACTTGAACTATACGATGACGAGATTCAAGACACTAGCGAAAGCACCGCCTATGATAAGGCGATGCAAGATATTGACAATGTAAAAGCGGGAGAGTGGGATTTATGAATAAACATGTAGAAGCAGTATGTGTCGGCAAACCTCTTGGTCTTCCCGAATATGATGAAGACGCAGAATTGTGGGCAGTATATTTTGAAGAGTCGGAGACACCTTGGAGTCCCATTGAAGAGCCAAGGGATGTCATAGGCGTGACATGTGATAACTCTCAAGAAGCGTGTGATGTTTACAATTTTTATAACGCAAACCCAATAACGGAGGATAATACAAATGAAGAAGATAATTAATAAAATTAAAAGAATGTTCAACCCATTGTATAGCTTGGTCTATACCACTAAGGATGGACGCACCGAAATGTACACCATTGAGAAGCCTTTGCATGTCAATGAGTTTGGCAATGTAAGTGAGAAGCTTGTTACTGCGGGCTTCAGGGCATACTGCCATAACAAGAATGGCATTCGCTCTTTTCGATATGATAGAATCGTATCACTAAATAGAGCCTAACCAAATAAGCCTTTGAGTATGTTCGTGTTGTAGGGTTAATGAGAAACTTCGCAAGTCGTTGACTATCAGCGGCTTGCGTCGCCCTGAGCGGCGTAAGTGCTTGATAGCTAACGGGTTATGACTATTTTAACTTTATTTGATTTTTTTTCTTGCGTTTTACTTATGACCTGTCATACTCATATATACAAATTAACTTAAACATAAGGAGAAAATCATGGGACTAGATCAATACGCATACGCAAAAGACAAGAACGGAGAAACCGAGCATCTCGTTGATTGGAGAAAGCACAACCGCCTCCAAGGATACATGGAGCAACTTTGGGAGGACAAGGGCAGACCATACGAAGGTAATTTAGATGATTTAGATAGCGGGGGCATGGGAGAATTTAATTGTGTTCCTGTCGAGCTAACGCTTACTGACCTTGAGCAACTTGAGGCAGTTATCAATCAAAAGCATATGCCCGAAACAGGCGGTTTCTTCTTTGGTAGTGATTCTTACTCTTGGGAGAAGGAGGATGGAACGCCCTACGAAGATGGTGATTACTATTACAAGGAAACTGACTTGCAGTTTATATCTGATGCGTACAAAGCCATAGCACAAGGCAAGAAAGTATTTTACTCTTCTTGGTGGTAAACGCTTGACAACTTAACGAAAATTTTTTAAGATTTATACTATGAAAACGATTGATATGACTCCGACTTGGGAATCCGCAGTAAAGATTTACATTGCGGTTCTCGAAAACGAAAACGCCTCATTTGAGGGGAAGAGGACTGCAAGGGAAGAACTTATATTTCTTGCGAAGACTATTGACCAACTTAGCAAAGTTAAAAATGAAGAAGCAAAGCAAAATGGATAAAGTTAGCCTAAACCGAGCCGACCTTGAGGTAATCTTTGATGTCCTTAATGTCTACGATCCAAACGACATAAGTCATGTCTACCCCGAAATGGGAGAGAGTGAATTTACTACGCAGGTAGCTGAAACTTGGCAGAAAGTATTAGAGATGCTAGACTGCGACCCAACTATCTCATGGGATTATACTCTTGGGAAACCCGATCCATTTTGTAATTGACAATCACAACAAAAACTGAGAGAATACTATTATGCACGAAAAAATCGAACAACCCGTAAACTCCTACACCGAGTTTGAGAAACTAGCATGGGGATCAGATCAACCCATACCTGCTGTAGGATCAGAAGTTAATGTAAAGATCAATGGCATTGGTCGATCAAAAGTTTTGAAGTATTTTGTGGAGTATGGCTTCATTGGAATGCTTGTTCAACCTTTCGATCCACCCGCTTGGTACATTAAGCAAAATGGTGCTGACGAACCTTGCCATGTCTTCCCTGCTGAAACGGAGGAGCTTCAAGTTCGCAAAGACGATGGGACGGCAGACAAAGGTTTCTACGAATCTATGCACAACGCGATGGCATAAGTCGCTCCATACCAACGAGTTAGGGCGCTCTGGGCGGCGTAAGTCCTTGCGACCCAACGACTTACGGAATCATAAGCTCAGCTTATTCTAGCTATAAGCGACAAAAAAAACTTCACTTAAAAACTTTTTTTTTCTTGCGGTTTACTCAAAATCTGTCAGAATATATATTATGAAAGCAAGGGAAATTAAGATTAGAAAGCCGATCCTTTTCACTAAGGCTCGCCCCTTCAAGATGAAGAACAAAACCTTAGACAGAAAACTCAAACATAAAAAACGCTATGAATATTAATGAAGATTTCACAAACGAATTTGAATGCCCCCAAGCAGAAGAGGTAATGTCTTCGGGTATGGATTTCATATTCGAGAAGCTCATCAACCCCATGAATGAAATGGGCAAGCTCAACGAGGAAGACTTAGCAATGATTAGCCTTATCGGCATAAGCTTCAAGATCGTTTCGGAACAAGCATCACTTTACGAAAAGTTGATGTCAGAAGATACCACACAAGACTTTTACAGAAATTAACCCTTGACAATTAACAAAAAAACTGAGAGAATATAATCATGTCTAACACGAAAAACAAAATTAATCTCGCCATCTGCGGAGGCGAGCATAAGGTAGTAACGCTAGGGGAAGTCGCTGATGTAGTGACTCCCGATATCGAGTATCGCAAAGAGGCGAACAAGGACGGAACGCACTCCGTTTCTTATCAGCCTATTTCGCACAATCTCTTGATTGACAAGACTCGTAACCATCTTGAGCAAGGTGGGTTTGAAGTTGTAGACGAGTGCCACAACCTCGCAAGAGGTGGCAAACGCTACTTTGGATTGTTTGAGGTCACTCACCCAAACAGGGAAAACACCGAGAGAGGCACAATCGTTGGATTGCGTAATGCTCACGACAAGTGCTTCCCTGCAGGATTGTGTGCAGGTGACGCTCCATTTGTTTGCGACAACCTCATCTTTACCAATTCGGTCAAGTTGGCTCGCAGGCACACTAAGAACATCCTTTCCGAGCTAGATCATGTGATCTCTCGCACTTTGGGCAAGTTGTTCAATTTTTGGATGGGTCAAGATCAACGCATCGTATCCTACAAGGATTTTGATTTGACCAACGCTCAAGTCAACGATCTTGTGATTCGTGCCTACAAAGCAGGTGCAGTCAGCAAGACTAAGATTGCTGATGTGGTTGACCAATGGGAAAAGTCTGACCACACCGAGTTTTGGGACAGAAACATGAACTCCCTTTATAATGCCTTTACCGAGGTATACAAGGGCAATCTTGTTGCCTTGCCTCAACGCTCTGAGGCATTGCACTCTGTTCTTGACTCTGAGGTCGGTTTCGATCTTTCAGCTTTCGATTCTCAAGTCGAGGAAGCTGAACTTGTCGAAGTTGCTCATGCCCCTGCCCCTCAAGTTCTTGAGGTAGCAGGAAACATAGATGGCGAAGTTCCTGCCGATCTATATGATGCAGAGGATGACTACCCCTTCTAAAGGGTCAGTCGCCAAATAGGCAAATAAGCCCCCTCACCCCGAGGGGGCTTTTTTATTGGGCATTTACTTTCTGTAAGTCATTGATGGTCAAGGGCTTATGGCGCTCTGAGCGGCGCAAACCATTGATTAACAGACACTTATGACAAAAAGAAAAAAAGTATTGACTTCGCTCGGTATTCTGTCACAATTGTATTTAGTTCTTTTGATAATCAATTTCATTTGTGCCCTCTTAGTTTACATTGGTGAAAACAATGGCTCTCGGCAGTATACTAGTTAAGCCTGCGAGCGACCGATCATCGTTTTAGAGTCAAAGAGGTGAGTTCGAATCTCACAGAGGGCTGCTTTTTCTGTAGATGCGAAAGCATTGAACAACGAGGCGTCAGCACACGCCTACAACCTTCGGGAGAGAGAAAAAGGTTCACAATTTTGAGAGTGCAGTACCAAGCCTTATAGGCACCTAGTGTCACATCCTCGGTAAGACGGGGTAGCATTTACCACGGGCGGCTCCGTGGCTCTCAATTCACTTTATTATGACGCAACAACAAACATTCTCACTAGCATTCTTAATCATCATGATTGCCATCGCAATAGTTCATTTTCTTGGGCTTAGTGGTTGACAATCAATAAAAAATTGTTTAGATTTATATCATGAAACATTCAGAGAGCGGTAATCGCAAAGTTCTAAAGCAAATAAAGAAATGCCCCGATATTCAGGAGATTCGGGCAACTGCAAATGGGTATATGATCATGGCAAAGAACGGAGAGCAATACTTGGCTCATATGTCTGCCAAAGCATTTCACCCGCTTCGCAGGTGGCTAAAGAACAACACGAGCCTAAAGGCATTGAAGTTCTAATTTCATAAGCCTTTGCGACTCAAGGGTTTATGCCGCCCTGAGCGGCACAAGTCCTTGCCAGACAATGACTTACAGCATTAAGCAAACCTTTTTTGCGATTTAGCATCTTTTTTCTTGCAATTAAGACAAAACGGGCTTAGTATCTATTTATGATTATTAACTACGATATACCAAACTACATTTCAGATTATCAAGCCTCTGCCCCAAGGAGCAACCTCAAGGGGTTTGATGATTTAGTTTTCAAGTCTCACGCGGGATTTGCCGATGGCAAAGCTATTCAAGCCATGCTTGATTTTGGTTCAAGGAATCAATTCACCATCTCAGCCGTGCAAAACATTGCAGATGGTACTGGATTGTATGGCGACCATTCAGACAACACTTACGAGGTCGCAATGTGGTATGATGGTAGAGACACCATGCTTCCCTTGTCTATTGGTGATGATGTTCTTGCGTGGCAAACTCCCACGCAGATCACTAAGCTAATGCATCAAGCACATCTTAACGACTTCGCTTGGGTCTGCCTTCTTACTGACGCAAGACAACAACATAACAAAGAATTAGGTCTTGACAACTTAGACCAATACTGAGAGAATACTACCATGACAGATCGAAACCAACAACTCACAGGGCATGACTTGCTCATGTATCTCATGTCCCGATTCAACATGACAAAGCAAGAAGCCTTGCACTCAATGAGGAGAGCAGGACATAACACGGAGAACCTATAAGATATGTATATTATATTAAAAAACGGACAACCCATGGAAGGCTTTGATCCTTGCTCCATCGAGCGTGCAGTTTGGATCATAAGACAGCTTGAATCTCACATCGACAAGTTCACCCAACATTCACCCTACACAATTGGAAAGGCAAACTCATGAGCTACAACGGATGGAAAAACAGAGAAACTTGGAATATCGCTCTTTGGATCGGCAACGACGAGGGAATGTATAGTTTCGCCAAAGAGTGCGGAACTTACGCAAACTTTGTTGAGCAAATGCGAGAGGTGGGCTATACCGAGACTCCCGACAGGGTAGCTTACAACGACAGCAGTCTTGACCTCCCAAGGCTCGAAGAGTATTTCGATGAGCTAAGAGAAGACGACTAAGTCGTTGACAATCAGCGACTTGCGTCGCTCTGGGCGCCGGAAAGCGTTGGTATTCAAGGACTTACAACTATTTTCACTTAGTTGCAATTTTTTTCTTGTGTTTTACTGAGAATCTGTCAGTATATAGGAATGAAAGAAACAGTAAAAGTCCTAATGTCCCGCGACGGCTTAACGCAAGCCGAGGCGGTCAAGCAAGTTATCCAATTCTTCAACGAAATGAAAGCTGATTGGGAAGCCGGCGGCGACCTTTCCGAATGGGAGCATACCTTTATGAGTGAGTTCGGGCTTGAACCCGATTACTTTGAAGATTTTATTTTTAGGCTTGCATAGTCAAACTAATTCAATTAGTATTCTATTATGATTAAAACAACTCTACTCACCGCAGGGAACGCCAAGATCACAAAAGGCGAGGCGTTCGGATATTTAACTAAAGGCATCCACTTAGCTCCCGCTAATTTGTCGGGTTATGAAGTTTGCCAATGGCGTTCCAAAGGTTGCACCATGGCTTGTTTGAATACGGCAGGTCGTGGGCAAATGAATTCTGTTCAAGATTCACGAATTGCAAAGACTAAGCTCTTTTTCGAGCAAAGGTTCGATTTCCTTGCCAAGCTATCAAAGGAAATTACTTCAACTATTAAGTCGGCAAGCAAGAAAGGTTTGCAAGCGGTTTTCCGTCCTAACCTTACAAGCGATATTGCATGGGAAAACATTATAAACGAAGATGGGGTAACCCTCTTTGAAAAGCACGGCAAGACTCAATTTTATGATTATACCAAGTCATTTAAGAGGATGCAACGCTTTCTCAATGGCGAGTTGCCAAGCAACTACCACTTGACTTTTTCATGCTCCGAAACGAATGAAAAGATCGCCAAGCTAGTTTTGGAAATGGGCGGTAATGTTGCCGTTGTCTTTCGTAACCAATTACCTGAAACTTGGAATGGTGTCGAGGTTATCAATGGCGACGAATCGGACTTGCGATTTCTTGACAAGCAAGGCGTGGTCGTCGGGCTTATCGAAAAAGGTCTTGCCAAAAAAGATTTGACAGGATTCGTTAAAGAAGGTATAAATTCATGATGGACTATTACGATTCAGCCGAAGGTTTAACTATAACGAGAGAAAGAGCTTTGCTTGAATTGGCAAGGCATCATTGCGAAGATATCGAGCAATTCTTTGATGACTTGGGAGACAGGGAAGAGTATGAAGCACAAGAGGTTTTGGTTTGGTTAGGCTACTAAGTCATTGATACTCAGGCACTTAGGGCGCTCTGGGCGGCGCAAGTCATTGAAAGACAAAGACTTACGTATTATTAGAGAAACTTATGAAGGATATAAGCGGGCGGATAAAGTGATTATTTTACATTTTTTTTTGTTGTGGTTTACTCAAAAGTCCTTAGTATCTTATGTATGATAACTATTAAGAAAAACGCTAACTTTCCCAAGTGGATTCAAGTCTTCGCCTTCGGTAATTTAATTGACGAGGTGCAAAGTAACGCAAAGGCATTGCGTCTAGCAAAGACCATTGCAAAACAAAACGGAGTCGCCCACATTCACGCTTTTGGCGAAGTAAAAAAAGTTCAAGAAAATGCCTAATGGGCTTGACTACTGATCACAACTAAACTATATTAAACACATGAAGATAAAAATTGAAGATTACTTTGGAAATGACATTTGCTCATTCGTAGTTAATGAATCAGAAAACAACAACGGAGTAAACGAAGTTTCCGATTTTGTTGATTGTAATTATGCAGACATGGACACAGACGAATATTCTGAGCCATATATTCGCATACAATTAGAAAACGAAAGCTTGACTTTATTCTCAAACTAAACTATATTAAACACTATGGAATTAACACAAGAACAACTCACTCAAGAAGAACGCATCGAGATCATCCGTCAAGCTTTCGAGCAAGCCAAGGGAGTCGCACTTAGCGATCAAGCCCAAGAGTTTGTCGAGGATGTGAAGACCGAAGAATTGGTTGTCGAGCATGGTTTGCTCGATAGTCAAAAAGAAGACTTGGAGGACGAGTCTCAGTTTTTGTTCAGCGACTCTGCTGAAGACATTGACGAGGAAGACGAATCTTTCGGAGTAAGCTCCGAGATGCGTGAAGTTTACAACAACAACAACTAAGGAGGAAACATATTATGCAATCAGAATTCTCATTCATAGAAAAAGCTAATGCGGTGGCAAAGTACCAACCGCAAAATGTAAACAAGCAAGGGGACAAGCTTTGTTTCTCTTATGTCAACAAGGCGGGCGTAGTGGTCAATGCTTTTTATGAGTATAGCACTCGCAAGTTCAAGTCTGCCGTTAGGGGTAGTCAGTACGGAGATGGTGTTGCCATCAGAAACCTTGTGGCAAAACCCGTTGTTGAAGGAATCTTGGGCAATGGGTGAGTGGGCAGATCTTTTTATTTTCTTGCCGTGGGCTTTAGCTTTCGCTTTTATGTGGCATTGCAATGAAAATTTTTAGTGGTTAGTTATTATTGGTTAGGTTATTAGTTATTGAAGCCCCTCATTCGCCCTTCGGAAAGGCGGATGGGGGGTTTTTCGCAAATAGCTAAATAACAATTTTGCGGGCGGGCGGGCGACAGAACAATACTTTTTGTAAGTCGTTGATCATTAGCTACTTACGCCGCTCAGGGCGGGCTAACCCTTTGATTGTCAACGACTTAGGGCCTAGTCGTCAAACTCTCCGTTGAGGATATCCTCAGCGACCCAGTCGCTGAGTTCCTCGGGGCTAGCCTCGCGGATGGCTCCGCTGGGCGAGACCGTGAAGCCCGCAGGAGGAGGCGGGAGCGGGAGATCGTCCACGGGGGCGAACCCGTGGCGGGCGGTAAATTCGACATCAGTCATGCCGAAGGCGTGGGCGGTGCGGGCGAGGGAATCGTTTTCGTTAATCATAAGAACAACATAAGGGGGAAACGGGGAAAAGTCAAGAGATTTTTAAACAAATTTTAACAAATACAATACCAAATAACTACCCCGGGCAGAATTTTGATTTTAACTATGTTTCCGTAAGGTCTTGGTGTTCAACGACTTATGTCGCTCAGGGCGGCGTAAACCCTTGATTATCAAGGATTAATGAAACTGCTTTAAGGTTTTCTTGCGGGTGACTGCTCGGGTGATAAGCTCGGCGGGTTCTAGCATGTGGGCGAAAACGCCTGTGGCGTCCTGCTCGCCATAGCCTCGGGAGTACCAAGGTCCGCCCGTATTTATATCCTTACAAGCAAGAGCCGCGTTTATTCCTCGCTCTTGCCAAAACTTTTTCCAACCCAGATCAATGCTTTGAGAGAGATCTGCAAGTGTTTCGTTGTATCGTGCAACTTCTGCTTCGCTCATTGTGCGTTCGCTTTTGCAAGCGTTGGGATTACTAGAGCGAAGGCGATTATAAGAATCATTTCAATCATCTTATTTGCCCAAGTAGGATTTTACTTGCTCGGAAGTGGCGGGAGTCAAGTCCTTAAACAAGACCTCGGATTCCACCATATCAGAAGCGTGATGCTTCAGCGTTGCAACCTTTTGGGTTTGGTCTGCCCGCAAGACTCGGACAACACAAGCGTTAGATTTTGAGAAGTATAGTTTTCCGTTAGTGATTTTCATAAGATTATATTTTGTCAGTTTGTAGCGATAAAGTCAACCCCGAAACTTAACTTTCTTGAAGTTTCTTGAGTTCATCCTGCACATGCTGAAGGTGCAGAACTCTGATGGAGCGGAGAGACTCCTTGCGTGAACGATTGACCTTATCCTGCCAAAAGGCAAGGTCTTTAAGAAGTTGTTCTTTTGTTTTCATATTAAGAATATAAAGGATTTTTTGTAAAATTGCAAGAAAAATGTTCAACTATTTTATTGCACAATTCCCTTGTGCTTTGCCTTGCGTGGCAAGACTTTGTTTTTCCGCTTGTGCGGAATGCTTTTGGGCATAAGGATTGTCTTTCTCACTTTAACTTTCATGCCTATAACATAAGCCAAAAAATGCGAAAAGTCAAGAAAAACTTTCAACTATTTTCTTACACTATTCTCTTGCGTGTCGTAAGTGTCACACTATCAATGACTTACGCCGCCCCTGTCGGCCTAACCGCCTGACAGTCAACGACTTATGAAACAGCCGTTCAAGAAGCGTGCCAATTACTTGGCAGGGAAAAGCCCGTAACGGCGACTGCCGTCATTTTGTGCTTGACGCCTACGGAGGAGACGCCTTGCGTCACGCTCGCGCATTGCGATGCTTTCAACTTTCCAAACGGCGCCCGCTTGGTTGAGAATAGATTTGAGGATGAACATATTTTCCTTTCTGTTGAGGTTAGACTTTAAGCGTTTTGCTCGCGGATCTTAAAAGCCATATCATGGCAACGAGAGCGAGAACCGCCAAGCTCCCGAAAGTTGCGAAGTTCACGAGAAACCTCGAAACGAGCTTGCCAAGCTTGGCTGTACTCGGCAGATTGATCTTGCAAAGACTTTGAAGAATCCCAAAGGGCATTTACTTCTCGATTGAGAAGCTCGAATTTTTGATTTAATTCTGCTTTATTCATGAGTATAATTTAAACGATTTTTTAGGTGATTGCAAACTTTTTTTTGCTTTTTACTCCCATTCGGAGTGATGACCGAAGTCGAAGTCCTCGCCTTCGTTTTGGAAGTCGAGGAGGGCGACCCTGTCCTGCAGGTCACCGATCTCGTTGCGGATCGCAACGCGGTCAGCGATGGTGAGAACGCAATCTTTCAGCGTTTCGTGGAGGATGGAGATTTCTTTGAGCATTTCGGACTTGGTCATAATTTTTTTGAGTTAGGTTATCTTTGTTGTATGTATATAAGCTAAACTAGTTTTGGCGGAATTGCAAACTTTTTTTTGCTTTTTTTTCCTTTTTAGGAAGGACGATTGCGAGGAGGATTTTTTCTCTTTCAGTTAATTTCATGTCTACAACATAACCCAAAAAACGCCAAAAGTCAAGAAAAACTTTCAACTAATTTTTTGCACTATCCTATCGCATGAATTGGCATGATTTCTGTACTTATGTTTCATAAGTCTTTGGTATTCAACCGCTTACGCGGACAGGGGCGGCGTAAGTCCTTGATTATAAGAGGGTTACCAAACTCTGCGGGGAGCCACGTCCCGCCGTTCTACGGCTCTTAGTTGGGGGTTTTCATTTTCATAATCTTCGGGGCGCCACGTCCCGACTTATACGGCGCTTAGTTGGGGATTTTCATTTTCATACTTATAAGTTAACGGAGTTTGGGCTAAAAGTCAAGGATTATTTTAAGTTTTTTTTGGTGATCTGCGGGGAGCCACGTCCCGCCATTCTACGGCTCTTAGTTTGGGATTTTCTTAATCATACCTATAACATAGCACAGCAACCCCGAAAAGTCAAGAACTTTTTTAACTTTTTTTGCGTCGTAAGTCCTTGGCTATCAGCTACTTAGCTCGCTCAGGGCGGCCTAAGCCCTTGATTATGAACGACTTATAAAAGGGCCGTTCAAGAAGCGTGCCAACCCGTCAGAAGAGATGGGGGTTTTCCTCTTCGTCAAAGAGGCTGAGAGCTTCAAAGGACTCTCTGAGGATCTGCTCCTCTTCTTGCCATCTACGGATGACTTGTTGGGCGGCAATCTCAGCCTCGACTTGAGAGCGTTCCTCAAATTCGAGATCGGTCATGCCGAAGGCGTGGGCGGTGCGGTCGAGTGAATCAGTATTTTCCATAAGTATAAGAGTAAGGATTTTTTAGTTTATTACAAGCTTTTTTTTCGCTTTTCTGAAAGTATTTCTTGAAAAGCTTTGCGGGCGATTTGTACCGCATTAAGGGCGTCAAGGATTGCCATGTCTTGAGTTATGGCATTTAGTCCGAGCTTATTCTCGTGGGATTGTCCTGCGAGGAAATTCAGATTTCCCTCAGCTTTGGAAAGAGCAAGACCGAGGTCAAGCTCGCGGTTGCATTCTTTGCGGGTTTGTTCAATTATATTCATATGTATAAGACTAAGGATTTAAAGTTTTATTGCAAGCTTTTTTTATGCAATCCAATCGACAAACTCAAACTTGCGTGGCAAGCCAAACTTGGCGAGGTCACGATTCAAGGCATCAATGGTGGTGTGATGCTCACACTTGAGGATTTGATTCCGTGCGATGATGTCGCCCGACTTGCGGTCGACGATGTTAACTTTGGCGATGAAGCCGTTTACTTTCTTATCTTTATCATTCATACCTATAAGGTAGCACATAAAACGCATATTTACAAGATTTTTTTTTACTATTAGCTTCTTTTTAGCTTAGCTTATAGCTTATTACACCCGGGCTTATACTTGCCGCAAGCTATTAAGTTGGCACGCTATGTGAACGCCGGTTTCGTAAGTCCTTGATTATCAGCCGGTTAGCCGGCGCAGGGCGGCCTAAGGCCCTGATTATCAACGACTTAGGACACTTCTTGCATCAAGCCGTCAACATTTATAAAGTCTTGCTTGTGTTGCTTGGCGAGCTTGGTAGCTATACGCAAGGCTTTACTGCGACGCTCGACCTCGTCGATGTACTGCCCAAAGGCAAAGACTTGGAAGAACTTGGTGAAGTTAGGGTTTTGTTTTATTGTTATCATCTTAGTATATGTATTGATCGGTTGAGTCAACGAAGGAGTGGACAAGCTCGACATCTAGGATGTCCCAAAACTTGAAAACACTCTCTGCGTGAGACTTTAGGAAGGCATTGTCTAGCTCTTGGTCTAGGTCAGCAGAAAACCGCAAGCGTTGGGTCTTGACCACGCTAGGGTCATCTTGGAATCTTTTGGTAAGCTCCATCGTTACATTCTGAAACTCGACTCTCCGAGTTGGGACATTTCTGTTTGAGTAATTCATAAGTATAAACTAAAGGATTTTTTTATAAAAGTCAAGCATTAAAATGCCTGCGTTGCATTACAACTTGAAAGCGTGGAGAGTTAAGCTTTTCCTCTTGCTTTATGGTGCGAAGGTGGGAAAGGCTTGACGCAGTCCGAACACGAGGGTAGTCCGTTCCTGTGTCAAAGATTTTAACTGCCCAATGAGTTGACCACTCTTGGATTCTTACTTGTATTTTCTTGTTTAACATACTATAAACTTAAAGAATTTTTCGTGGAATTGCAAGAAAAAAGTTATTTTTTTTTCGTTTTTTTGTATGTTGTAAGTCATTGGCAATGAAGGACTTACGCCGCCCTGCGCCGGCTAACCGGCTGATAGTCAACGACTTATGAAAGGGCCGTTCAGATGTCGTGCCAACTTAGAACACAAGAGGATTGGGCAACTTTGTGTTGCTTGCGAACCAATCAGATGAGTTAATGACTTGCCCGTTTAGTACAGGCTCAAAAGCGACTTGGTGAACGCCCGCGTTCACTATGCCGTTGACGCGTTCGCGTGTGGTGGGCGTATTCCAACCCGCCAAGCTCCAACGAACAAGCCCGTCAGGATCTCGCTTGACAATGGCGTTGCCATGTAGCCAAACGGTGTTGCCGTCTGTCTCGGTGTTGCCGACTTTTAAGGATGTGCCTTGCTCAAAGGCACGCTTGATTTGTTCAGTTACTTTTCTCATAGTATTAGTTAAAAATGGGATGAAGTTTTACATCCTGAAAACGGATGCCAACCTTGCGATTGGTGCGGTATGGGCGAACCATGGCGATAGTGCCAAGCGTATCATGCTTGGTGGCTTGGATGAATTGGAAGACTTTGCCGTCCCGTGAGAGAAGGACATCGCCCTTTTGGAATTTGTTTTTGTTATTCATATGTATAAAGTAGCACGGTTGAGGTTAAAAGTCAAATTATTTTTTGCAATTATTTATCATTGCCAACTTGTTTTAAGGTGAGGCTAACTGATTGATTCATAAGTATAACATAGCAAGAAAAACCCAAAAAAGCGAGAACAAAAACCGGTATCAGATGCGTTTGTAGCTCAGCTAATGGACTCATTAGTAGCTCTACTACTTACCCCCCCGCCCCGGTTTTTTGAAAAAAAAGCTTGACAAATCACTTGACAACCGGCGGGGGGTGGTTTTCTTCAATATGAAAACACAAAACGATATTATAGAATCATGGGGGTCAAAAAAAATCGACGACCCACTTTCTACAGAATAAACAGCTCGGCGGCTTGTTCTACTTTTTATTTAGTTTTTTCTGAAAGTCAAATTCAATAGCAACTTGCACTTTGTCTATATCTCTATTCTCTAAGATAAGCTTAGCGGGAGTCTCATTATTGAGTTTTTTATTTTCAGTTTTCAACCAAACTGTCGCTTCGTACGGAGGCGCTACTTGCGATAGAGTTTCCATGATCTTGGCTTTAGTCATCTATTTTATATTATGTTATTTTTAATTTATTTCAATTTATAGTGTATATTACTTGTAGTAATGGCTAAAAAGTCTAACACCCATTCTGAGATACATATTCCTCAGCTCCCCCAAACTATTCACGTCAATTCTCTGAAGTTAACAGAGAAGCAAAAAAAATTCATTTCGCTTGCGTTTAATGAAGATACAAATATAATGTTTATTGCTGGGCCGGCAGGGTCGACGAAAACTTATATGGCAGTATACGCGGCGCTAAGATTATTGAGCGCTAAAGAAGAATTAGATTTGCTGTATATAAGAACTGTAATTGAAAGTGCAGATAAAGGTCTCGGCGCATTGCCCGGCGATATAGATGATAAGTTTAATCCTTATATTTCGCCTCTAGAAGATAAGCTAACCGAAATGCTCCCCAAAACAAATACTTGCAAAAAAGAACTTTTAGAGAGCGGTAGAATTTCAGCTATGCCTATAAACTATTTAAGAGGAGCAAGCTGGACTGATAAAGTCGTTGTAGCCGACGAGGCGCAAAACTTTACATATAAGGAACTTACTACATTGCTCACAAGAGTCGGAGAGAATTGTAAGCTTTTTATCTGCGGCGATTTTATGCAGAGCGACATTAATGGCAAAAGCGGATTTGGCCCAATGTTTGATTTATTTAATGATCCAGAGAGTAAAGACAGAGGAATACATGCCTTTAAATTCGGGAAAGAAGATATTTTAAGAAGCGAGATATTGAAATTTATTATATCAAAGCTAGAAGGAAAGGCAAGTTAGCATATTTTTGGGGCTCACCAATTTCCTGTTATATAGTTTCTCTTTTTTATTATATTTTTGCCTCCATGCTTCTTGATTCTATCTACCCACCACTCTTCGGATCGAACAGTGGGGTGTAGAGTTTTGCCCTGCCACTTCCAGACGCTAGGAACATAAGATATGGAGAATATAAAGTTTTTAGAAACCCTATTCATTTCTTTCAAGACAGAATCAACTTGAACTGGAGTTAAGTGCTCCATCATGTCAAAAGCAGTAAGCATATCAAATTCTTTGTCCACAAAAGGCATTTTTGTAGCGCAACATGTAATATCAGCCCATTCACCAGCAAAGTCGACGCCAACACCTTTAATTTCGGGGGATTGTATTTTTAAGTTATTTACAAAGTTATTATGTCCGCAACCTACATCGAGTAAAGATTTGCATCCAGACTCGAGGACGTAAGGAATTGCATGTTTGCCGTGATTTGTCCGGCCATATCTATTTTTTGTTTTTGGATCAGAATAAAGTCCTTCATATTTTTGTTTTTCATTTTTGTCTTCTCCTGATAAGTACATAACTCTAGATCCAAACTCAGAAAGAAGCAGATGCTCTACTTCTCCGTCGTGCTCTTGAGGTTTGCCAAATGATTGTTTTAACCAATAATGATGTTGCGAGCTTTGTTCTTTAGAAAAGTGATCAAAACCTAACAGCGTAACTTGTTCAACTCCAACCTTTTCCAGCAACCAACATGTGGTAAGAAATCCACTTGAAGGTAAGATTGGCACTTCATTTCTTCCTTTTGATTTTACAATATCTTGAATAATTTTTCTTTTTTCTTGATGGTAATGATATGGAATCCTAAAAACATCATGATTTTCGATATCTTTTATTCGTGCGCCCTCATGAGTTAATATTACCTTTTTTGGCGGATCTGTTTCTTGAGGTCTTTCTCCCCTTCCGAAGGTCGCCCAGAATGTAACTTTTGTTCCAAGATTTTTCTCAAAGCCATTTATTTTAAATCTGTTAAATCTAATAACTTCGTCAAATTGATCTATTTGATCTCCAAGCTCAAACATCGCAGAAGATGGTCCGTTGCCGATCAATATTACTGATCCATGAATTTCGGGAATAGAGTTGCTCATATAAATATATTAATTTTGGGGCTATCAAATTCTAAATTACATTTTTTTTGTATTTTGTGTATATAGAATTACCATGGGACCTATATTATACACAGTGATGGGCGCAGGGATCAAGATTCTTTGCAACCTCATAAATCACTGGCTAGAGCAAAAACGGCAGGACCAAATGATGCTTGCCGCAAGGGACAGAGAGCTTACGCTAGCCATTATAGATAATCAGAAAACTCAAGCAGGAGATTCGTTTGTTAAGGTAACAAGAAGAATACTATTTTTATCTATTACTTTAACGCTTTGTTATTTAATGTTGTACTATGCTATGAATCCAAATATATCCTATGATGTCATTGTTCCCAAAGGGGATAATGCAAAATGGGGATTCTTCGGATGGCTGTTCGGAGGAACTGACTGGGTTATAGTAAAATTAACTGGCGGTTTGTTGCTTACATCTTTTATGGATTTATGTTTTATGGTTGTAGGGTTTTATGCTATCCCCAGCAAAAAAAGATAAATAAATGAAATACTCAATCAACCCCTTTTTATTTGCCGCGATCCTGACGGCTCTAGGAGGCTGTATATCTATGAATAGGCATATTACCTCTCCTAGCGTTGATCAACCGTCTTTAAGACCTTCTATATCCTTCGCAGAGATAGATGCCAATAATGACGGCAACGTCACTCGCAAAGAAATAGAAGAGTATAATAAAATAGAAGGCACATCTAATTTAAAATATAACGAGCCAACAACTACATTTTCTTATATAATGTTTGCCGTTATTGTTTTGTGCGCAGGTAGCATGGTTTATGAATTATTTAAAGTTAAAAAGGAGGGCAAAAAGAAAGATTAATGGAAACATCAACAGCAACAGTAATCGCGGCTATATTATCCGCAGTAACCACGCTCATGGGCATTTGGTTAAGAAATAAAGTATCTTATAGAAAAAAAACTTGCGTCGCCAATCAGGCTCGCATCGGAGTGAATGTATACACTGCCTTGGAGTACATCCAATCAGTTATGGGGTCTGACCGAACTTATGTTTTTGAATTTCACAATGGAGGACACTTCTTCTCGGGAAGAGGTCAGCAAAAGTTCAGTTCTACATATGAACTTGTTGAGCCCGGCGTTAGCGCCGAGTCCGACAATTCTCAAGATTATAAAGTATCAAGATATAGTAAATATCTTCATAAGCTTATTAAAGATGGTTATTATGAAAAATCTGCGAATGATATTGCAGACGAAGGCTTTAAGTCTTTGCTTAGAGACAAAGGAGTAAAATACATATACAATGTACCGATTACAACTCTTAATGGAAAAGTGATAGGGATACTCGGGGTAGACTATGTAAAAAATGATTTTAAAGGATGCGAGAATTGCCCGGAAGATGACGTCCATAAATTCATGAGAAGGCAGGCCAGAATAGTAAGTGGATACCTAATATAATTTATTTGAAATTTAATTAAAAAGAATTAAAATAAATAAATGAATAAATTCTGCACAGATTGTGGCTCTAAAATTGAGTTTTCCGCTAATAGACCTCCAAAATTTTGCTCATCTTGTGGTTCCCCACTTGACGGAACATCAAAAGCATCTAGAAATACCGAAGAAGTTGAGCAAGAGGAAATTACAGAAAATAAAACAGTCAGGATACCCAGAAACTTTAAAATCGATTACGAAGTTTCTTACGCCGAAGGACCTAAGCCTATGAATGAGATAATGAAAGAAAAGAAGCTGGGGCTTGGGAATATCCCAAGAAAAACGGTGGACGGTGACCCTCTAGAGAGAGCCATGAAAGAATGCAGGCCAGCTAGAGGAACTACCGACGTTGGCTAAAAAAAAGAAAGGCAAAGTTTCCTACGAGGAAATGTTCCCCGCCATTGATCAAGAGATCAAAAAAAGGAGGGGTAAGTGGTCTCTAAGCTCTTTGGCTTGGGTGGATTATGACGATGTATCTCAAATCATAAGAACCCACATCTATAACAAATGGCATCAATGGGATCAAGAAAGGCCCCTTCTTCCGTGGATAAATAAAATTATCACAAATCAACTGAAGAACATCCTACGTAATTATTATAGTAATTTTGTACGCCCATGCTTAAGCTGCCCTTTTAATCAAGCAGGGCCGACAAAATCAGAGCAAGTTGATAGCTTATGTGGTTTTACTAGTAGCGGGCTTCAGGACTCTGAATGCCCCTTATTTGCGAAGTGGGAGAAAACAAAAAAGCATGCATATGACATAAAAATGCCCGTCGCCTTGGAACATCATGTTCATGAAGCGCACCACATAGAAGAAAGCTTTTACGATATGGACACCGCGAGAGGAAGACTTAATAGAGCAATTAAAGAAGTTCTTTCAGATCGGCAATATTTAGTTTACGAACTTCTCTTCATCCAAAACAGAAGCGAAGAAGAGGTCGCAGAAATACTAGGATTTAAAACTACTGAAAAAGGAAGAAAAGCAGGCTACAAACAAATAAAAAACCTTAAAAAATTATTTGCTAAAAAAGCTGAGCATATACTACAAACTCAAGATATAATCTTATGAGCGATTTATCAGAAGAGCAAAAAAAGTTTATACGGGAAAATGTTAAAAAATACCCGAACCTTACCGACATGACTAGAAATGTTTTTGAGGATCCATATCTAGACGGAAGAACAAAAGAAGGAAGAGCTGTTAGAGAATTCATGAGGCTGGAAGGCATTGAGTATAAAACAAGTAAGGTAGACCTTGTCGAAGATATTGAGCTATCCGACGATGATAAAGCTATAATTGATACTTACTCAGAAGAGGGGCTAAACTCTTATCAGATTGCGACGATGGTTTTCCCGAGCAGAGAGATAACGCCTCTAAGTAAGCCCACTTTAGTTGTTCAGAAATACATAAAAGAATCTAATAAAGACCGTCTTAGCGACGCAGAAAAAAGTAAAAAATATATCCCCGAAAAAGCTTTTGAGGGAGTTTTAAGTAAAATTAATATCTGCGCAGGAACTTCTCTAGAAAAAGAAGAGATTAATATGCAGCAAAGGCTCTGTATAGAGCAATTGATGAATTATTTGCAATCTCCTAGATTTGTTCAGGTGGTCAGTGGATACTCAAATGATTTAGACAGAGAACTATTTGAATCAGAATTTATTAGAGCAACATGGGATAAGCCCGACCTCACCTCAGACGAAATTAATTTATATATAAATGTATGCATGGAATACATTAATATTAAGCATATTTCCAAGGCGATGGATAAGCTGAACGCTATGTTTGATAATGCAGAAACTCAGCAAGAAATGACCGTAAGGTTGGCGGAGCTTTTAAAAACAAAAAGCGAAGAATACAATCAATGCGAAAAAAGAATGGAGTCATTGATTCAAAAATTGCAAGGAGATAGATCAAAAAGAATTTTAGCAAAGCAAAAACAGAATGCAAGTCTGCTTAATTTAGTGCAAGTTTTTCAATCCGAAGAGGAGAGAAAGATTATGATAAAGATCGCAGAGCTGCAGCGCAAAGCTGTCGAAGAAGAGGTCGAGGAACTTGAAAAAATGCCTGAATGGAAAGCTAGGGTATTAGGGATAACTAAGAACGATGCGGTTTAATGAAATTTCAATGCAAAATTTGCAAGGAAGAGTTCGATTCCGAAGAAGCTTTAACAAAACATATTAAGGTGCATTCTGTAACCTTGGCCGAGTACTATACAACTTTTCATCCAAGATATAATTTACTTACTGGAGAAAGACTACCATATAAAAATAAAAAAGACTATTTCTCCAGAGATTTTACCACTAGAACTCAACTTAAAAAATGGTGCAAAACAAACCCCGATGAAACTGTAAAGTCTTATATATTAAAACTTTTGAGGGCACGAGTAGAAGAAAAGAATTTATCTCACGGGCCAAGCCATCTAGAATTACAGTTAAGAATGCTGCCAGAAATAGAGGAATACCAAAAGCATTACGGAAGCTTTACTCGTGTTTGTGAATTAGTAAATGTCGAACCTCTATTTAGCGAAAGGCTGCCTGCAGACTTTTTCGATGTAGAGATCTCAAGAGAGATGGAAATTATAGTAGACACGAGAGAAAAGCAACCTTTAAATTTCCCGTGCTTTGTTAAAAAGAAGCTCGACATTGGAGACTACGCTCTAACTGACGAAAGCACGCTGACGTTCGTTGACCGGAAAAGCGAAAGCGATTTCAAGAGCACTTTTACGGTAAAAAAGAATTTAGATAGATTTAAAAAAGAAATCAATCGAGCAGTAGATCTAAATGGATATTTGTTCATTGTGATAGAAAGTAGTATTCAAAATATTTACAAAAACAATAACCAACGGTGGCAACATAAAAGTAATCTCGAGTATCTTTGGCACAACATTATAGATATCGGGCACGAGTTCGCGGGGCGCTGCCAATTTGTTTTTTCTGGAAGTAGAGAAAATTCAGAGGACTTAATCCCTAGGATTCTGCACCATCAAGAGAAGATATGGAACGTTGATTTACAGCATTACATGGGTGACTGGCTGAAAGGAAGGAAGTCATGACTTGGGAAGAGGGAGGCAATCCTACTCCAGTAACGAAAGGCTCGGAGCAGTTAAATAAAGAGCTTATGGAGCTCGAAGGGTATTTAGATGAGAATGAGGCCAAGATAGCGCTTTACAAATTCTTGAGGAGCAATATGACTTTTACGGTTGACTTGGTTTCTGGGGTAAAGCTATTTCCTTTTCAGCATCTTGCAATCAAAAGCATGTTTGAATCAGATTACTTTATGGGAGTTTGGTCTCGAGGCATGTCTAAATCTTTTACCACGGGAATATATGCTTTTTTAGATGCTATTTTAAACCAAGGTGTCGAGATAGGTATTTTATCAAAGTCTTTTAGGCAGGCAAAAATGATCTTCAAAAAAATCGAGGACATTGCCGCAAAGCCTGAAGCTGGATTTCTGGCGCAGTGCATAACAAAGAAAAGCAAAAGCAATGACGAGTGGCTGATGGAGATTGGGTCATCGAGAATAAGAGCCCTTCCACTTGGTGATGGAGATAAGCTCCGTGGGTTTAGATTTCATCGCATTATCATTGATGAGTTTGCATTGATGCCAGAAAGAATTTATAATGAGGTTATTGTGCCCTTCCTTTCCGTAGTAGAAAACCCTACCGAGAGAGAAGATCTTGACCAAGCCGAAGAAGAGTTGATATTGCAGGGAAAAATGGAAAGAAAAGACAAGCATATTTGGCCGAACAATAAATTAATTATGCTGTCTTCTGCGTGTTACAAATTTGAGTATATGTATAAGCTGTATGAGCAATTTGAAGAATTAATTTCGAGCGGGACTCAGGATCCAGCCTCAGCAAGAAGAGCAATAATGAAGTTTAGCTATGATTGCGCGCCAAAACAGCTTTACGATCAAAATCTTATTACCCAAGCAAAATCTAGCATGAGTCAAAGTCAGTTTGAAAGAGAATTTGGCGCAATATTTACCGATGACAGCTCTGGATATTTTAAAACATCAACAATGGCTGCCTGCACAATACCAGATGGGCAAGGAACTCATGTAGAAATAAAAGGCGAGCCAGAATCAAAGTACATTTTATCTTTTGACCCGAGCTGGGCAGAATCTGAGAGCTCAGATAATTTTGCAATGCAAGTATTTAAACTCGATGACGAAAAGAAAATAGGCACAATGGTTCACGGCTATGCTTTGCCGGGGACAACATTAAGAGAACACATAAAATACTTTCATTATCTACTTACTAATTTTAATATAGTATCTATTGTTGGAGACTATAATGGAGGCGTTCAATTTCTTAGCGCTGCAAACGAAAGCTCTATATTTAAAAAAGATAAACTTAAAATCGACCAAATAAAAGACGTAGATTTTACAAATGTCGTTGATTATCCCTCCGTAATAAAAGAAGCAAAAAAACAATATAATTTACCCGATAAAAGAATTTGCTATTTACAAAAACCATCTAGCCCTTGGATAAGAAGAGCTAACGAACTCCTGCAAGCAAACTTCGACCATAAAAGAATTAAGTTTGCCGGTCGGGCTGTAGACGATTCCTACCACGCACAAAGAAAAAAGAAAATACCAATTAAAAAAATAAAATTTTCCGTTCATGCTGATGTGGATAAACAGGCTGAATCTGCAAAAATGATAGACTTTGTAGAACATCAAAGTGATATGATAGATCTTGCCAAATCTGAATGCGCGTTAATTCAGATATCCACTTCCCCTCAAGGAACTCAAACTTTTGATTTACCCCTAGAGCTAAGAAGACAGACGGGTCCAGACAAGCTAAGAAAAGACTCTTACTCTGCTTTGGTGCTAGGCAACTGGATGATAAAAGTATACTATGATATGATGCACGCGCCCAAGGATGAGACGCAAGTTACATTCACGCCAATGTTCGTAAGTTAAAAGTCAACTTTAACTTTGTTTAACTTTAACTTTGACTTTGCCCGTTCTTTCGTGTATAATACTTCATTATGGCAAAAAGAAAGTATAATAAAAAGTCTTCTTATTGGGATAAGTTCGATCAAGACAAGGGTGAAGGAGTAGGGTCTGTAGAGGACTTCTTTAAAACAAAAGCGGAAGATACTGAGCCTCAGTCCGCAGGGCAACCTTATTATATAGAAGCTGATGCCTCATCATATGTCAGGAAAACTAGTGAAGGCACTAGAACACTTGGCAGGCGCAATGCAATTACATCTGGGGATAAGGAGCGGCGATTCGCTAACATAAGAAAAGGAATGCTTCCTTATGAGTATGGAGCAGATGGAATAAACATAAAAGATACAATAGATTTATGTCAAAAAGCTTACGCAAATATCTCTATATTCAAGAACGCTATTGACATTATGTCGGAGTTGACTAACTCTGAAATAAAGTTGGAAGGAGGCTCAGAAAAAGCTCGAGCTTTTGTGGAGAAGTGGTTTGAGAAAATAAATATCTGGAGCTTAAAAGATCAGTATTTTAGGGAATACTATAAAACGGGGAATATTTTTCTATATAGAATTGATGGAAAATTCAGCACAGAAGACTTTGCTAAATTGACTAAAGTGTACGGCGCAGCCGGACAGCTTAAGGCAAATCATATTCCAATAAAATATATTCTTTTGAATCCTTTTGATATTGCCATGAAGCCAAAGACCTCATTTTCTGGGTCTAACTTTAGGAAGGTTTTGTCGAAGTATGATCTCGAGCGATTAAGAAACCCAACGACAGAAGAAGATAAGGCAATATTTGACGCGCTTCCAGAAGAAAAGAAAGCTGAAATTAAAAAGGGTCAATTTCTAGACACAGGAATTTATATAGATTTAGAACCTGAGAAACTTTCTTATAGTTTTTATAAAAAACAAGACTACGAGCCTTTTGCCGTGCCTTTTGGGTTTCCTGTATTAGATGATATTAACTGGAAGCTAGAACTTAAAAAGATTGATCAAGCAGTAAGCAGAACAATTGAAAATGTAATACTCCTTATAACAATGGGCGCCGAGCCTGATAAAGGAGGTATTAATGCAAACAACTTACATGCGATGCAAGCGCTCTTCCAAAACGAAAGCGTGGGCAGGGTGCTGGTTAGTGACTATACTACAGAAGCAGAATTTATTATACCTGATATATCAAAAATAATTGGCCCCGACAAGTATGAAATTGTTAACAATGATATTAGGGAAGGCCTACAGAATGTAGTAGTTGGTAATGAAAAATTTGCAAACACTCAGGTTAAGGCAGAGATATTCTTAGAAAGATTAAAAGAAGCTAGACACGCTTTTATTCATGATTTTATTCAGCCACAAATAAAACTAATATGTAGAAATCTGGGATTCAGAAAATTTCCTGCAGCAAGATTTGAGCAACTAGATATAAAGGACGAAGTTCAGCTTCAAAGAGTGGCTACGAGACTTATGGAAATTGGTATACTTACTCCTCAGCAAGGGGTAGACGTAATAAAAACCGGAATTTATCCGAAGCCAGAAGAGCTGTCTCCTGCTCAAGAACAATATACAAAGGAAAGGGAGAAGGGTTATTATAATCCTCTGGTTGGCGGAGTGCCCGCTGTTGAAGCTGCTGGCGCTGAAGAAGAAAGAGAGATTAAAGAGAAAGCAATAAAGTCTAAACCCGCTCCAGCTGCACCTCAAAATCTTAATCAGCAGGTAACTCCCAATCAAAACGGGCGTCCGCCGGGTGCAACTGCGTCTGAATCTGGTAGGCCAAATTATAGCAGAAAGAATATTCAAGAAACTGTATATAAAATAGAGTCTTTGAGATCTCACGCTACAAAGAGTATTAAAGATAAATTTTCAGTAAAGAGGCTTAACAAGCAGCAGAGCGAAATGCTTGATAGCTTTGTTGAAGCTGTTGTGTGCGCAAAAGAAAAAGATGAATGGGAATCTTCTGTTGATGCGTGCATAAAAAATATTGATGAACTGGAAAAGCTATCCTCAATACAAGGAGTCCTTGATATTTCTGCTACCCATGAGTTAGAGCAGTACCCTTCGGCAATTCTATATCACTCTGAAGAATAAACTTTTGTAAATTACAATCTTTTTGTGTATAATACCTAGAATGCATGAAAAGGCCTTTTAAATATATTACAAAATTTACTGGGGAAATAACAGCTTCTTCTTCTGTGGATGATCCGCAGATGAATATTACCGAAGCTTCACTTGAGTCTCTTAGACCGCTGATCCCTGATGATATCGACTTCGAGCAGAACGTTGATTTAGTGGCAGTTGCATTCAACGCTGCCGTGGTAAATATGTTTAATAAAAACGGTGACGGCATAGATACTGAAACAGCTCTTGCCGTAGTAGACTACTTTAATCATAAGCCAACCAATGTAGAACACGAAAGAGATAATATAGTTGGACATATTGTATCTAGCTCTTTTTCTACATATGGAGATAGTAAGATTTTATCAAAGACCGAAGCTTCTGGAACTTTTCAACCTTTTAATATTTCTTTGGCCGCTGTTTTATATAAAATGGCTGGCGGGCCTTTCGCTCAAATGATCGAGATGATGGCTAATACAGAGGGTAGCTATAATGAATATATTTCAGCGAGCTGGGAAGTAGGCTTCAATGATTACGTAATTGCAGTAGGAAGCAAGAATCTATCTGAATGTGAAATCATTACAGAAGCAAATGGAATAAAAGAATATTCAAAATTTTTAAAATGCAATCAGGGCGAGGGTCAAACAAAAGACGGATCGCCAGTTTATAGATTGCTTAGTGGAGACGTTTATCCTTTAGGTATCGGCTTTACTACTAACCCCGCTGCAGATGTAAAAGGAATTCATGTAGAAAAATCCAGTCCCGAAAAACAAGAAGAAAAAGAAGAGGACTATGCAGAATATAAAAGTTTTTATATAAATAATTTAGAATTTTTAAAAAAAATTAAAAATAATAAAGAAATAATTTCCCAATGCTCCGAAGAGCATGTAAAAACAACAAACACCAAAAAAGTTATGGAAAACTCTCAACTCATCGAAGAATTCACCAAAGCGCTTAAAGACGTAAAGTCAGAAAAGAGCTTTTCGGACGAAGCAGTTGCCAATCTCGGACAAATCTTTCGTGACGCCATTAAGGAAAAGAACGAACAGTACGTCCAAGAAATTGACCAAGCTAAGGCTGAAAAGGAAAATCTATTAAAAGCTCAAGCAGATTTCGAAACCAAAGTTTCTGATCTCGAAGGCCAACTGAAGGACACGAAAGAGTCCCTTAGTCAGCTCGAAGAGGATAACAAGGTTCGCGAAGCTGCTGAAAGGTTTCAAGTCCGCATGGCTGCTGTGAATGAAATTTATGAACTAAGCGAAGATGACAGCAAAATTCTTGTTGCTGAAATCAAGTCGCTTGACGAGTCCGAAGAATCATTTTCGGAATACCAAGAAAAACTTGCTGTAGTCTGGGCCCATAAGAATAAGGAGCACATCGCTAAGCAAGAAGAATCTTTGAAAGAAAAAATCGACGAAGAAGTTGAAAAACGTCTCGCCGAACTTTCGACAGCTTCAGAAGAGCCTGCAACAGAAGAAGTAACAGAAGAAGTCGTTGACTCCGCATTGGAAAATGCAGAAGAAACTGACGAAGTTGTTGCTAATAACAATGCAGAAGCTTCTGAAGAAGAACTCACACTAAAGCAAAAATTCAAACAAGCTTTCACTAAAGAACACGTAACTGTTAACTACTAAACTACAATGGCTAATCGACTTCTACCATTCAGAGATTATGACGAACACGACGTCATTAATTTATTCGCGCTTGCTGCTGCCGACGTAAACGATAAACTTACCACAATAGGTAAAGGTGACGCCGGAGTAGTTGTAAAATTAACGTCAACCGCTCATGCTGCGGACGCCGCCCCCGAAGGTTGGGACCTTAATAAGGCTCCAGTAACCTACGGCGCAGATACCAATAACTACATGATGGGCAATCATACGATCCCCCACTTGGGATCAAATGGATACCCATCTGCTTCTCTTGAAATGGCTGCATCTGCAGGCAGTGCTGGAGAATCTGTATTTGGGGTCACCCTTCGCCAAACTGCTAAGTACGACGAAAACGGAGAGAGCTTACTTCGTTACCCCGTAAAGAAAGATGAGTACATGGCAGTATCTCCCGGCCAAGTAGTTCCAGTTCTTACTAAAGGTCTAATCATGGTTGATAGCAAGGCAATTGCCGATTCTAAAGCTGACAATTCGTTAAAAGCTGGTGCAGCGATTTACGCATTGGCCGACGGATGCATGTCAACGAAAGTTTCTACCGGCGTTAGAATCGGAACAGTACTCGCTATTGGTTCTCGCACCAAGCAAGGCCCATCCAATATTGACATTCACGAAGGTACTTTTGCCTTGGTTAAGATCGAACTTTAATTTCAAACTTTAACTCAGGGACACTATAACAATGAATATCACACTCAAAAGAACAGAAGAACAGCTCGAACTCGTAAAGGCAATGGCCTCCAAGGACAGGGACGTTGCTTATGAAGCACAAGCCGCCCTTGCAGAATTCATTGCGCCTGTGCTCGCTGAGGTAATCCAGCAAGCTCCTACTTTGAGCAACATGTTTAAAACGCTAAGCTTCACTGCTGACGACAACCCCAGCATTCCTCTGGATTTGTACTTCGACATTACTGACGAAGATTACATCGAAATCTGGAGCCAAAATGCCCCCGGTGGTCTTCCCAGCAATCAAGTTGCTCCAACAACTCAAGAGCTCAAGTTCACGACTTATCGTCTGGACAGCGCACTTAGCTTCGATAAGAAGTATGTCGCACGCTCTCGGATGGATGTTTTAAGTAAGACATTCACTCGTATGGCTCAAGAACTTCTCCTTAAAATGGAGTCGACTTCTGCCAATATGATCTTGTCGGTGCTTTCTAAGGCTAAAACAAATAGCGTTAGTCACACACTATCAAACACGCAAAAAGGCCGCGTTCTTCTTCACGACTTTAATAAAATGCTTACCGTTTCCAAGAGAATTCACACTTCTTGGACAGGCGGAACACCAGTAGGTGGAGTAAGCGGAATTACTGACCTTATCGTTTCTCCAGAGGTTGTTGAAAACCTTCGCGAGATGGCATACAATCCAGTAAATACAAGAGCTGCTGATGGAGGTGCTCCAGCTAATACTGAAGATGGCATTGCTGCTACAGATTCCATGCGTGAGTCCATCTATGCTAACGGCGGAATTCCTGAGTTCTACGGAATCAACATTCAAGAATCTCTTGAGTTTGGTCCCGGAGCCAAGTACACCAAGATCTATCATGGTCTTCTTGATGGTTCTGGAGGTGGATTAACGACTGTTGCTCAAGGTGATTTTGATGCCACCAAAGATGACCTCATCCTTGGTATTGATCGTAGCCGTGCAGACATGATGGTCCGCGCAGTTGCCAGCGACGCTGACAATGGAGCCGAGCTTTCCTTGGTACCAGATGATCAGTTCGTTAGCCGCCAGCAAAAAGTTGGTTACTACGGTTCGGTTGAAGAAGGTCGTATGATCCTCGACAACCGCGTACTGTACGGTATGCATGTTGACGCCGCTTAATTCGGTTAAGACATTCTTTCTCAAAAAATCCACTCTTCTTGAGTGGATTTTTTGTGTATATAGGGTATAATAAGAAAAGGAGAAAGGTTACACCATGCCAAAGAAATCAAAAACTACTAAGAAACCACGCGCAAGTAAAACCAAGAAGCCTATGGAGTTTGCAGATGGAAAAGTGCAAACTAAGGAAGATAAAATAGAGGAGCTTCGCAGGTTAGAAAAAGCAATAGGCATCACTCGTTCAAATCCTTTTAGGACGGAAGACGAAGAAGAGTTTAATCAAAAAATAGCTGAAATGAATCTGACGGATATGCAGGCCTTGGCTGTTAGGGCTGGAGTATTTCCTTCTGGTACACGTCCGATCCTCAGGAATAAGCTCAGGAAGGCTTTTCATGCCGCAAGAATAGGAACTATCGCGTCTGAGTCAAGGCCTGTAATAGATCGAAACTCAGAGGAGTATAAAAGAATAACTGGAGGGTAAGAATGTCTACCCCGACACCAACTCCGACGCCGACGCCGACACCAACTCCGACGGCGACACCAACTCCGACG